TAACTATGAGTATGGGAGCTTGCAGCAGCTCCTATTTCAGCTAATGTCCAAGTAACATTAGCAGACCCATTTACCGATTTTCCTGAGTTTCCTATCTTTATTGTCCTAGCCGTTCCCCAGTTAGCTGTTGTTATGTTGGCAGAACCATTGAATGAAGTCCCATTGATTGTTCGTGCTGTTTTTAATGTTGTAGCTGTAGTAGCATTTCCTGATAGAGCTCCAGCAAATGTTGTAGCTGTAACCTTGCCATTATCTCCAATTGTCATTAAATTAGTAAAACTTGCTCCAGAGTTAGTACTTTGTTGAAAAGCAAAAGCTGTAGTTCCTGAATTGGCATCATCGGTTATAGCTATTCTTTGCTGATAAGTTCCTTCAGTCCAAGTTATATTTCTTGCAGCTGTTTGCCCTCCATCAAAATTTAAGGCTCCAGTCATAGTACCTCCAGCCAAAGGCAAATAACTATGAGTATGGGAGCTTGCAGCAGCTCCTATTTCAGCTAATGTCCAAGTAACATTAGCAGACCCATTTACTGACTTTCTTGAATTTCCTATAGTAATTGTTCTGGCTGTACCCCAATTTGCTGTTGTAATATTTGCTGTTCCATTAAAACTTGTTCCATTAATTGTTCGTGCTGTTGTTAATTGATTAGCTTTAGTTGCTGTCGCTGCATTTCCTGCCAAATCTCCTATGAAAGAAGGTGCCGTAATTGAATCACCTGCATTTATCTTTCCATTTACTCTTAAAATACCATTAATTATTGTATTTCCTAAACTAGCCACTTAGGCACCTCCTTTATATTTCTATTATTTGTTTCATATTTGTTCTATTATATTTTTCGACTTCTGTTTGAGAATTTTCTTCTAAAAACTCTCCTGTCATAAAAATTCCTTGTTTAGATACATTTGTATTACAATTATCTTCTGTAGGAACTATATCTATATAATCATATATATAATCTCCATTATTCCAAGATGTTATATCCAAACAATTAGGGTAAAATCTTAATTGATAATTTTTATATGTAGATAGGTCAACGCTAAATGTTCCAGTATATAATTTTAATTCTCTTATCCCCAACTCCGCTTTAACAACAGAATTATCAGATATTTTATATTTATGTACTCCAATCATTCCATATGTTCTTCCATATTGATTATCTGTTCCATCAGCAATGTTTTTATTACAATTTTTATTTGGTTTTATATAGATTCTATATGTTTTTCCATCTTCAATAAAATCTGCTAAAGGAAATATTTTTCCTTGCCAAGTAGTGGGAGTTTTATTAAATCTTAATCTTATAGATTTTGCTGTACAATCTACTACTTCTAATGTAGCATTGTCTGTTCCACCCATATCTTCTAAATTAAAATAAAAACTATTTTCTCTATGTTCCATAAATCTACTAGACATTATATCTCCACTTTTATCAACTTTTGTTTTTGTACGATATAATTGAGATATATAATCTTCAGGTAATATACTATTATATATTCTTACATCATCTATTTTTCCTGTTAGATTTTCTGCTGTTCCATTATATGTTCCTATTCTGAAACCAGATGGAACTTTAATGATTCCTGTATTTTTTGTGTACGTTCCTGCATACTCTCCATTTATATAAAACTTAAATATATCTCCATCTAACGTAATTACCAAATGATTCCAAGCTCCATTAACTAAAGACTTTGTTAAAGTTGTAACTTTGTCTATAGCTGATGTGCTATTATTATTTGTGTATATTGTTCCTATTTTATTTACATCTATTATTCTAAATCTTAAGTAATTCCCATTAAAAGAAATTATATTATTATTTGCATTAGCATAGTTTGGGAAATTGACCCAACAGCTTAATGAAAATGCATTTTCTTGTCCATAGAATATAGAAGAAGTTTGACAATAAATATTTTGTTTCCCATTAAATTCTACACTATATTCTCCTTCTGCACTGTCCTCGTTCCAAGTTAATGCATCTCCTTTAACCGTTCCATCATTTCCATAGCCACTTTCATCATAAATAATATTCTCATCAAACCCTAATTGAGAATATAATTCATCTTCTTCATTAGGGAACCAGTCTAAATCACATTCTCCTTTTATTAAACTAATATTAGTAATATAAACTGTTTTTCCAGATGTGTTTACTCTAAAGCTTAATGTTCCTGCTGCATTGGTTGCAGTAAGTGTTATTTTACCTACGTATCTATGCCATTCTGTTGTTAAGGTAAATTTTTCAGAAAAATCTACAATCGAACGTGAAGCATCAATTGTTACCCCATTCTCAGTACTTTTTGCCCAGAAAGAGACTGTGTATGGAACTATTTTATCTGTCCATACATTACTTACAGTCCTATATATTCTACCATTTGCTCTTGAACTTCTAACTTTAAAACATTGACCAAATTTGTCGTCTGCTTCTGATGTTATTGTACAACCTTCTTCTGTCCAAGAAGACTCTTTATTACTTTCTACAATTAAGTTTTCATATTTTCTCTTGTCATTAAATCTATAATGTACTACACAGAGATTGGATATCTCTTTAACTTCTAATTTAGACAATACTGTATCATAAATTCTTAAATCACTCATTGCTCCAACAAACTTTCCAGTTTCTCCTATATGAAAATTTGTTGTTAAGTATCCACCTAATCCAGTATCTGTATAAGTAAGTTCTCCATCAATATAAGAATATATATTTTCTCCATCATATACAACACCAACGTGATGCCATTCTTCATAATTTTGTATCAAAATTCGTGTTCCACTTGAAATTCCAAATGGAGAATTATTATGCCACGAACACGCTCTTGTTTCAGCCGTTGCTTCAAATCTAAATTCTGCCGCACCAGCATCATTAGATTGTTTACACGTAAATCCCAGCAAATCCGACCAACTTGTAGTACAACTATCTACTCTAGCCCAAAAGAATATTGAAAAATTAGTTAATTTAGGTAATCCTGTAAAGTCTACTCTTTTATTTAGACTAATTCCCTTTTCTAATTTCCCAACAGTGTATTCTGGAGTACTAGTAGATGTGACATCTCCACAGATACCTAAATTTTCTATATTTCCATTAAGAGGTAACCATACTTGTAAACTCATTACAAAATACCCCCTTATTATACAAATACAAACTCAATACATTCATTTGTAGAATTATATTGAACTTTTGCTTTATCATTATAATTTACTACTCCAGATTTCGTTTCTAAGTCTGTTCCTGCTGTAATTGTTGTACCTGAGTTGATTGCTTTAGCAACCCCTAAACCACCAGAAGTTTTTAAACTTCCTGTAGTTGAGGAAGTTGAATCTGTTGTATTATTTATTGCTGTTGGTAAAGCAACACTCGCCTGTGTCCCAGAGACACTTATTGCGGTGGAAAAACTACTGTCCGTTCCAATTTTATGCTGAATACTTAGATACCCAGTTAAATTTAATATTTTCCAACTTCTATTTGATGTTGCTCCATTTCTATATAAATAAATTCCTGCTGTACTACCATCGCTCTGAATAGTTAATTGATTCTCTGTTGAAGTATTGATTGTTAATTTTCCAGTCATTGTATCTCCAGCAATATCTACTTTTCTATCCAACGCTGCTTGTTGCGCTGTAGAAACTGGCTTGTTTTTATCTGAAGTATTATCTACATTTCCCAATCCTATATTAGATTTTGTAAGTACTACTTCTCCTGTCATATTATTAACACTTATAACAGAACCTTTACCAGCTCCATCCTTCCATCCAGCTCCACCTTCTTTATCTTCATCCCAAATCCATACAGTATCGGTAGTATTTACGATTGCATAATCTCCTGCCTCTCCTGTTGGATGTGCCTTATTTAATGCAGTTTCCGTTTCATAATATCCCTTGAATTTATTTGCTTTCGTTAAAATTGTCCTATCTGCTGTTGTTAAATGCACTGTTGTATCATTTTTGTGTGTTGTTAAAGCACCGTTTACTGTATCATAAGCACTTTTCAATGCAGCAGCTGTTGCTGCTTGAGTTGTACTCGTACTTGTTCTTGTATTATTTAATTGAACTATACCTTGAACTGTTGTTGATGCTTTTGGAATATTTCCGCTATGATAAACAAGATTTGTTCCATTAATATAAACTGGTTGTGAGTTATTGTAGTTTAAATACAACGCACTCTCAGAAGCTCCATTTTCAGTACATCCCATAATTCCACGAACCCAGAAACTAGCTGATGCAGCAGCTCCTAACACAGTTGTTTTTCCAGTTAAAGTTCCTCCTGTTAAAGGAAGATATTTACTTAAATCACTTGCCTTAGCATAGTAACTAGGTAATTGCCCTCCTAATTTGTTAGCATTATCTGCTTCTTGTGCGTGTTCTGTACTAGGTACTGTAGCACTTCCTTCAAGGATTTTTTCAATGTTGGCTGTATTTGATGCCACATTCGCATTTGTCGTATCTGTTTTTGTTTTTAACTTATTTATCTCATCTGCATTTGTCTGAATATTTGTTGCATTTGTATTTACTTGTGATTGAAGATTTGATACATTTGTATTTGTGGTATCTGTCTTTTGTTTCAATAAAGAAATATCACTCGTGTTCGTATCAATATCTTTTTCTGCATTAGTTACTCTTGTTGTTAAACCTGTTATGTTATTTTTATTTGTTGTTATGTTATTTTTGTTTGTTGTTATGTTTGTTTCTGCGGTAGTTACTCTTGTTTTTAATGCTGATATATCATCCTTATTTGTTCCTATAGCTTCTGTATTATCTTGTATCTTTTCTAGATTTGATAATATATTTCCTGTATTAGTATTAACCTGTTCAGTTAAGTTTGTTACATCTGTAGAAGAGGCATATTCACTACCTTCTTTACCATCCAACAAATCGGCATTTAAGTTGTCCACCAAGGCACTAGATTCAATTTCTAATGATTGTACTTTTAATTTTCCAATTACTCTCAAAAATCCATTAATTATTGAACTGTTTAAGTTAGCCAAATAATGCCACCTCCTTAATATTCATATAAAGTTTCTGCTTGAACTGTTTTTTGCTTATTGTATATTTTCGCTTGTTTTTCATTTGTTTCTTTTAAATTATATGTTTTTATTTCCCCATTTTCGAAAATTTTAGTTTCTTGTATCTCTTGGTTACTATCTGAATATATATATATCAAAAATTGGACAGTAATTTCGTCCACATTTGAATCTTTTTCAGAAGCAACAAAAGTTATGTACATATCCGTGTCTTCTGCTAATGTCATTGTTTTATAATTATCATTACGATTAAGCATAACAAAGTTTTGTGACCAGTCTACTTTGCTAATAAAAAATCTTCCTGTTGTATTTGTATAATTATCTCCAATAATATTATAAATTCTAAATACTTTGTATGTACCAGCAGAAAATCTCATTCTAACTCTAAAATATCTTGGATTTTCTGCTCCGTTTGTAGATGTTATTATTAATGAGTTGTTGTCAAAAAATGCATCTTTAATATTTGGAAGTTCTCTATAGTTTGTTACATTATCAAAGGAGAAGATATTATTATCTTTAACTTCAATCAATTCACCACAAGACATATTCCCATTATTATCTACTTTTACTCTTTCTTGATACATTTTCTTAATATATGTCTCATCTAATACTGTAGCATAAATTTTTAAATCATCTATTTTTCCGTCTAACTCTAAACCTCTATTATATCTTAAATCTCCTATAGTAAGATATGCGCTTTCCCAATCTACTCCAGTAATATTACTTTTAGATTGGCTAAGTTCTCCATTTAAGTAAACCTTTAAATCTCCTTGCTTTTGAGCTGTAACTACAATATAATGCCATCTATCTCTTTGTAAAGTAGTTGGAGATAAAGATGTATGATATAAAGTAGAAACTAAAGAAACTCCATTCCTTCTAATCCATATTCCATAATTTTCTGCATCAGGAGAACATCCCAAAATTGTATTATCCCCAGTATTATTATCTACCTCTGGGACATAAAGCCAAAAAGAGATTGAGATTTCTGGAACTTCATCAAATATTTTTGATGTTCTGACTACTCCATAAGTATTCTCTCCACCGTCTGTCACAGTTTTTGATTGATAGCATCCTTCTCCAATTTTTGCATCTGTTGAATAATATATTGTTGGTAGAAAATTACTTGACCCCATAACAGTTGCATTATGTCCAAATCCAGATTCATCATATAATATACCACCTGTTCCATCAGAAAGTACTTCTTTTTTTCCTAAAACAACCCTAAAGTTAGAAACTGTTGCTGTCCCATTTAACAAATAATCACATCTTATTTCTATTGAAATATTCTGTGAATATTGTGAAGCTGTTGTTATTTTATAACATCTTTCTATATGATATAATCCATTTTTTAATAAATTAATATAACTTTCCGTTCCTTCTGTAAATCCGTAACGCACCACTTCTTCCATATAACTCATTTGAAGTTTTTACTAAAGTCCCCCATTTTGACGAACCATTAATAACACTTCTACTTTGAAGAGTTAAGATTCCTCTATTTTCTTCTACAGTTTCTATATCTTTTATATTCAAATCAAATGATATTGTTACATAATTGTTTTCTACAATATAATCTTTATCATATTCTATATCTCCTATTATAAAACACTGATTCTCTTTCCCATTTAATAAGGAACTAATGTCTGTTCTAGTAACTGTAGAAATTTTTGGGTCTTCTACTGGAGTGTCAAAACTATACTTTAAAATCAAAGACCTATATATTTCTTGTATCTCAGACTGCGACAAAGCGTGGTCATAAATACGTAAATCATTCATCTTTCCTTTAAAGTAATTATTATTTCCTAAAACTGTATTACTTTCACTTGATGCTCCTATAGTCATATAATTTCCTATATGTTGAGTCGTTGATGTTATTGTTTTTGTTTGTTTAAATTCTCCATTTATATAATAAGACAGATTTCCATCATCATTCACTACTGCAAAATGAGTCCATTCTCCTGCCTTAAAAGAGTAATCTGTTGTCCACTCTGAAGAGGTGGTGTCAATACTTGCATCAATTCTTAATTTATTAGAAGTAACAATGAATATAGATAGTCCATATCCTATATCTGTTCTTGAACAGATAATCGTATGAGTTACTCCTAAAGAGTCTAAACATATCCATCCACAAATTGAATATGTTGTTGTGTTTTTAAATGGGGAGTTATTTGCTTGCAATGAATTACTGCTAATTACTGCTGATTTTCCTAGCTTACCTAAAGCATAGCTCATTGAATTCTTACTTGTTAAATCAAAATTACTATCTCCATTATTTCTTAAATCTCCATTAAATGGATACCAAGCTATTAACCCGCACTTTGTCTCCCTCCTTTTAACACATTTATATTATTCTTTTATCTGATTGCTAAACATAAATGACAAACTATTATCTGATACATTAAACTGTAAATATGAATTTTCTGTAATTCCTACTGTTCCATTGACAGTCAAATGTCCATCTATTGTACTATCTCCAATGTATGGCACATACCTATTATCTATAATTGTATCATAGTTATGATAGCAGTCTATAGACAAAGCATTAACGTTATTAGAAATCATTGTTCCTAGTTTAAATATTCCTTCTCCATTTTGTGCTTTTAAAACAATTTGAATTTTATTCCATCCTTGAACTAAGTTTAAAGACAAAGATTGATTTTCTGCCGTATCATTTTGTTCAAAAACAATATTTTCATTGATATAAATTGATACGCCATTACTATGTTGCATCGTTGTAGTACTAATCGTTGTATCTGTTTGCATATTAACAAAAGTTTCTAAAACTATACCTTTTTTTTCATTTCCAGTTAATGTTTCGTTTAATAGGTTATCCGCTGTATCTTCTATTTCCCATTGTTTCTCTAGACTTAATCCTTGTATGTCTTTTATATATTTTACTGCGCTATCCCAAGCAGAAGCATCATATGATTTTGCGCTCCATTTTCCAGTTCCTGTACTACCACCACTGCCACTAACTTCATTCCAAGAACTTGACTTAGAATTCCATATATACAACGCACTTCCTACAATCGCATAATCTCCATCTGTCGCTGTTGGGTATGCAGTTTTTAATTCAGATAATAAAGAGTAGTATCCCTTATACTGTTTAAAACGATTGATATCTTCTCTTGATGCAATATTTGTTGTTAAAACCTCAACAAAATCTGACCATACAGCTGAAGATAGGCTCCTTCTTATAAACATTTTTGGAACTCCGTTTGGGTTATCTTCAAATGGCATCCATATTTGTGTAACAGATACGTCTTTCCCTAAATTTTCATTTCTATAATGCCCTATAATAACTGTCCAAAATTGGCTAGTTTCTTCTAAGATTGTTTTGCTTTCTCCTTCAATATTATAAATACCTGCTTTTAAAGTATGAGATTCGGCATCAGAAATAGAAATTTTTTTTCTCTCTGCTCTATCTTCTTTTAATGTCGTAATATCATTTGTATTTTTTGCTATATTTGTTTTGTTAGTTGCTATATTATTTTTATTTGTTGTTATTTGATTTTGAAGACTACTAATATCATCAGCCGTTCCTACTTTAACAAAATCTCCCCAACTTATTACATTATTTGAATCTTTTTTCTGATGTCTCCAAAGTATTGATGTTTCTACTCCAGTTTGATATGGCATCCATATTTGTACCGCACCTTTTCCTTCATCTGACCAATCTCCTTGAATTACAGTCCAATAACTAGATGTTATATCTAATATTGTTGTTGTTTGATTTACAATATAATAAATTCCAGAATTTAATCCTTGAACAGAATTAGCTTTTTCAAGAGTAATTTGCCCTCTATTTGCTTTATTAACTTGTAGCCCTTCAATATTATCTATGTTTTCTTGTATTTTTGCATTTAATTCTGAATAATGAATGTCAGTTAAAATTTCTCGAAACTCTGACCAAGACGAACCATCATTTTGTTGTTTTCTCATATAAATATGTTGATTCCCATCAGAATTATAATTCATCCAAATTTGTGCTGCACTTGGAGTAGTTCCAGTAGTAGTTCTTTCTGAAACAATTACAGTCCAATAGTTGGCAGTAAATTCTTTAATTGTTTTTGATTCATTGTCAATATAATAGATTCCTGCTCTTAATCCCAAACTATCTGCTTGTGCTAAAGTAATTTTTTTTCTATCTGCTTTTGCATTTAATGCTGTTTGTTGTGCTGTTGATATGGGTTTGTCTTTGTCAGCTGTATTATCTACATTACTCAACCCAACATCTGTTTTTGTTAATATTACTTCTCCAGTTCTTCCATTAACACTTATAACTATTCCTTGTTCTGTACTATTTAACCAAGAATTTGATTCGTCATCCCAAAGCCATACAGTATCTGTTCCTCCAACAATAGCATAGTCTCCTAATTGTCCTGTTGGATATGCTTCTTTAAGTTTTTCTATTGAAACGAAATATCCCTTAAAATGAACAACTCTATCAAAATTATTTCTATCTTCTGTTGTCCAGTGACGTTCGTCATCTGCTACGTGAGTATCAAATAGTTTTTTATTCTCTGCAATATCACTAGCATTTTTTGCTATGTTTGCAGTATTGGTAGCAACTTTTGCAACCAATTCATCTAACCAATCAAGAACTTTAGGCATTGCCATAGTTACCACCTACCCTTTCTTTTCTTTTTCTCTTTTAAAGTCTTCTCTTATTGCAATCATACACCCAGAACGTTTATACTTTTCACCCATTCTTGGGCAATTATTTACTGGACACCATCTTATCATTCCACACAAATCTCCTGTAACTGTACATTTTACAATACATCTACAACCTGACGAAGTATCCAATGCGTATTTACATAATGGAAGTTTTTCTCTTTTTCCCATAATTTCACCTCTATTAAAGACTTTCAGAAATGCCTGCTTTTATAAAATTAACATCTCTGAAAAATTATATATTCAGATACTTCTGAAAATTTTTAATATTTGATTTTATATAAAAGTGCATAAAAGTTTTTCTATTTTTTTTGAGTTTTTCTTTTCTTTTTTGTATAATTTTTTTGTTTTGTATTCGTTTCTTTAACTTCTTTTTTCTCAGTAACCTCTTGTTTTTCTTCTATTTTCTTTTCTTTTTTATTGTCATTTTGTTTTAAGTCCAACAACTTACATCCCTTTAAAGTAAATAACACATCTGGACTAGCTTCACCAGTAACACCATATTTAACTCTAGGGCAAATTTGCTTTGTTTCTTTACAAATATAAGCCATTTTTAAAGCTTCTTTCTTAAGTACTAAATTGTCACAAAAATATAATCCCATATCTTTCCCTCCTTTTATCAAAAAAAATAGGTAGATAGCTCTTGCTATCCACCTACTCTTTATCAAAAATTATCTTTTATGCACTAGCGTTTTCTTCCTCAATATAGTATTGAATCTGGTCTGGTTTTACAGCTTCTGTACTGAATAGAGATTCAGCATTAACTGTATTTCCGTCATCTTTTCCATCAATCCATATTGTTGGCTTTCCATATTCTTCTGTAGTATTTGTTATTGTTCCTGATACTGTTAGAGTACTTCCTTCACTAACTTTTTCTCCTTTTGAAACTTCAATTCCACCAAATGTATTACCAGATACATCAATGTCTTTAACCGTTGCTGTAGCACCATTTACTAATAGTCCTTCATTTGCTCCAGTCAACTTACATTCATTGATTTGGTATCCTTTAGCATTATATACTTGCATTGAATAACTTGATGTCCAAGCATCTGTTCCATTTCCTTCTACAGTTAGTTTGTTTATAGTAGATTTTGCAAGGAATACTAAATTTTGTCCTTGGATAACAAATTGTAGTTTATGTCCTTCTCCATTAAATGTTACTGGATACTGGAATGCTATAAGTTCAGTTATTCCAACAATGTCATTTTTTAAATTAACTACTTTGACTTCTGGATTAGCTGCGGCAGCTTTTAGCTCGTCTAAAAGATATACATCTACAGAGCTAGGGTCTTCAGACCCTCCACTAGGGTGTAACTTCGACTTCCGCAGTTTTTGTTAATTTAACTTCTTCGCCTACTTTATACTCAACAGTAATTGTAGTATTTCCTTCTGCAACACCTGTTACAATACCATTTTCATCAACTTTTGCTGTTGCATCAGCTTGAGATGTAAATGTTAAGTCTGCGTATGGTACGTTAACAAATTCGTCTGTTGTTGCATTATAACCTTTTACGATTAGTCTTGCAGTTTGTCCTGCTTCTACTGTAACACCACAATCCATAATAACTAATTCGTCAACACTATCCCAGATTGATTCTGTATATAATATTTGAACTATGTATCCTAGAGTACCATTATCTGATGGACATCCACCTGTTTGAACTGACCAGTCTACTAAAGCTGTCATATTTAAAACAGTTGTTGCATTAGATGTTTGAGATAAATCTAAGTTTAGATTTCCATCTAATTGTGCTCTTGGGATAACTATTTGAAGTTCTCCAACCTTGATTCCAGCTGTTGAATCATATGTTCCATCAGCAGAATAAATTGGTGTTCTTAATACTGCTCTACCAACTTTTGGAGAGAAGTTTGAACCAATTACGAACATTTCTGCGTTAGCACTCATTGTAAAGTAACTAATACATACTTTATCTCCTTCTTTTCCTTCTGGAACTGTAAATTCTTTTGTTTCTGGGTTGATAACTACTTTTGTAGAACAGTTTACATATCCTACGATTTCTTCTGTTCTGCTTCCTAGAGATGCTACTGGATTAGATTTTACGTGACCTTTTCCATCAGCTTCTAGTGTAACTTCGTCTGAAACTCTATAAATACCATTTGGCATTATTGTTGCACCTGTATTTAATCCTAGTCCTTCTAGTGTGAAGTTTTGAGCTGTCATTTGAACTTTTAATTCCGCATCTGAAGGGATTTGGATTAATGTTGCATTACCAATACCACCTTTAATAGCATTTAAGTTTGTACTTGTTGTGATGTTTGATTCTGTAATATATCTTGATTGGAAAAGTAATTCATCTGTTCCAATTGAATAAAATTCAAAATCGTATACGCCTTGAACGTATAAACCTTTGCTATTACAATCTTGCATTGCACATTTCCTCCTTTTAATATTTTATATTATTATCAATAAACTTTATAAGTTTATCTATTTTACGACTCCGCCCGAATGCATTTGAAGCTTCTGCTAACGTTTTCATTTTTCCTTCACTATTATCTTCACTTTTTAGCCAAGATTTTACAGGTATTCCATTTTTAAACGTTACCATACCACTCATTTCTGCACTTCTATAGATTTTATAATGAATAATTCTATCACAAGCCTTAAGCATCTCATTAAATCTATTAACTGTCCAAGTATTCATAATGATTTTAACATCTACTCCTGTAACACAAGAGACTGAATATATTTGGTCATTAACTGTTGGTGCTCCATCTAAAGTAGCTTGTCGTGCAAGAGCTCTTTTGGTTCTAATTATATCTTGATTTTGTCCTAAATCTAGAACTTCCAATCCATTTTGGAAACAAATCAAATCTTTCAGTTTAGTAAATTTACTTGCACTGATTTTATCCCAAATTTTTTCTTTAGTAGTCTTATCTTTTCTTTGAGAGACTAATAAAGAATATACATTTTGACTTCCTTCTTTTTCTATATTGACTTGTAAGTCTGTATCTTCTACGTGAAACACAAGTTTCATTAAATCAATAAAATTTTCTTTAAAGTCTTCTTGCATTGCACATAAGTTTATTACCAACTCCAAATAACTCATTGAGGCTACTTTTGGGTCATTAAAATCTAATGGATTTATCATAAGGACTCCCGCTGTTCTATTAAATACAAAAATATCTTTCATAACAACAGGATATAATGTCAATCCCATATATTTAATAGGCGTCTCTGACAACACATCTGGTTGAAATCTTTCAAAAATATCCATTATCTAATATCCCCCAATCTTTTCTAACATATAGGACTTCTTTGAGCTATCCAGTTACAACTCATAGTAAAGGAATGTCCAGAAAATTGGATATTAAACTTCACAAAGTCACTTCTATCACTAATTCTAGTGTCCATATCATAATTAAACTGTAAAGTTCCTACTCCTCCAACTTCTACTCCATTTAAAGTTTTTAAGATTTCTTCTTGAAGAACATCACTTCTATTCCTTACTATATTGTCTACAACAATTGTTTGAACTCCGAAATGGCAAGGTAAATCAAATTTCCAAGCTACTCCTGACCTAAAACTATTGCTAGGTAATATTCTTGACCTATAAATCCTTAATTGTTGAATTTGGTCATTAACTTCCTCATTTTGAGGAAACATAGTGAAAAATACCCTACAATTTGCTATATCTCCTACTCCCTGATAAATTAAAGACCTTTTCTCTTTTGCAGTTAGGTCTTTCATTTCTAAAGGTTTTGGAATTGGATTTTTATTTTCATCCAAAGTATAATATAGAAGTTTCCATATATTTTCATTCTTCCATAAATACTCCATAACAATTTTGTTTGGAACTTCACTTAATCTTTCGAATGTGTTAAACTTCATTCGATTTATCTGATTTCTCATTTCGATTTCATTCATTACATAATACCTCCTAACCTTATGTTAAGAGTTTGAATTAAATCACCAGAAACATTAGAAAATATTTCTATTTTCAATCTTCCTTTTGTGAATTCTCTATTATTTGTTAAGATAAGTTTATTACATTGTGTTAGATTTCCACTATCTGTTTCAAAACTGAAATAATATCCTTCATAACTTCCTGTATGTGGTACTCCACTCAACTTTATGTTAAACGTTTCTTTATCAGGTACCTCATCAATACAATGATAAAAAGCAATTTCTTGAGTGTCTCCTTGCAAAATAACATCAATAAGTAAAGGATTTATTACATACTCTTCTGTTTGTGGTAATTCTTCTTTAAAAATACCTGTCACTACAAAGCTTCCTTTGATATCTTGATTGTCCTTCATATGACAAGTTATGACTGATTGTCCAATACCAACTACACTTAAAATTCCTTCATTATTAACTTTTGCAACTTTTTCGTTTGAGCTTTCCCATACTACATCAACTGTTACGATATCATTATCTTTAAATACAGAGTAGTTTAATTTCTTATCAAATCCAACTGCCTGTGTCATATCTTCTTCGTTAACTTCTATTCTATACCAATTTTTCTTATAAATATCTGCAATATTGTTATATAAATCATCTTGTCCTTCATTAATATTTAATCTTCTAAGTTCTAGTCCAAGTAGTTTTTCATTAGTTGTTTCGTCATCCATATGACTTTTAAATGCATATACTTCATATACTTGACCTTCTACCTTATCAGGTACTCCACCAAAAACAAATCTTTGATTTAATGTAATTTTTGCTGTATCATCATTTCTTTGTACATTTAATAAAACATTACCTTCGGCAGCTAATATTTGGAATTTTCCGAGGGAAAGCTTCCAAGTATTTATCATCAACTACGCAACGGTATGATAATATATTACCGTAGTCGTCTACCCAACGTAAAGAATTGTTCGTCTTTTCAATACGAGCTACTACATTATACTTTTGATTCTTGTTTATTGATGTAACTAACCAAGTTGTTTCAATATCATTATATATACAAGTAATATAGTCTCCTATATCGAACTTGTATTCATCATATGGATAAGAAAACATTTTTTGATAACCAACTTGGTCATAATCATAGTTTCCTTCTCCTATCCAAACCCATAAAGGTTCATCATAATTAAAATTTTTATAAACCGTCTGGAATTGTGGATTTCTGAAAAAACTTTCTTTTATTTTTTCAGCATTTTGATTAAATTCTTCAAGATAGTGATTTTCAAAAGGATTATTTTTATATGATTTAAAGTCTTGATTATATCCCATTGCTCCCAAATAAGGTTTGTTTTTAGATGGTTGTAAAAGTTTTGCCATACTATTACCCCCTATTTGTCAAATCATATGTTTTAGTAATTTCTTTTTGATTTTTATTCTTTACTAGAACTAACTCTGGGTCGCTTTCATATGTATAAGCATTAATTAATCCTTCTATTTCATATCTTTCATTTTTTAATATATTATTAATCTGCTTCATATGTTCTGCTTGAGAGTACATTTTAGCACCAGTACCATAAATCATCTGATTTGTTAATGATTCTTTTTTTAACTGACTTTCCAAGAAAGGAATCCCCATCTCTTTTGCTAAAATAACTTTCTCTTCGACATCTAAGTCATCATAAAAATATCCAATGGCATATGTATATATATTGCATCTAAATTTATTATTAATTGGATTAACAAATGTTATTGTAGATGTTACTTTATCAAAACTAAAGTCTGTTGGATTCATAGGAATAAATACCCCAGAACCCGATTCTGTTTCAATTTCTACATAAATATCCATATCGTCAGGAGACAGCTCTTCACTAAGTTGATACTCAGTTTCTATTCCGTCTCCTAAGATATTATATTCCTTATACTCAAATGGTCGGATTGTTTTTAAATCTTTAAAACATCTTGTATTGAAATGACCAATAGCAAATTGTAGAAATTTATAAAGAATTAGGTATTTTTTGTATATTGGAGCTTGTTTTACTTTTTCATCTTCCATTATAATTGTAGATAATTCATAAATTTCTTCAAATCCAGTCATTTCTAACTCCTTCCAATATTATCTATAGTCCCCACGTTTATATGGTAAATTTGCACGTAAATCTTCAAAATTATAATTTACTTTACTACAGAATATTTTATTTAATGTTAAAGTAATTGTATCAATATCTGATTTAGGAAATTGATTTCTATCATACAAATCTAATGTTTTATATGCTAGTTCGTGCTCTAAAGCTGAAGAGTCTGGTCTTTTTAATAATTCTGTTAGTTTTGATGTTGTAGAAGAAAGATTGTCTTTACTAAACATTTTTAAAACGTTTTCTTCTGACATATCAAATTTCCTTTCAATTCCATAAATTTTATAGAATTTTGGGTCACAGAATTCAAGAATGCCATACTCAAATAGTCTTCTTACTTTATTAATTTGTATTGCTTGTCTTACAAATTCTTTTTCTAGAGGTCTATTTTTTTCATTAGGAAGAATTTTAAGAGATGTATTTCCAAGTCTGTCGATAGTAATTACTTGTGAACCAATACTATTGTTGTTAATATATACTAACTCTTCATCATACTGTTCATCTTTTTGAGTACTTGTTGTATTGGTACTTGTAGCTTTTACTATACTACTTAACTCTTTAATCATATTTCTTAATTCTTCGTTTTCAGCTTCTTTTGCTTTCATCATATCTTTTAATTCTTGAATTTCTTTTTCAGAATTATTTTTTTCTGGTACACTTACTTTATTATCTTTATTTGATGTTGCCATATTTCTAAAACTCCTTTTTCTAAAAGTTGACATTGTTTTCAAAAAATAATATAATAAATACATAGGCGATTTCAGGGTCTATGCGAGAAATCGCGAATATATTTATTATATAAAACTGAAAGCAATCCCAAAACATTTATTATTTAATATTTTTTTATTTATTTTTGTTTAAATTAAACTTCTTGTACACCGAAATGAGATTTTGTTGCGATTCCAGTATCCCAGAACATTTGAACACTATATTCCATTCTGTCTAATCCTTGTTCAATAGCTCCGTTTCTTGTTGTTACGTTAGCTACTCTACTTCTTACCATTTTTACTGGTTTGTCTCCATCATATCCGCTCATTAAGATGATTTTGTCGTTTGGAACTCTTACTCCAATTGAAGTTGTTAATGTGTTAACAGCTTGTGGGATAACGATTGTTCTGATACCATAAATATCAGCAATGTATCCTGTTTTAACTTTTTCATCTTGAACGCTGAATCCTGTTGTTATGTTGTTTGAAATAGCATAGAAAGCTTGGTTTGTACCGAAAGCTTGAACTTCTGAGCTATTTAATGCTCTGATTTTATCAGCCATTAACATATATTCATCAGCTGCGAAAGTTGTTGAATAGAATGGTGTTAAAGCACTTGTTACACCAAAAATTGTTGTGATTATATCAGCATATTGTCTAGCTCTGAAAGAGATAGCAACTTTAGCCATTTCTTTACCAAAATCATAACTTCCTGTTCTTAACATATGGAATGGGAAGCTAACTCCTAATGATTTTCCTTTTGGAGTTAGTGTGATAGCACTTTGGTAACTTTGGTTAAATCTACCAATGTTAGCTCCATAAGAACTATCTTGAACAGGATAAATCATTTTGCTGTCAATTTCAAATGTCATTGAATTTTCTGGAGCACAATCTCTAATATCAGCAAATATTAAAGCGTCTTCAACTTCATTGTCAGCAACAATGTTTACTAATGCTTCAAGAACGATAGCGAAAGCTAATTTTCTAACGTTTTCGTCTTGTACAATTAATCTTTTTCTTGTTTCTGAAGCTGATGTATATTCATCAATTCCATAAACTTGGTCTATTGCATATGTAAATAATGCTTTAGATGTTTTTTCATTATATAAATCATAATCTTTAATTTCTCCATAATAATTTACTGGTAAGAATTCATTTTTACCATATCTTTTGCAAGCGAATCTAATTAAATTAGTAACTGCGCTTACCATTGCATTGTAATCGCTATCTTGTTTAGCGTTTTCATCAGCTGAAAATGTGATTAATGCGTTTACATTTTTAGCTGTATCTCTTACTATTGTATCCATAGTTTTTCCTCCTATTTTATATATTTTTTTTATTTTTATTTCCCTTTTGAAAAAACAGGGAAGCCCCTGTTTTTATTACTCATTTGTGCTGTTATTTACACTAATTATTTTAATACTGTTGCGAAAGTTGTTTTTTCTGCTTTCATTCCAAACATTCCACCCATTGGTGTATCTACTGCAACCTTTTCAATTGCTAATCCTGTTCCAGTAACTTCATCTGCTGTATCTACAACTTTTAATTTATGTTTACCAGTTTGTGGGATTAAGAATTTTCCTATAGCTGCTGTTCCATCAATTTGGTTATCAGATATAGCAAATGGAACTGGTTGATATCCTAATATTACAGCGTGTAATGTTGTTCCTGCTTTGTATGTAAATGTTGTGAAGTTTGGTTGACCTTCTGGTCTTCTTCCATCTTCTAATTCTTCAATTCCTTGGTTTACAATTATTGCGTATCTAATATCTCCTTCTGCTGGCATTGTTGCTTCATAAACTTCTCTATTGTCAGCTGTATCAACTAATTTGTTGATTGCTACTACGTCTCCAGCTTTTAATTCGTCTTCAGCTTGTACATTTACTGTTAGAATTGCTGGAACAGTATATCTTGGTTCACAAATATAATTCATAATCATATCTTCCTTTCTTTTTTTATTTTTTTATATAAATTAGACGCCTAAATAGAATTATAAACAAATACAATTATTCAATTGCATCTGAGTATTTTTCTAATATTCTATCAGCCATATTTTTATCTGATGGCATAGCTATATCTTCACCAGATGGTTTACTATCATTAATAGAAAAATAGCTTATTACTTTTTCCATATCGCAGTAAACTTGTTTTTTTGAATACTTCTTTAGAACATCTGCCATAAATGCTTTAAAATCATATAAAGAGAATTTGTAATCGTCAATTTTTTCTTGAACTACATCTTTGTCTTCATCTTCTAAAGCATCAAAGTTGCAAGTTTTAGCATAGTTAGTTTTGTCTACTCTAAGTTTATCTAATTCAACATCTTCTTTATATGCTTCTAGTTTTTTAACTTTTTCAACTTCTGCTTCATATAAAGCCTTGTATGGTTCAGCAACTTCTAATTCAGCTTTTAAAATTTTGATATTTTGCATTAAAGTAGCAATTCTAGCTTCATAAGTTTTTTTGTCTGCTTTGCTCATTACTTCTTCTTCGTTGATATCTTCCTCTTTGTCGTCATCCTTATCATCGTTGTCATCATCATTATTGTCATTGTCATCTTCCATCTTTGTATTACAAGAATTATCAACTTTTTCTTCTTTAACAGACTCTTCTTCCTTTACTTCTTCTTCCTCCACTTTTTCTTCTTTAACAACTTCTTCATTGTTTACTTCTTCTTCTTTGATGCATTCGTTGTTGTTTTGAGCTTCAGAATTTGTTGTAACTTCTTCTTTTTCTTTTTCGGCTGCTACTTTTTCATCAAATTCTTTTTTGATTGCCATACCCTCGCCCTCTCCTTTCTCTTTATTTATATTTATAATTTCATCAAGTGTCTCTTTAAGATTTTCTTCTTTTCCGAGTTCTTGATTAAAATTAACATCATTAGTTGTATCATCTGCATCATTATAATGTTTGTTTACAACATCGACTTTAATTCCGTCTTCTATTAGGTCTACAATTTCACTAGCTACATCTTCTACTTCAATTTCACCGTGTAAAGCTTTTCCTAATCTTGCAAAATGCTCTTTTTCGTCATCACCAATTTCCACAAAATTCTCTTGTAATATTTGGCTTTTTGATAATTGAACAGCTTCCGCATAAGACTTCATTGCATCTTGTTCTTCTTGCATTAAAATTTCTATATACATTTTATCATTCTCAGATATTTCTTGAGAATCTATTGATACAACTCTAGTTTGAATCGGAGTTTCTCTTGTATAGAACTCTCCATTTTTAAGGTTTTCAAGCAATACTTGATGTTGTACTTCTTCTCTTGCGATACATCTAAACATATCAGCAATAGCTTCATTGTCAACCAATTCTGCTTTTTCTATATAAGATTTATCTGCGTCAATCTCCTCTTTAATAACCCTATTTAATATTGCCATTTCTTCTTTACTAAAATGTTCATCTGCGACAGTTTCTTGCCCGTTAACTTCATTACCTTCTTTAACTTCGATGTCTACTTCTTGTTCAGCAAGAGTGTCGTCATTAACTTTTTTTATAATTTCTTGGTCATACATTTCGTTATATTTTTTCAATATATCGTTTGTATCTTCTATCATTTTTTCAAATAATGTTTTATCTTCAAGTTCTACATTACCTTCTTCAAATTTTAAAACTTTTAGCCCTGCATCTGGAATTCCGTGGATTTACGTCATTCCCTAAAAGACAGATTCCACAAAACTTAAAATCAATAATGTTTAAAGTTCCATCTTCCATTTTCTTTGCTGTTTTCATATTTGCACTAATTTCCATACTGATTGTAGTTTTTCTTCCATCTTCTTCATTTCTAGCCATTCTATCAAAGAAATGTGGGAAATAATTTTTCCAAACAACCATATCTACAACTAAATATTCTAATCCATTATCTAACACTTCAAAATGTGGATTTGCACTTTCTGGTACTACACCAACTGCATAAGTTTGTCTTTTTTCTCCCTCATTGTGTGCGTGTGATTTAAAATCTTCTTTAACTGGACTATATATTCCAATTAAAGGAACATTTAATATTGAAGGAATTGCTCTTTCAATATTCTCTTTTTCAAAATTTGTTTGATTGTTATTTTTTCCAACATTTACTACATATGCTCTTACTATTGCATATGAATCATTGGCTTCGCGGACGTTATAGTTTTTTACTTCAAAATTCATTATTTTTTTCATAAAACTATTCACTATCCTCCCTATATTTTGTTAAACAATTTTTATTTTACTGGTCTATTCCTTGTCCATTCTTCTAATAATCCTTGTAGTTTATCCCCTTTTATGAATACAGTAAATACTTTTCCTGTAGTCCTATGCACTTCTTTAGCAATTGGATAAATCTCGTTTTTTTCAAGAAATCTAAAAAGTGGTAAACTAAAACAAAGATAGACTTCACTTTTAGGTAAATCCTTCCAATTTTCTATATACATATCTATCTCTTCCTTTTCTAATATTACATTCCTTTTCTGTTTGCGTTTGTTTCATCTTGCCTTGCTTGTTCTCCACCATCACTCAATTCGTCACTATCAAGTTCTGGTCTTCCACCTGTGTCTGTAGACGCATTAGAATTTGAATCATTTTTTTTTGTACTATTTGTTGAAACGCTTTGGTTACTACTTTGTTGGAACTGACTGACAAGAGGTTTCATCAAATCTTTAAGTTTTGATTTATCTCCCAATTCAAGCATATATTCAAATTCTTGTGGCTCAAATCCTAGATTTGCTCCAAGATATTCTGCTGGTAAATTATTTGTTGAGAACATAGATGAAGCATCTTTTACCTCTTTTTCGTGTCTATAAGTATTTCCAAAAAACTTAACTTTCCAATCGTTTTCATTTACATAAATCATTATTAATAAATTAACTATACTATCAAATTGTCCATATAAATAACTTACAAAACCAAAGTCTGTAAGATTTGAAAAATCTAATGCTGCTTGGTTTTTTGCTTCACCAACACCCATTATATTTCCAGCAATACCAACTGCACTAAAGAAGTTTTGTTCTCCTAATCCAGTTATGTTTTCTTGAGTATTAGAACTTTGTAGTGTAATTGGATTTTGAACTTCTAATGGAGTACTAAATGTTACAACTCCTTGTGGTAATGCTGATTGCAACATTGCAATAGTTTGTTTTGCTAATTGTAATGGTACTTTTGGTTTCTCTACCTCTTCATACGGAATTACCTGTGGAATAATACACCAAGTTTCAAGTATAGATTTTTGTTTTTGAATATTTTTATACTCTAAAATATCAAGAGAGTCTGGTAGTAATGCAGACAATAAAGGAAGTTTTGTTCCTTTATATGGGTCTGCTGTAATACAACAACCGTGTAAAGGAGAAATTGGGATAAAGATTCTTTCATTAGATTTCCCTATTCTTCTTCTTAATTCTCCGTTTTCATCTCTTCTTATTTTTCCATTGTCGTCCTTTTCTGCTGGAGACATTTTTGACTCAATTAAATCTTTATAATAAGAATATATTTCAGGAGTTACCATTCCTAAGTCATATAACCTTTGAAAATAAAATGCATCAACTTCAAAACACATTCCAAACGTATTTCTAACTCCTGTGATTCTACATTGGTCTATTGGCAATCTTAAAAAGTCAAACATATCTCCCTTTTTACTAAACAAATAAAAACCACAGCCATTTTTTATTACATCTGCTGTAATTCTTGGAAATTGTTCTTTTATTCTTAAACTCTCTAAAAATTTGTAAACTTTTTCTTTACTTTTCTTTAAGTCAGTAAATTTCTTAATACTTTTTTTGGGTATTAAATAATACTTGAATGAGAATAATGAAATGAAATATTGTTCTACACGTTCAAATTGTAGAATATTATTTCTTACATATTCTGCTGCCTGTCTTATTTGAAAAGAATTTTTTTCTGCATCCTTTAAAAGTGTCCTAATTTTTTCCCTTGTATAAGGAACACTTTGAGGATATAATTCATTAACTAATTGCTCGCCAAATATAGGAGAATAACTACCATAATCAGCAGTTTTTAGTGTGTCAACAGTTAATTTTTTTAAAACGGATTTTACTGAATATGTTGCTTTTTCTATTCCTCCAAGAGAATTAATTTTATCTTCTTCCATTCCTTGAATAAAATAATTTGTAGTCCTATTTAATAAGTCTTCTCTCATATCTATTGCGTCTTTATATTTTAACTCTTTGGCGTAATTATTTAATTCCTTATAATATTCTTCCCAGCTCATATTCTCCGTTTCTTGTTTTTTTTCTTCTGCCACAACTATCCTCCTTCCTTTCTACTATTAATGTTACATCTAATAAAATAGGTCTTGTTTAAATCCTCCAAAACCAATAGATACAACATCATCTACTGTATATTCCTCTTCTTTATCTTCTTCGTCCATATATAATTTTGCATAATATAGTACGTAGGATATTGCAGAGAATTTATCCTTATTTATATTCTTCTTTATTTGTTTAACTTTTAGGCTCTTATTATCTTCACTAACAACAGTTTTTAAATTTGCCATTTCATTTATAAATCCAGACACTTGATTTGCTTGATATTCTATACTATCTGGACTAACAGGTAAATTTAATTTATAGAAATCAGATATTTCATATTGTTTTTTCCCACTTTTATTCATATTGTCTATGATATCCTTTTTAATTGCGTCATATGTTGCTGCCATTAAAACATATCCTCCATTAAACATATTTATAAAGTTAACAATAATATCATTTTGTTTACCTTGTACCATTAAGTCCCAAATTATTTTTGGAGAGTTTTTATTCTCTGGTCTTTTAGTAATTTTACTCTCAAACATTAAATCAAAACTTCCTAAATTTGTATTTGTTTCTGGGTCAAAATGGTTTTCCATTAATTCTTGTGCTAAACCTTGTCCTATTGCGTTAGAGTCTACAATAATTGCTTTTACTTTACTTTTTACTAAATCTAAATCCCCACCATAAGCATAAAATGTTTTTTTTATAAATATTGCGTCATCTTTAAAGTTTCCTGATGTTGGGATTGTATTTATATTAACTAATTGAACTTTATCTATTTTATTATTGTCTTTTTTAACAACTCTCGCAACAACAACAGATGTTGTATTGAAACCTGTTCCTGCAACGTCCACTCCAATTATATATTCTGCTTCTTGGATTTTTCTGTCTTTTTTCTTTATATCAAATAAGTCATTGTACTTTAATGTTCTTGCTTGCATTAATTTATTTGCACTAACTAAAGCACCTTCTACAGAACCGACCCATTCACATAAATAGTTCATTCTGAATGCTGTCTCATCTTTTTCTCTCGCAGAATTTACTGCCTGTCTTGATAACCTACCATATCTATATGGAAGTCTCCACGTTGCTCCAAATAGAAAAGAACCTTTAAGTTCTTTCATTTTTTCATTCGTTTTATTTATAATTTGATACTCATCACTATTTTTATATCCACTAGTGGTATACCTATTTATTTGTCCATTAAATTCTTCTGGGTCTACTACTCCACCACAAGTTTGACGTGGAACTACAAAAACTGGAGCTACTATATCTTCATAATCTTCGTGATTAATAATATTACTTTCTTCAATACTTCCTCTATGACGCCTTTGTCCTTTTGATGCTTGATTAATTGGTAACGATGTAACTCTACTTCCATTCTTAAACATTACAGTACCATCATCTTTAGAAAAACTTACTTTTACGATTTCCCTTTTTAAAGATGGATAAAAATTTAGTACTTCCCTGTGTTTGTCCTGCCAGATTTTAACTGCCTGTTCTTTTGTTCCAGACGTAATGCTTAGTTGTATTCCGTGGGTAAAATATTGCTAAAAAATATAAATATAATACATCAACTAATGTTTTTCCGTGTTCCGACGAGGAATACATAAATATGTATCAAAAAATCTAGCTAATACCCTTAACTCTAACCTTTGATGGTCGTCGAATACGATTGCCCCTTTCCCTTGTGGCTTAATGATATCATAATATATGTCTGGATAGAATCTTAACCAACTAATTAATTCTGCATATTTATGAGCATTTTTAATAAAATGTTCGTAATAAAGTTGATTCCTTAAAGGACTTTTTGCAGAATAATTATTTGGGTTCCATACCTTTAATGATTGCCTTACTTCTTCTTCTGTCATTGAGAATCACCTTCTTCGTCACCCTCATCTTCTTCGTCTTCATCTGGAACCATCCACAAAGGTTCTATATAATTGTCTGCCAAATCATTAAACGTTGCGTTCCTTTTTTCTTTTTCTTTCTGTATTTGCTCTTCTGTAAATCCTAAATCTACCATTTTTTTTGTCAATTCTTCGTCTATAAAATTATATACTTCTTCATATGTTGTTTCTGGTTTTCCTTCAAGTCTTCTATTGTAATTAACTGCCTCCCAAATAATAAAGTCTATATCATCATATGGCATTTTTCTTACTTTTGGTAGTACTGGAATTACAGAGTCATATTCTTCAACTGCCTCAACTAATTTTGCAAATCCATCAACTTCTGCTCCAAAGTTGTCAGATAATTGTTTAATTTTCAATTGAGCATTATCTGCTGCTTTATCTGCTAAAGTATTCCATTCTTTAACATCCTTTAAATCTCCTTTAGCCAAAGCAATTTTTTCTTTTAAACTATAAATTATATATTTTTTAAGAGCTTCAATATGAAGTTCTGTTTTTTTTGGTAAAAATTTTTCTAATTTTTCATATTCTTGTTCTAACTGTTTATATTCTTGAAGGTCAAAACCTTTTCCCCATTTCATTTCAAGTTCTGTTTGCTGGTTTTCTGAATTGGTTTCAACTTTCTTTACCAAGTCTTTATTTAACTCTTTAATAAATACTCTTGGTGTGGCTGGATGATGTTCTGCAAAGCTAAATATATCTCCTTCAAAATTACTATTTCTAAATTCTAGCATTGATGTTGGAGCATCTTCTCTATTCAACCAAACATAATTTAACTCTGACATATAATACTTAAAAATCTCTTCTACCTTTTCTTGTCTATCCTTCCAAGATTTTTCAGCCATTTTTGCTACATCTAAAACGAATATTACATTTGCTAGTTGACACACTGTCAATATAGTATATATTACACTACTATAAGATAAATATAGTTCTCTACAATAATCTCCCAAACATTGTTTACATATATGTATATATCCATCTTTTGATACACTTCTATCTGGATGTTTATAAAAATATGCTTTTGACTCTTTAAACGTTGTACATCTTTGACATTGTATATGATTTTTAGGAATCGCAATATATGTCCCCTTTGATATTTTATCGCTAGGAGACTTTAACAAACTTAATAATTCATTTTTTAATGCATTTGTTTCTATATTTAATTCTGTTGGAACAAATTCGTATATATCATTACTTCCATATCGTTCAAGTTTATCTGCTAGGCTCCTTAATGATTCTATAGTTTCTCTTTCTGCAAAAACTTGAGGAATAGAATTTTTCGATATTCCTGTTATTCCATACTTGTTTATTAATTCTGCTTTTTTTCTAAAATCAACATTAATTATTTCTTTTGCTTCTTCGGTAATTTTATCTTGACTGATTTTTTTACTTTTTTCTGAATTTTCTTTACCTGCATCATTATAATAATTCGGATTTTTTTTTCTTATTCCTGTAAAACTTTTATTATAACCGTATGGCTCTAATGTATTAAGCTGTATAATATAAGAATCTGCAATCTCAAATGCCTCTCCTGCATTTTCACAAGTGCATAAAGCCTCAATATCAAAAGTGTCTCTTCCATATTCTTTACAATCTTCTGCTATTGAATAAGTCTGAAATTGCTTTTTGGTACAGTTGTTAAGCCACATTTTTAGAGCATAATTTAAGTCTTTTCTTGTTGTTCCTATTAAACATTTTCCAGTTTCTCTATTCCATATTTTGAAAATTGTAACCATATCTAAAAACTCCCTCTATAATTATTCTTCAATTCTTAATACTTCGTAAGCATTACTAGTTTCTTTAACTGATGTTACTTCTCCAAATGTTTCTGGAATTAATACCCTATCAGAAACTCTTTTCCCTTTTTCATAAAAAGGTATTGTTTCGCCTGTATCTTCATTGTTGTCTATTAATGTCATTTTTGTAATATTTCCATCTACATCTTTTTCAGTAACTATTTTATGGTTTTCATCTACAACAACAATATCTTCTGCTTCTGTTCCTAGATAGTTAGTCTCATTTATATAGATTATCTTTCCTGCTAAATTATCTCCAACTTTAATATGTCTTAAATTAACAAAATCATAAGTTGCTTTAAATATGTCGTCTTTACAAGGGTAGATTTCTCCTTTTACTCCTCTTATAATCCAATCTCCTTTTTGAGCAGTCATTGTCCCTTCTAAAGTTTTTATTTTTATTGTCTCATTTGCTGATGCTAAAAAAGCATCTATATTAGATACAAAATTATCTTTTATTGCTCCTTGAAACCATAATGGAATATCTTGGTATCCTAATTGAAAGCAAGATACTATTGCTGGTTTCTTTTTATAATAACTTTCCATACTCTTTCCTCTCCTTTTTAGCATCATTTATATTTTTGGTCTAAGCGGCTAGATTCGAACTAACGGTCTCCAGTTCCCAAAACTGGCGGAATAACCAACTTTCCCACGCCTAGATATATAAAAAGTGCAGACGCTATCTGCACTTTATCTAATTATACTATTCATTACTTTTGTTTTTCGTAATAGAATCTATATCCTTTATGCGAATATCCTTTTTTTATGCTTTGTGTAATTCGTGCAATTGTCGTCTTCAAAATCCTTGCTTCTTCGCCTAAAGTACTTTCTTTTTCATATCTACCATTCTTATATCTAAAAACTTTTTTAGAGTATACTTTATCTTTTTTATGGTCTCTTGGTTTCTTCTTATATGGTGGAAGTTGACTAATATTATCTGTTGCATATCTCCATTGATATCCATTTGTCATTTTTCTTCGACCCTTACAACAAGCTATAATTTTTGATTTGTTAACTCCTGTTGCATCTTCTGCTAGTTGAGAACTTTCATATGTACCAATTAATTCTCCAGTTAATGAATACTGACAAACTTTCTTCCAACAATGTCTTCTTCCTTGTCTAACGTGTTCTATATGCTCTGGAGTTTTTATTTTTGAATTTGTTTCTCCACCAATAGAAAGATTATATCCCTTACTATGATTTGTTGTATCATATAATTTTATTAGTTCTTTTTCCTTCTCACAAGCCTCATTTTTTGATAAACTTTCTATTATTATATTATGCTTAATATTATTCCATCCATATTTCTTAATTGCATTTACCATAAATTGTTGTTTGTAATTACTCCCGTCCTTTCCCCATCTTCTTTCAGGCTTTATGTGAGTAATTCCTATATATCTTTTTCCATTAGGAAATAAATGTTCATAAACACAATATTTATCGCTAGAGGGATATTGTTTCATAATACCCCTCCTATACAATAGTATATATTATCTCTGACAATCCTACATTTTTATCAAATACAAACGTTTGACTCATTTTATTAGTCCCGACATATCCCATCTGTGAAGTCCAAGAACTAGCTCCGAACTACACTTGGTAAACGATATATGTCAACTCCATAATCATCACCAAGTTCTTTTCTAGAATGTAAATGTCCCATTAAGAAACATTTATATCTACATTCTCCCCAGTCTGTTCCTGTTTCAGCTGCCATTATTTTAGATACATCTTGAACTCTTTCGTTATGAGATAATCCAATTAAGCTTGTCCCATATCTTATATATTGTCTAAATTTGCAACTAGTGTTGATTGTTATTGCTTTGTGTCCTCTATAATATGCATTTAAAGTCTGCATAATTCCAAAAGTACTCATTTCATCGTGATTTCCTTTTACATTAACAACTTCTACACTAGGAAAAAAGAATCTTAATTTGTCTATTTCCTCTATTAGCATTTCTGTTGCAGATTCAATAATTTCATACCAATTTGTCTCTTGGTCTTGTTGTGTAAAATGACGAGAAGTTGTTCCTTGAACATTATCTGCACTTAAAAAGTCATTACCTATTAACAATACAACTTTTTCAATACTTTTGTCGTTAGATTTTCTTTTAATTACATCTGAGATAATATCATTAAATCTTTCTTTTGCAATCTTCATATTATATTCTTCACTAAGATTGTCTTTAGCTAATAGTCCATAATGTAAATCAGCTATTCCAATCAATAACATTTTGTCTTGAGCTGGTATTTCTTCATTTATTCCAACAACTGTCATATAATCTGAAACATTGAATTCTGTATGTTTTTTAAGTCTATCAAATATATTTTTGATATTATCTTCATTCCAATTAAAACCAACTCTTGGTTTAACAGTAATTTTGGAACTATATAATTCATTGTCTAAACTGTTATTCCATATTGTTTGCTTTGCACTTGTTAACTCCCAAGAATTTGAATCATATCCGTGAACTTTCAATATGTAATCTGGGTCTTTAAGTTGTTCGTCTGATAATTTACATAAAACTGTAGAAGATTGTTCTCCGTTTTTAAGAATTTGAAAGTCCTTCTTTTGTTGTCCTACATATTCTTTGACTGCTTCTTCTCTTTCAAATTCTAGAGTTTTTATATATTCCATTCCTTCTTGAAATGCATACCACCATTTACGATATTTTGATTCTCCAAAATTTTCTCCAAATTCTTCGTTTAGAACTTGTGCAACTTCATCCCAAGTCAACCCTAATCGTTCTCTTTCGCTGCATATTCTTATTTTATATTCTAGTTGACTTTCATCTTTTTCTTTTCCTATTCCCATTCTCTAAAATCACCTTTTTCTTCTTAGTCTTCTGATTGTAAATTAACAATAGCATCTTCTTCTAAAGACTCTTCTTGTTTATTTACAGTAATTTTTACTAAATCTCCTTTGAATGATTCTAGCATCTTTGCTAAATCTCTTCCTCCTAAGTCTTCTACATCCAATACTACTTTTCCATCTTGGAATGTTAAAACTCCTTGTACACTTAATGAATGTTTTTCTACGATATTTGCTTTTGCCATAATTTTTGGCTCCTTTCTATAAAATATTTTTTAAAATTTGGTGCCTCTCTAAAATTGCGGTTACTTTCTATTCATTATTGGAAAAAATGGGGCACCTTCATTTTTTACTATAAAATAAATGTTTTTTGACGTTTTCTAATTTATTCCATTACAAATTTTATAAGCTCTCTTTTTTGATGCTCTTACTTGTTCTAACTTGTGTTTTTTTGCACAATCCTTACAATATTTTTGTCTATTACCCTTAACTTCTACTAAAGACTGACAATCTTCACATTCAATAACTCTTTTTCCACAAAATCTTCTATAATATAGAATAACATTTTCAAAATCCTCTATATTTAAAACCAATGGAGAAGTATCATCAATGAAATTAACTTGTATTTTTTCTTTTCTTCTATAATCTACAAAACTAATAAACCCTAGTCTTTCTAACTCTCCATCATAAATATTTATTTTTGTGTTTGTAAGATTGTTTTGTTTTAATAATCTTTTTATATCGCTTTTATCTATGAAGAAACCATCATCTTCTTTATTCCATTTCATAAGAAAAAGATATATAAATGCTAGCTCTCTAAGATATTCAGGTAATTCATTAACTCTATTTAACTCTTCCGATGTTATTGAAATTGCATCACTTTCTCTTAAAGTTTCGTTTTTTGCATATTTGATTGATGCTTGTATCTTTAGTGGTAAAAAGTTAATTGGAATGATTGATTGTTTTTCTTTAAGAATAGACAACATTTCTTCCATAGTTTTCTCTTCTGAGTACTTTTTATATTGTAGAAAATATTTGGCAAGAATTTTAAAGTCAACCAAGATATATTTTTTGTTACATCCATTACGTATTATATTTTCTGCATATTTAACTTCATCAAAAATAATCATTATTCATTCCCCTCTTCACTCAAATCTAAATCTACAACTTTAAACGAATATCTTTCTCCAAAATAAGTATATTCCCCATCTTCATCTCTAACTGGATAAATCATTTTTCCCAAACTGATTGCCTTGAATATTTGGTCTGGAAATACATTCCATAATATATGATATCCTTTTTTAAATTTTGTATATATTAAGTCAACGAAATAATTATAAATCTCTTCTCTAGGTAATCCAATATGCTCAATTTCTTTTTCCAAGAAAAACATTTGATTTATGTTTTTCATTTCTTTAATATATTCATCAAGCTCTTTTGAAGACGTAGATATATCCATTAAAGCATTTACACTATATGCCAAATTATCTTGTGTATCTTTATATCTTTGTAAAATATCTGTAATTCTTGCGTATAAAGCACTCCTTCTTTTTACCTCATATTCTTTATTTAATAATATTGTCCAATCAAACTCCTCTTTCTTCTTGAAATATTTTAAATTAAAATCTGCCTCTTCTATTAAGGAACATAATTCATTCATTACACAATTATTTTTCATTACAGGCATATATCTATTATATTGATATATTAATTTCTTTTCTTCGTCTGTTCTATTTTCCTCTTCAAAAATTTGATTTATATTTTTTCCAACATATCTTTGACATTTTGCATTATGTTTTTTGACATATTTTTTATAATCTTCTTGAAGCTGTGGATAAATATAGCTCATAAAATATGGTTTTCTATCTACTACAATTCTATTTTCAAATTCCTTTCTTTTTATTTCTTCTTCTGTGTCATTTTCATAATCTATTCTTTGTTTGTGTGTCCAATGTTTTGGCATTGGTATTCTTGCTAATCCTTTTGCTGCATCAATCTCTGCTCCCTGAATTTTTCTCATCAACCTTACTCTTTTTTCCAACTCTTTCCATTCTGGGCTGTCTTTTTCAAAGTTGGCTTGTTTTCCAATAATGGAACTAGCCACATTAGTTATTTGACCTATTTGACTTCCAAATCCTCGTAAATCATTAACTACTAGATTATGTTGAGTTAGTTTTTGATTTGGTGCTTTTCTTTTTGCATATGTAACTGGTGGACTTGGCATAACAGCATCTATCATTATTTGATTGTCTGTACTAAAAATTATATCTCCATCATAATCACTATCTGACATATTAACTACTGCCATATCGTGAATACTATTTACAATTCCACTCCAAACATACTTATACCATTCGTTCATTTCTTTTGTAGATACCAAATCTCTAATCAAATGTTCTGAACTATGTACTAAAGGACTTCTGCTACACAAGATTTTTTCATTATCTGTTCTTTCATTCCAAAAATTACAATACATTTCATTTGCTCTTAATAGTCCTGTAACTGGCATTTCAAATGCCCATTGTGCAAGTCCATATGGGTCACTTATCTGAAAACTATAATTACCACGAACCCAAATTCGTCCTATTTTTGCATCTTTTATTTTTCTTTTTAATGTTTTTAGTATTTGAGATTTTACATACTCATCTTTTAATAATTCTGGATTTAACGTTAGTGCTTTAACAAAATCCATTTGAACTTCGCTAAATATTTGTTCTGCCTCATCTTCTCCGTTGTCACTTCTACCACCCATTAAATACAATAGCACATTCATTAAATCTCCTTCTCCGATACTATTTATCCAATCTATTGTTGGTTGTGCCAAGTCCCTAATATCATCTTTATTAAGATTTAATGTTTGTAAATATTGATAATTCGTTAAAACAAACTCGTCATCATATTCTTTATTTACCCTAGATACACCCCAAGAATGTCCATATTTATTAAAATAAAAAAGATAATCTTGCCAATTTTCGTACATTTTCCACATTTTAAATTGGGATATAGTTAATATGACATCAATATCATCTATATTATATTCTACTCCCCATACATCTTTTATTTTATCTGTATTTGCAATCTCTTTTGCAAATTTATGAAAATCAAACGGAACACATAATCCCTTTATATATGCGCTTCTTACTATAAATCCTGATGGTAAATAATCCAACCCCAAGTCTTCCATCCATACTTCTGCCATTTTCGGACTAATCAAGCCTTGCCCGTCGAACCAGTTCATTGGTAAATCCATTACTCTTTCTTCAATTATTTCGTTTCCAAACTCATCAGTTGTTATATAATTTACTACTTGGTCTTTTAGGTCTGTTTCATAGTCATTTATTACACATACATTTGGAGTTGTTACTTGATTTGTTGCACTCATAAACAATCCATAATAAGCACTATATTTTCCTAAATTCGTTTCTTTTAATTTTCCATCTAATCCACACATTAATATTTCATTTAACTGTTTAAAATATTTTTCGTTTATAAAGCCAACTGTATTTCTTCTTAAATATGCTGCTGTACATACAAGTCTAACAAATTTAATCCCGTTAATACTAAATCCATTTTTTATTAAATCTTTATAATGTTGTTTGTTTTTCATTTTCACAGTTATTATATCTGGAACAAACAATATATCATCTATTTGTTTTTGACACTGTTCTATTTTTACTACATTTTGCTTCAATTTTGGTAGAGACTTTTCATCATTTCTTTCTTTATATATTTCATCTAATTTATCTCTATTAAATTCAACTCCTTTTATTTTTCTAAGAAATTGAAATACTTGGTTATCTGCTAAAGACACAAGGTTTAAATCCTGTCTTGCTTGATTGACCGTATATTCCATATCTTTTCCCATAGCATTTTTAACAAGAAAATCTGAGTTAAATTTATATATATAGAAAAGATTAAATTTTCTTTGTGCCACAGCACTTCCCTCCCTATTATTAGTTTTCTTTATCTATTTTTAAAATATCATCTAAAATTGCTTGCGCTGCGGCATTTATGTCATTTATATTTTGATTATAAATTTCATAATTAAATCTATAATCATCTAATGCTACTTCACTTGGATGTTGTTTTTGTTCTTCTGTCAAATGATTTATGTATGGTGTGCCATCTTCATTTTGTCTATTCACTCTTATTGTAAATGTAAAGAATGGTGTATCACTCCAATCCATTTCATTTGGAAAACGAACATCTGGAATTAATACAAAATCATATTCTGTCTGTAATGCTTTTACAATTTCCTTAACACAATTTACCCATACATTTGGATTATTAGTACGACCTAAATCTGTTCCTAATTTTTGTAACAACTCACGCCCTTTTTCGTCTTTTTCTCCATCCCAACCATAATAAGTTGTTGCTACCATTTTTACAAAATCTCCATATTTTATTTTTAAGCATCTATATCCTAATTTCTCTTGTGCCTCTTTTATAAAACTATCTGCGAACGTATCTTTTCCGTGCTCTGCTTTACCGACTTATTAAAAGTATTATACCTGTTTCTAACATAACTATCTTTCCCTCTTTCTATAATCTTTTGAAGGAAGTAATGCAGTTTTTATGTCTACATTATCTTTATTTATCCTTCTTTTTAATGTGCTATAATTTATTCCGCTAATTTCCGACCATTCTTTCAGCGTGTGTTCTTCTCCATTATACTCAATTAGGTGACCATCATTTTTTCCCTGATTGGAGTAACCACCATTTTTAAATTCATTTTTGTCCATTATTAAAGCTTTTTCCTTCTAATCCTCAAAGTCTTTAAGTTCTTCTATTGTAACTTCTACTCTTGGATTTTCTTTATCAACATACTTGTGACAATCATATTCTAGCCATAATTTTCCTAAACAATCATCTTTTATAACTTCTGCTTTTACTAGTCCATCACAAATAAACTTATTTGCTAAACCAAAATTATCTGCATCTCTTCTTCGGTTGTCTGGAAAAAACCACTTATAACTAATTTTACAATACTCTAGATTCCAACCATTAATTTTTTCTTTTTTACACCACCATTGTATAAAATTACTCCAATTTTGTTTTAAATTATTTTGTTGTATTCTATTTGGAATATTTGTAAACTCATTAATACTAATTACAAAAACATATCCCACTGTCTTATCTTTTGCGTTTGGCTTTGCTAATGGATGATTCCTACTTGTTGGATGGAATTTCTTGTAATATTCCTTGTATTCTTCTAATAGCTTCGCATCTATCACTAACTTTTTCTTTTTCATCAAAATTTCCCTCTATTCTGCTAAAAATATCCCAACTGTCTAATTCATATTCTTCATATAATCTATTGTGGGGCTCATATATTTTAGTTTTTCTTTCGAAAAAAATTTGGTTTTCATCTATATCTTCTGTTGCCGTAACTAGCATTAAATCCATATTTTCACTCCTTTCTCTCAACTCGTCCTTCTATATACATTATACTTTTTTACGAAAATTTGTTTCCATATTTTTTGCACCTCAAAAGTGTCTTAACAAAAAATTCAATATATGCTATAACGTACATAGGCAAATGAAGCAAAAATGCATTCAAACCCAGTAATGCCAACAAAAAAAAGGTCGTGAAAAAATAAGCCTTATTTTTCGTTGATTTATAGGGAAAAAACGAAAAATGACCCCTTAAAAAACTTGATTCCTATATAGACATTTTTTTCTTGCTGTTATTTTATTTTCTTGCTCTCTCGCGCGCGCGCGCGTTAAATATATTTTTCTCTTTGGCTCGCCAAGAGGACGACCCAAAAATCAAAATTTTTCGTGACGCCCGCTTTGCGGTCTAAGAAATTTTAAAATAAATTTTAAAATTCTTCACTGGTGGGCTTCGCTCCACCAACTATCAGTCGTTGGTTTTTTCGCCTTACGGCACTTCTATAAATTTAGCCTTCGGCAAAAATGTATTACAAAATTCTTTTTCTTACTTGACAAACCTTTGTCAGAATGATATAATGTGATGGAAAGGAGATTTTTGTTATGAAAGATGTAGAGGATATAAACTTAAACTATTTTAAAGATTCAGATGGAAATTACATTATAAGAAGAATTTGTAACAAGGAAGATGACGATTCTTATTTTGTATATTCTGGTACAATGAGTTCTAATTTTCTTTTTAAAAAAGAAGTTTTAGAAGAAAAATTAGGAGAGTCTTTTGAAAGAATTGCTAAACAAATAGAGCAAAATGCATTAAAAGAAAACAAAATTAAAGAAGAAGATATAATTTTTGAAAAAATAATAGGAAATTTTGTTGATGAAAAAAAATTTAATCCAATGTTTTCTAAAATGAATAAAGAAGAGATTTCTGAGTTCTGTGGAGACACAGCTAAGGTAAAAATTAACATAGCTTTTGAGTTTAATATAAAACCGAAAAAACACTTAAAAATCAAGGCTTTCAAGAAATTTATTTTGGGAGAAAATAATCTCTAATTAAATAAGAAGGAAACTTGACTTTGCAAAAAAATTGATATATAATCTAGAAAAATTTAAGAAGGGAGGAATATTTTTGTAATAACACATAAGGAGGTAATATTAAATTGCAAATAATTTTAGAACAAGAAGAAAGCATAGCTTTTTTAGAAAAAATCGAAGTTGTTCCACAAAAAGCCTATGCTAAAATTTTAGAAGAGGATGGAACAAAATTTGTATTAAGACAGTATAAAATGAAAGAACTTGATGGCGGATATAATATGGTAAATATATCTTATGCTTTGAATATAGATAAAGACATAATAACATTCTATTCAGTTTACTTAACATCGGATAAAACAGACAATATAATATGTCTATGTAAATCACAAAGCGATATATATAATACATTATTTGACAGTATTTTATCTTTAGAAGAAGATGTTTGGAAATATTGTTTAAACGAAGGGTATGAAACATCTTATCCTAAGGATAGATATAAAAATTTAATGTTTGAAATAGATGCTGAATCATATGTTTTTCTTTTAGATATGCTTTATAGCAATAGTATGTTCGCTGCATTATTAGAAGAATATGCTGATTATGTCAACATCAATAAGGCAATTCCAAAAAATATTTGGACAAGTTTTCTAAATAACTTGACAAAACTTTCAAGTTTATGATATAATACAAGAAAATAAAAGGAGGGAATAAAATGAGCTACGCAAGAATAATAGAAGACGGATGTTACATATATCCAGACACAGAAAGGGCAGGAATAAGAATTATGTTTTTCCCTAATGAAGAACTCGATTTTATTCCCGATACTATTTTAGACCTTATTCTTTTTAAGATGTCAGATGAAGAGTTAGTTAAAAGAAAACAACACGGAAAGGTAGTTAAAGATTGGATTACAGAAAAAGATATAATACCTTTACCAGAAGACAAAAAAGATTATTTTAAATGGAGGGAAAAATATGCTAAGTAAATATGAAAAGAAAATTAACGATTTAAAAGAAAATTTAATCTATGCAGTAAATGAAAATTATGAAGGAGAACTTGAAATAGAAGATGTAACAGATTCTGCATATTATAAAATGCTTCTTGAACAAGACAAAAAAATAATTGATGAATCTAGTTATTTTTATGCAGAAGCTGCATCAAAACTTGTTGAAGTTTTAGAAGACTATTGCGACAATATTAAAGAATCTAACAGAAAAACTGTTTTTAGAAATTCGGAAATAGTAGAAGAAACGTTAGAAGATTTATGCAGAGCAATAACAATATTAACCTTATCTATAAGAAAAAATAATGCAGACTGGCAAGTTAAACTAGATAAATATTTAGATGAAGAAGGAAATGATTCTCCAAATAATAATTTAGGAGAAAAATTAACTGATTTATTTAAGAACTTAGAAATAACATTAAAAGGAGACGAAGAAAATGAAGAAAAATAATATTATATCTCTTATATTAATTGTTGCTCTTATTATAATATACATAATTAAAATTGTACAACTTGACATAAAAACAGATGATTTATATAAAAAAATGGACGAGATGCAAAATAATATAAATACTATGTCAGAAGATTTGGTAGTTACACAAGGAATACTAAATGGGCATATTACAAATGAACTATCTAAAGATATCGGAGGTGAATATTAGTGAAAGTATTTTACCACGGAGATATGGATGGTATTACATCTGGGTATCTATTGTGTAAAAACATTATTCCAAAACAAACTGTAGTTGATGCAAAAAAATCTGGAAACAATTTTATTGAATTTGATTATAACAAACAACAGGACATAATGAATATGTACTTAAATCGTTCTGAAAATGTCTATTTTGTAGATTGTTCTCCTGACGAAGAAGTATTAAATTACATTTTAGATAATACTGCTGGAGTGTTTATTATAGACCATCATATTTCAAGAAAAGATATGCTTGAAAAATACCTTAAAGAAGGTAAAATTAATGGAATGTTTTATAATGGCGCTAGTGCAACATTAATTACTTATTGTTGGATAAATATGGTATTAAAAGAAGGAAAAACTGTTGCAGAAGTTAAGGAGTTTTTAGATTGGTTTGGATTATCTAAACTTAACCAAGAAAGAGCTACTGAAATCCCATTATCTATAAAATTGATAAATAGTTGGGATATTTGGAACGGTTTTTATATAGATGCAGAACCATATAAAATAGCTTTTGAAACACAAAAGTTAAGCCCTTTAAACTTTGAGATATTTAATGATTTACTATATAATGAAAGAGTTGTTTCTAATACAATAAAAAAAGGGTATATAATGAAAGAACAAATTAATAGTTGGGCTGAAACTTTTATGGAAAGATATGGATATGAAGTATCCTACAACGGGAATTCATTTTTTGTTGCAAATTTAGGAAATGCAAATAGTAAATATTTTGGAGAAAAAATAAAAGATTATGATGCAGTAATTGCCTATTGTTATAATGGAAACTTATGGACAATGTCAATATATTCAGATGCATCTAAAGATTTTGATTGTGCTGAATTCGCTAAAAAATTTAGTGGTGGAGGTCATAAGAAAGCAGCAGGATTTAGAACAACAGAGTTTCCTGATTGGTTAAAAGCAACAAAAGAAGAATAAAATAGGGAGGAGTTTATAATGAAAATTATCAATGATGATAAATTTTATAATAATATTGACAATGGTTTGTCTAATATAGTTTGCAAATGTGGATGTTGCTTCTCAGCAAGCGAATCTGATATAGAAACACAAGTAATCCCTGTTCCTTATGAAAAAGGAATAAAAAAAGCATTCGGTATGGCAAAAGGATTTGTTTACAACAGATATATTACTTGTCCTAGTTGTTTCAGAAAAATGAAAGTAAAATATTATGTGGAGGATAGTAAAAATGAATGATGTTAATATAAAAGATTATTTAAAAGTTAATACAAGTGATTCAATAAAGCACAGAAATTCTTCATATAGTTATCCGTTATATGATTATGAAATAATTTTAGACAATGGAAGTGATATTATAATTAGAAGAACTTCTGGAACTGGCATTAAAAGAGACTTTTCTATTATCCCATCTGATAATTTAGTATTTATTAGAGATGTAAAAAAAGGCACAGATAAACTTGTGGTTGGTGAAGGACAGATTAATTCGTTTTTCCAAGATGTACCTCGCAATTTGTTTGAAAAACTTAAAAACGATTACTGGCATTGTGAATATTCTACATATTTTGCACCTAGAGTTTTTTCTATGAAAAACTCAGATGTTGTTAGGGAATTTATTAAAAAAGGGTTAAATCCTAGAAAGATTTTTGGTGGAACTCCATCAAGCAACACAGAAAAATACATATTAGCAAAAATGCAAAAGTCTCCGACAACATTCACAAAAATAGTAAACAAGATGCTTGAGATGCAAGACGATTCAAACGTAAACTCTAGTTCAACAAGTGAATTATTAACTAATGTACTTGGTATTGCAGAAAGAATTAACTTTAATAATGCTATATGGATGCTAGACAGATTAGTAGAAAGTAATAGTGAATTTCATATTCCAGCATTTAAAGGATGGTATGGAGAAGCAGTAGATTGGATTCCAACTCTAATTGAAAAGTATAACTTAGATTTCCAATCCTTAATTAACTATTTGTTTTTTGATTTATATACTCAAGGAATTAATTACATAGATGAATCCGTTCTTCAATTATATGACGATACTCTTAATATGCAAACATTAATGTATGATGGAAAGGTAAGAGATAAGTATCCAAAACATTTAAAAGAAGCACACGATAAAGTAACTCTTGTTTATAACTTAAATCAAGAATATTTCGACCATCAGATTGCTGTTAAGTTACATAATGAATGTAAAAATTTGGAGTATAAAGATGAGAACTTTTGTATTATTACTCCAGAAGATTCTTCTGAATTAATAAATGAGGGAATTTCATTACATCATTGTGTAGGAAGTTATGTAGAAAAAGCTAATAAAGGGAAAACTTCAATATTATTCTTAAGAAGAACAGAAACTCCAGATGAATCACTTATTACTATTGAATATCAAGATGGGTCAATCAAACAGGTTAGAGGTCTTTGTGAAAGATTGATGACTACTAAAGAAAGAGAATTCTTTGACAAATGGGTTAAAAAATTTAAAATAAAAGTAGATGGAGAATAAAGGAGGTATATTTATGACAGAGCAAGAAGTTAAACAAACTATAGATAATTTAAAGGATTTTAAAAATACAACTGTAAATTTCAATGAAAACAAAAAAATTTGTGATATATATACAAGATGCACCTTACCTCAAGAAGACTTTTTAGCAAAGGTAAAATCTGTAAAGAAAATAGAGGTTGTGCAATGTGATTTTGGAATTTTTGAATTAATTATTCCAATAAAAGACTTAGAAAAAACATTAGATTCTTTTGTCAAAACTTTTTCAGAAGAATAATTCTATATTATATAGAGGAGTGAAAAATATGGCATATTTTTGTTTAGACTGTTTTAATCTTATTGAAGGAACAAATCTTACATATGAAGATGTAGATTGTGATATGGATTTCTGTGAAAGATGTGGAAAAAATACGAACTGTGTTGTTAGCGTACATAAAAATTCAGAAGAAGAGGAGGATATGTAATTGCATAAAATGGATACTATAAAAAGCAAAATGAAAATAGGGAATATATCTATAGATTGTACTCAACATTTCTCTAGACAACAAAAAGAACACTGGAAAGAATATTTTGGAATTATAATAGAAGATGCTCCAAATACAAATATATTATTTTCTGCAACTGTAAAAGTTCATTGGTTAAACGTAAGAAGTGGCGCTGGAACAAATTATGGTAAAGTAAGTGTTCTAAAATATAACGATGAAGTTAAAATTATTCAAACAAAGCTCATCCGTCTAAATAAATGGGAAACTCCTCATCTTTGGGGACAAATTGCAGAAGAAGATAAAAAGACACTTTGTCAGGAGGAATGGATTTGTTTAGACTATTGTAATTTAATCGACAACTTATAAATCGTTTTTGAGACGTTTTTATATCTAGGCATATAATTTCATTACTTAGCAAAAAAAGTGTCTAGATTTCGATTGTCGTAAGCGTAGGAGGGTATTATGAAACAGTTGGTAGATGATAAAACAATGGAGGAAAATATACAATTGATAGGAGAGAAAACTTGCTCTTACAATGCAGATGCTATAAAAGTTTTAACTCCTCCAAAATACAAGTCAATATTACGCATTGGTAATTTAGACTATATGTGCACAAAATCTTTTACAGAAAAACAAAAACAAAATTGGTTAGAAAATTTTGGTGTAGAAATTATAGATTGTGAGGAAAAAGATAATGAAAAGTATTGAAGAAATAAGAGAAATTACTAGAGATGCTATAGAAAAGAAAAGTCAGCTAGAAAAAGAAGAAAAAAAACTAAAAAAGGAAAAAGTTGCTTTAAAATTCAAAGACTTTGAAATACAGATGGAAGATTTTATAGAAGATGTATTTAAAGAGATTGAAATCCGTGCGAGCAATGGTTTGGGATATGTCTACTATATGTATGAAATTCCTGCTCCTTCTAAAAAATATAATGATGACGCAGAAGATTTTTTAGAAGTTTGTGTTGCATATTTTGAATCATTAGGATTTATCGTAAAATATGAAAAAAGATATAGTGGGTTCCCAGATAAAAAGAACATTTCTGGAATACAATTTGTTTTTTATTGGGGAGAAGATATTGTTAGGAACAACAAACTTACGAATGAGATAAATACAACTATTGAACGTCTAGATGGAGATACTGGTAATATATCAGACGGATACCATACATTTGATGAACTTTACTACCACAGATGCGTATTGTTCTCCCTTATTTGTAATCAAAACAATATTGTTGCTTGGAAAAGTAAAAAACACCATACGGGAGATATGTATGAAGGGATGTTCATTGTTGGTGTAGAAACACCTTATGGACAAGTTACATATCATTACAATTTACAATATTGGGGTATGTTTAAAGTTCAAGAATTGGAATTTGCTCCAGAATGGGATGGAAGTTCTCCAAGTGATTGTATAGAAAGAATGAGAATCTGGAGTAATAGTATAAAATAAAGGAGAAATGTATGGAAAATATGAAGATTAAGTCTACATATAAAATAAGTATAATTTTAGCTATATTTGTTATAGGTTTTATAATAGGTGTATTTATTGCTATATCTACACCTACTCCTTATAAATTTATTTTAGTTCAATACAAATTTGTTAAGGATGGGAATTATTATATTCTAGGAGAAACTACTTCTCCCAATGGATTTGGTGATGTTGATTTATATATAGTAGATGAAAAAGAATATGATGATTTTTTAGAAGGTTTTGAGTATTCAATATCTACAACAGGGATGAATCACTGGAATAAAATGTATAAAAAAGTTAGCAAATATAAACCAATGATTTATGATTAAAGCGGTGGTGAAAAAATGAAGAATAATTTAATAAAAGATTTTTTTCTCAAAACTATATCTTTAAAGGACTACGTTTTCGATGAAAAATGTGGAGATTTATTTCCTTTATCTGAGTTTATCGAAGATGTAAACGATAAGGCTATTATGGATTATGATGGTTTTGGAGATGTAATATATCAAGGAAAAGAAATTGAGAATGCGATTCTTTATGTAGATTTACAATTAGTTGGAATATCTGATAAAGTTTTCTTTACACTAGATACATTATATGGAATATTTGGAAATGACATAAATATTGATTGGCATAACAAATGAGAAGGAGTGATTTTTATGATTAAAGAAATTTTAACATATCCAAAGGACAAGGATATTTTAACTTCGATTAGTACAGAAACAAATTCAGAAGAAAGTAAACAATTAATTCAAGACTTAAAAGATACTTTACATAATACAGAACACGGTGTAGGAATTAGTGCAGTACAAATTGGAGAACTTAAACGAGTATGTGTTATACATTATAATGGGCAAGATATGGCTCTTATTAATCCAGTAATTACTAGGAAAAGGGGAGAAGTAGATTCTCAAGAAGGATGTTTAAGCGTTCCTGAAAAATATGGAACCTTTAAGAGAGCACAAAAAGTTTGGTGTACATATATGGACGAAAATGGAAAGTTTAAAGAAATCGAAGGTGGAGGGCTACTTTCAAGAATAATCCAACACGAATGTGAACATATGGACGGTTGGTGTGAAGTATTCTCTTTAGCCGAGGAGGAATAATTATGGAAACTGGTAAAGAAAGAATTGGTATGGATATTTGGATAGCTGTACGTAATCCAAACTATGGAGAAAAAACCTGTCCCTGCTGTGGACGAAAACTTTCTAAAAAACAAGATAAATACATATTAGTAGAAGGATATTATAATAAAGTAGAATGCGATGGTGAGGATTTGCTTTATTATGCAGAATATGAGAATGAATTAACAGACAAAACAGAAGAAGTTTTAATTAATCGTAGATGGTTGGGAGATTTTATTGATGGAGGTTATTATGAAGAAGACCATCAATTTAGTAAATTTGCTCGTTATTTAAAAAACATATCTATTTTTGACTTAGAATATGCAGAAGATGAAGGAGATTACGCCTTCAAAACCAAAGAAGAAGCAGAAGAATGGTTGAAAAAATTTGGAAAGGATTAGTTGAGTACTTATGATAGAATTTGAAGTAAAAAAACTTAAGGTACAAGTATTTCCAAAAAACATTAAAGTTATTGATTCTTATAAGATAGAAACAAGAAAAGAAATGAGAGAGTTCCTTACTGAAACTCTTGAGAAAGCTCCATTGTATTATAAAAAAAGAAGTATCAATTCTTTAATTAGAGAATGGAAAACACATAATAGGTTTTATAAATTGGGATTATTTATTTCTCATACGAAAGATTGTGATTTTGAATCCGATGAAGCTTTATATAGAAGGTTATTTTATTTCTTTTTTGGTAGATTTTAATAAGGAGGATTTTTATATGTTATTAGCAATTATATTTTTAGTATTATGTATTATTATATCAGCTATTGTAACAATTAATAGTGTTGGTGATATTAAAGATTTCTTTGGCAACTTCTTTGCATTTGCTTTTGTTTTTTTTATCATTCATATATTTTTGTGTATGTTATTGTTAAATTCTTTTATAGTTGATGTAGGAACTACTAGAGAAACCTTATATAATATAGAAGGACTAGAAAGTAATATGGTTACAAGCGAAAATTTATCTGGAAGTTTTATATTAGGATGTGGGACTATCGAAAATAAATCTTCTTCTACAATAAAATATTATTTCTTTAAAGAAACAGAGAATGGAAAAAGTTTAGAAAGTATTGTTGGAGAAAATTCTGAAGTTTATATACAAGAAACAAATGATATGCAACCTTGTTTGATTAAGGAGTATAGTATAAAAAGACAGAATAGATTATTTGAAATCTTGTTTTGGAAAGAAGAAATAAAGGAAGAACTTCGTACTATTTTAGTAGTTCCAGAAAATACTATAAAAATTGAATATAATGTGGAGGTATAAAATTGAGAAATTTAGATTTGTATGTTAAAATTTGTGATAAGTTAGAAAAAGAAAATATTGATGTTGTTTCTTTTGATGGATGCCACGTTAATGCTAAATATGGAGAACTTGATATTGTAATTAGTTTTGAGATGTGTATGTGTCACGGTGGAAGATTAACTATTTCAAGTAAACATTGTAGTTTTTATTATAGAATAGAACACGAAAAGTATGATGAAAGTAAAGGAATCTTTGACCCAGAATCTGAACTAATTTATGAGATAGAAAACGAGATGATTCCTATTATAAAAAGTATTAAAACATATGTATATTCTGTTGAATATTGGAATGAAGAAAAGCCAGACCATCATAATTATTCATACTACAATAGTATTGAAGGACTTTCTAGGTTTATTCTAGAAGAAGATGGAAAAGACATTTTTGCAATGGATGGAGAATATATCCACGAATACCCTAATCCAGATATGGCATCTAAAATTACTATTGAAGATTTCAAAGATGGAAAGCTTTATATATTAAGACAAGATTTAAGCAGAAAAGATGGAAAAGGGGAATGGACAGTAAATAATGAAAAGTGGAGAACAGAACATATGATTTGTAAGATATTTAAGAAAGGAAAGAAAGATAATGGATAGAGAAGAAAGAATTATGAATAGGCTTCAAGAACATTATGACTACATAAAAGATAAATGTCGTTCTAATGGAACTCCCTATGAAGTTGTTGCTTTGTTCCTTCAAGGAAGTCAAAATTATGGATTGGATGTTTATACAGACAATTATATGAGTGATGTAGACAGTAAAGCTATTGTTCTTCCTACATTTAATGATTTTATTCTTAGTAAAGAACCAGTTAGTAAAACTATTATATTAGAGAACGAAGAACATATAGATGTAAAAGATATCAGAGTTATGTTTACTATGTTTAAAAAAGCAAATATTTCTTATCTTGAATTGTTATTTACTGATTACAAAATAATTAATCCAAAATATCAGTCTATTATTGATGAATTAATGAAAATAAGAGATGATATTATTGACTATCCGAGACTTCTTAAGGCTTGCTATGGGATGACTTTGGAAAAAAGAAAAGCATTGTGTCATCCATATCCAACAATTAAAGACAAAATTGATAAGTGGGGATTTGACCCTAAACAACTACATCATATTATTAGATTACATCTTATGCTTGCTACATTATATGAAACAAAACATCTAACAAAAGATAATTTTGTTTTTGATGAAGAACTTAGAGAAGGCTTATTGGATATAAAAACAAATAATGCAGGAATTAGTTTAAATAATGCAATCGCATCTGCTGATGGATTCTGTGATATGACAAAAGAATTAGTTGAAAAAATGCTTCAATGGGATTGGAAAGAACCCCAACCAGAAAAGCTGGATGAACTTCTTATAAGAACCCTTAGACAATATTTTAAGGAGGATATTTTAAATGAACAATAATATTTCTCAAGCTGAAATTTATAGAGCAGCGAAAAACGTAATACATAACGACCTAGGTATTACTAAAGAATATATTAATAATATTATACAAGATACTGTAAAAGCAGAAGTTAATAAACTACTTAATAATGAATCATACATAACTTCTTTAATTAAAGGGGAGGTATTACGTAGTATTTATAATGAAGATAGTAAAACTTGGCATTTAATTAGGGATGCTAGTAGTTGGATTAAAGATGAAGTAACAGGTACTATTGTTAATGAAGTTAAAAATAAATTGGAAATTAGATTAAAAGATGATTATGAAGGACATATAAATTTAGATGAATGGGAACCAGTGAAAGACGAAGAGTCTGGACATTACGTGATACGCCACAAAGTAGGATTAAATAAAAATGGAAAGGGTGATTGGTTATGAAAACTGTATTAGAATTTTCTGGCGATGAAAGAGATGATGCATATAAAGCAATGAGAGTAAATGACCTTATGTATGCTCTTTGGGAGTTACAAAAATATAGAAGAGAGCTTTATAAAGGTTATATAAATGGAGCTATTGTTGTTAACGGAGATAAGGTTCTTGATGAAGAAACTATATCAAAACAAGTTAAACAAACTTATGCAAAAGAACTTTGTCCTGAAGAACTAGACAGTACTCTACCTCCTTTTAAGGATAATAAATCTTATATTCCACAAACTGATGTTTTAAATAGAATAGATGATATTTTAGATGGTGTTAGAGATTTATTAGATTAATAAATGAGGTGTTGATATGGAATATATAAATAAAGAAGATGTTCACATTAATGTTATAACATTTAGCAGCAATTCTCTTTCTGAATTGGAAGAGGACATTAATACATTTTTAAATACAAGACTAAAAAGAAATGATGGTTTTATGTATCCTGATGTTGTTGATATTAAATATCAAGCGATTCAACGAGATGGATATCATTATGAAGGTAGTATTAAATATACTGCTATGGTACTATATAAAGTAGATTGGAGGTCAAATAATAATGAAAGAAAGATTGAAGAACGACTTAAAGCAATCAATGAAAGACAAAAACGTTATAAGGAAAAATACAATACAAATGATTCGAGCTCAAATACTTCAAGTGGAGAAGGACAAACAAATGGAGTTGGATGATAATGCTATATTAGAAATTATTAACAAACAACTTAAACAAAAAAATGATGCACTTGAACAATTTAAAGTTGCTAATAGAGAAGATTTAATAAATCAAACAGAACAAGAAATAAGTGTTCTTAAAGAATATATGCCAGAAACAGTTGATGTTTCTGAAATAGCTGTTAAGGCTGTTGAATTAAAAGTTGCTAATAACTACGAGAAAAAGGATATGGGAAGGCTTATTAAAGACCTTAAAGATTTTTATGGAGTAAGAGCTAATGGTAAGGATATTGCAGATTGTGTAAAATCTATTCTTTAGGAGGGCTTGATATGGAGAAAAAATATATAAAAAATTTGTTTATTGTTTTATTAGTGTTTATTATAATAGTACTTGCAGATACAATTTGGAAAAAGAATCAAGAGATAAAAGAAAAACAAACAAGCATTGATGATTTAAACATACAGATAAACAGTTTGTGGGAGAATGTGCAACAGTTGCAGGAGGAATACTCTAAGATTGTTGATAAATTATATTCTCCAGATAATGGAGGTAACTAGTTTGAGTAAAATAAATAAAAATAAAATACGAATATTTGTTGATGGAAGCTGTGACTCTAATTATGGATTTAGTACTATAGCATATAACATTCAAGATGGTTTCGTTATAAATAAAAAGTTTGTGAAATTAGATTTCATACACAACAAACACTTCGCTAAAAGAATAGATTGTAGCTCTCCTGTTGACGCAGAAATTGATGCAATCGAACTTGGATTCAATGTATTTCGTAGCTGTGTGAATTTTAATCCAATATTTAAAAAATTCCCTGTGAGAGTAAAGTCTGATTCGATATTTGCAATAAAATACATAACCAAAAAGAAAATAACAGAAGGTTTCGAGTTTAATGATGTTCAATTACATAAGATGGATTTATTACATATTCAATATAAATGCTTGAAAGCACTTTATCCAAATTTTGAATTAAGTTTTATCCCTAGTAAGAATAATTTGGCGCATTATAATGCTTATGAAAAACTAAAATGGGAAAGAGCTTTGTATTTTGATAAAAAGGTTGGTGTAGAGAATGGATAATAGAATTAAAGATGGTCTAGTTGATGCTCTAAATGGAGTAATGGACTATAAAGGAGTTATTGCTAGAGACTTGGAAACTGGTGTTGAAATTGATTTTAATAAGGGCGAAGCTAAGGTGGAAACTATGGTTCGTAGTGAAGAGTATTTTGGGTGTCATATGGTAACCTACGTTTTGATGAATATGATTAAGGATTGTAAGGTTGATATCGTTTGTGATGAGGATGATAAAGATTATAAGTATTTATGTAAGTTATTGAGAGTGGATTAATACTGAGAGTAAAATCTCAGTATTTTTTTTATCTAATTTTATATAAAAATATCTAAAAATACTTGACAAGTATTTTAAAATACTGTATAATATATGTAAATTATAGAGGAGGTATTTTTATGATAATTGTAGAAAATTTTATTAAAGATGCAGAAAAAAGAGGAGATAAGGTTTTGAAGTTTAGTGATAGGGGAGATGTGGTATACGACACAGAAGGATTTGACCACACTAGAATTACTGATGCAATATTAATAATGGATGGGAAAATAGTTCCTTTAGAAAAAACTACTACTTGGGCTGCATTATTAAGAAGTGTTAACGCAGCAACTAAAAAGCAAAGAGATAAAGAGGATGTGGCTGAAGAATGTTTTAATATGACTATTGCAGAAGTAACTGAAAAATTTGGATTAGGTATGAACCAAAACTTTTCAATGACTTTGTTTGATGACGATTCTTTTATTAAAAGTAGCGTATATAAAAATAATCAAAATCACGCATTAGATGTTTGGAGAGGGAAAAAGATTTGTGCTGTATATGCTGGAGAAGTCGTTGTGGTACTTAATGCATTAATTGCTAGCTCAGGTAGCACAGAAACAGATGGAGGAGTTACTTTATTGGTAAGCTATCGTAAAAGAGGAAATGTAATGGAAGGTGTAAGTGAAGGTGTAGAACAACTTTGTGAAAATATAAATGGATTTGTATCACAACACACTTTTGCTAAGCAAATAGGATTGTCTGATGAGAGGATTCGTGATGTCATTTATAAAAGTTGTTTTGAACAACTTAAGAAAGGGTTAGAGGGCTCTTATAAAACAGAAGATGGTGAAATATTTCAAATTATTGTCGAAAAAGAGGATAAAGATAGTAGATTGGATACAGTTAATAAACAAAAGATTTATGATATGATAGATGATATATCTGCTCAATTAGATGGAATTAAGAAAATTTTAAATGATTTACCACAAATGGAAGAAGGTGAGGAGTAATGTCTATGGATTGGAGATTAGAGCCTATTACTAGAAAGCAGATTGCTGCACTTAAGACTGCGGATGATTGGTTTACGTTTGATAGATTGGAAGGAATGACAAAGGGCGAAGCTTCTGATTATATTGAAGAATATTATAAAGATGGAAGGATTATTGAAGAGAATATTAATATGAGATATAAGAAGGAGAAGGTTGAAGGTGTGAATGGTAGTAGGAATGAGATTAATAGTATTGTGAGGGATATTGTTAATGAGGCAGTTAGGATTGTGATGAAGAGGTATGAGGTATAGGGTTTAGGTAGAAGGTTGTGTAGAAGGATTTAGGGTGGTCAGGTTTTGGGTGACACCCTATTTTTGTTTTTGGGAATATGTAAAAGGTGGGGGGGGGGTATGTAGCTGACTTGACAAACCTTTGTCATTTGTGTTATAATAAATAAGAGGTGATTGTATTGGAAAATTATATAGGCAAAACACAAATTGTTTCTGGCACTTCGATTAAACTTACTGTTATAGACCAGAAAGACGATAAGCTAATTATTGAATTAGATGATGGAAGATATTTTAAATCAACTATCGCGAATTGGAATAAAGGCTTTGATAAATTAAATAATTTAGCTTCATCATATAAAGATTTAATCGGTAAAAAAGGTATAAATAAAGATGGAAGAGAAATGGAAATTTGCGAAATACGAGATTTGTGGAAACCTCGGGAAAGGATTAAAAATTAATGTGCTATTTCCTGATTCTGGCTTTATTGCTAAAGCTACATTAAAGGCTTTTGAAGAGGGAACTGTACAGGTTCCAAGTTTAAATAGTAGACAATTTAAAAGAGTATCTGATTATGAAAAACATATTGGAGAAAAAAATATTAATCAGTACGGAGAAAATACTGTTATTGTAGATTATATAAATGCAAATAATGTTATAATAGGATTTGATGATGGTTCTCAAAAACAGGCAAAATATAGAGATTTTACTAATGGGCTTATGAAAAGTGATTCTTTAATTCGGAAAAGAGACAAAAGAAAGAAGTAAAAAACTAGCAAAAAATTCAAGGCTTGGAGAAGAAAAAATGTCTAATAGTTCTGGATTGATGAGAATCGTTGAGTATAACTCTACAGCAGATATAACAGTTCTTTTTGTTGATGATGGAACAACAAAAAAAACTACTTACAAACATTTTCAAGAAGGAAAAGTTGAAAGTGATTATATGAAAAATCAAAGAGAAAAGGAAATTCAATATAGAAAAAAACTAATTGAAAAACAACGTCAGGAAAGTCTTGAAAGAAAAGATAAAACTGGAGAATCTATTATTTTAGATAATGGAATGGTTGCTACTATTACAAGATTTAACAACCAAAATGATATGGATGTTTTTATTAGTGGGGAAATTATTAGCGGAATAACTTATCCATCTTTTAAGAATGGAATGAAAGATTGGGTTAAAGAATATGATAGAGAACATATGGTTGGAAATGTAGTTAAAAATAAACATAATACTAAGGCAATTATTCTTAGTTTTAATAAGAAAGACTTAACTTTTGATTTGAAATTAGATAATGGATATAAGTTTAATAAAAAATGTCTTGAGGTTGAGTATGGGATTTTTACAACTCCTTATGATAAAACTGTTGGTGGAGTTGGATATTTGGGAGAAAAATATACTCGCGAAAGTAACAAAAGACTATATCAAATGTGGTATGGAATGTTAGATAGGGTTATTGTTCAAGGCGCTAAAGATAAGAAAAGATATGCTGCATATGAAAATTGTTCTATCTGCGATAGGTGGCTTAATTTTAGTAATTTTTGTAATGATGTCTTAAATGTGTGGTATGATTGTGATGAACAATTAGATTTAGATAAAGATATTAAATATAAAGGGAATAAAGAATATGCTCCTGATAAGTGTTTGTTAGTACCACACGGAATTAATCAATTATTTTCTCATTGGAAAGGAGGAAGGGGAGTTACTCATCAAGTTGGGGTACAATATGTAACAAACGGAAAGAGAAAAGGAACTTGGGAAGTGAAACCTTGTGGAGCGTATACTTTTGATGGGAAATTTAGGACGGGAGTCCATAAACATTTTAAAAGTGAGATTGAGGCTGGAGAGTATTATAGGGAAATTAAACACGAGTATGTTAGGAAGGTTTTGAAAAGTTATGAGGGGAGGATTCCTGATTATGTGATGAATTATTGTTTGAGGTTTGAGTTTGAGAGGGATGATTATTCAGTTAGTAGTTGTAATGGTTGTAGTGATGTGGGAGAGTAGGTGAGCTCTCTCTAGTTTTTATATAGGGTTTGTTTAGAGAGGTGCATATACCCCAAAACGAACATTTGTTCGCTCAAATTATGTAAACCACGGGGTACTCCGAACAACTGTTCGACCTCAACCAAAAATCCAAAAACGAACATTTGTTTTATTTCTGCATAGTGGGGGTATATCGTTTACATAAAAAGACGGGGAACATTGTCCCCGTTTTATCTTCCAAATAAAAACAATACAAATATAATAAATATGATTAGTTTTGCAATGATGAATAACACTTGACCACCTCCACAAGCTCTAAAATCAATTTACAACCGTTTTTTAATATTCGACAATATAATTACTATAAAAATAATTTTCTAGTGTTTCAGCCTCATTGTATGCGTTTTCTGTGTCAATTTGTTTTAATATGTCGTTTATATTTTTTTCTTCCATTTTCTCCACTTCCTCTCTTTTGTTTATTAGTACTCATAGTAGTATTTGATATAGTCGTTGTCTATGTGTAGTGTGATTAGTTCTCCTGTGTCTGTTTGTTCCACCTGTACGACCTCAACCGTCTTTTGTGTTGTGTGTTTGTGTATCAATAGTGATACACAAACAACTATTATATAACTAACTAGTAACAATATTATTTTAATGTATTTATTCATATTATAACACCTCTTTAAATAACCATTTTAGTATTATGCCACCACATACTATAAAATAACATATACAATATATTTTACTAACTGCGCATAACTCAACTATTGCTCCTAATGTTCCAAATAATAGCAATATACAAGCAACACCGAATATTGATATTACACTATAATATATTATTTTTGCCACTATTTCTGCAAATATATTTTTGATTTGTTCCTTTTTTGTTTTTTTGTTTCTTCTGTTTCTCATTTTTTCCATTTTCTTTTTCTCCTCTTCTTTTTTATTTTTGTTTTGTCGAATAATTTTTTGTTATTCTAATTATATTATTCGACAAAACTTTTTTTATTCCTTCTTTTTTTTTGTAATTTTTTTATTTTTTTTGTAATTTTTTTGTATTATGATTTCAATATATTTGAATATTGTTCAACTCTTTTTTCTGTTCCATTCATAACTACAATAAATATTTGACCTTGTTTTCTCTGTTCTCTTGCCGTCCTTGTAATGTATGACTGTATTTTACTTGTCGTGTTGCTATAATAATTTACATCAATTTCAAGTTCTTTTGTCTGTGCATCCGTTCCGTTCCATTTTGCAATTACTGTATTGTAATTGATTAGTGCTTTTCGTTCTGTATCAATGTATAAGTGTTGTGTTTTTGCTTTTGTTCTCCCCTCTTCTCTAATAAAAGTTTCAATAACGTCAATGTTTTTCATAATATAACCACCTTTCAAAAAAAATATTTTTTGTCCTTTTTTGTAGGACACCGTCATTATATAGGATTTATTTTTTTTTGTCAATACTTTTATTGTAATTTTTTTAAATTTTTTGTAATTTTTTTGTGTTTTCCTTGATATTCCTAGTATGTCCCACAAAAAAAATTTTATACATATAAACAAATGTTTGTAAAAAAACTTTTCCTGAAGAAAATACAAACAAATGTTTTATAGAACAAATGTTTGCTCCTGCTGGTGCTGGTACAAAAAAAAAGAATATAATATTTTTATATTTTATAATATTTTTCTAGGAAAAGCCCTATTATTGCGTGTGCGTGTTCGTTCGGCAAACTAGGGTAAATTTATTTTTTTTTATATTATTCGGTTATTCTGTTTTATTTACTATTGTATATTGATATATATATTAAATATAAAATAAAATTGAATTACAATAAAAAATATGATAAAAAGCGAACTTTTTTAAATTAGTTCGCTTTTTATTTTTTGTTCACATAATACAACTGCTTCTTGATTTAATAATGTTTTTATGTCGCTTATTGCATTTACAACTTGTATTCGTTCCACAAAAAACATTTCTATTATATAACTTTTTTCTATCGTTTTAGTTCCGTCTGTATGAGTATATACTCCATTTCCTAGATATTCAGTCATTCCAGTTATTCCTTGCTTTGCTAAACATTTACATATAATATCTATTGCTTTTTTTGTTGGAATTTCTTGTTTTTTCGTATCCTTATCATTTAATCCTACATACAACTTATACATAATAACTTCATTATTTTCCATAATATCTACCACCTTTTAAAATTTTATTTTTTCGGTTATCTTTAACCGTTTTTTACATTATAACATATATTTCTTATTTTGTCAATAACTTTTGTCAAAAAATTTTATTATTTTTATTATAACCATTTTTTATAATTTTATACAATAATTATAAAAAATTTTCTAAAAAATATATACAATACATTTACTTTACATAAAATTGGTAAACATATTGTATATATTCATCTATTTATTTAAAAAGTGGTATTATTGCATATATTATATTATTCGGCAATTCTGTTTTATCTACAATTCCTATTATTGCAATACTTGTTTTAATCGGTAAAACTACTGTTTTATAAATATTGTCAAGTCTTTTGTGTTTCCTATTATTATATCTGTATTTCTTTGTATATATGTTTCATAATCAGCTTTTAAGCAATAATCTATGTTTTTATTATGATACACTTTTTCAATAGTTTCAGCTTGTTCTAGTATATCGTACCATTCTTGGTCTGTCAAGGTTTCATTATCTTCTATTCCTAAATATTCTATTATATCATTCCTACTCATATAATCTATATTTCTTCCATTCTCTGTGTAATTTTCCATAACCTTTAATTCCTTTCTTTTTATTATAATAATATTATATCACATTTATTTTATTTTGTCAATACTTTTAGTTTATAAAAAACTAAAAATCTAAAAATTGAAAATCTAAAAAACTAAAAATTGAAAATTCAAAAATTTTACTTTTCAAAAATCTAAAAATTTTAAAATCTAAAAAACTAAAAATTTACTTTTTGAAAATTCAAAAATTTTAAAATTCAAATTTTGAAATAGGGAATTTCCCTATTTCAAATCTAAAACTTTTATTCTGTATTCATAATCTTTACTGTCGAATTCATACCAACTTACTAGTCCTCTTTTATATGCTTTTTCGTGTCTTTCCAATTCCTCTTTACTTAATCTACTTTTACAAAATTCAATAGCTTGTTCCATTGTTTTGTAACATTCTTGATTTATTCCTATTGAAGTCCAGTCCTTATTTTTTTTAACTCTTGTAATTACTAAATAAATTTCCATTTTTTGTACCACCTTTCTTAATTTCTATATATATTATATCATATATTATTAACATTGTCAATAGTTTTTTGTAAAATTTTTATAAAATTGTCAAGGTTATTTTCCTTGACAATTTATATAGTTTCTACAACTTGAACCACAACAATAACCATAGTTATCACAAAACATATTTTCTGCAAATCCTCTTTCTATTTCTTCTATTTCCCTGCTTTCCATTTCCTCTTGAATATCTTTGCATAAGTCCTTTGCTTTTCCTACAAAACAATAATTTCTTTCTTTTAATGTTATCATAATATTTACCACCTTTCCTAATTTCTATGTATATTATATCATATATTATTAACATTGTCAATAGTTTTTATTCAAAAAATTAAAAATTTAAAAAATAAAAAAGCAAAATTTCAAAATCTAAAATTTAAAAATCTTGCTTTTTATATATAAAATTTTTGAAAGATGGACTAATTCATTAACATTGATTTTTTTCTAAAATCAAAATTTCCAAAATTAAAAATATCAAATTTTCTACCATTTATTTCTGTTTTGTCATTTCCTTTGAAATATTCCTGTGTGCATAATTCAACTGCCTGTTCCTCATTATCTAATACTATTATTGTATTTTTATTTAATTTAACTTCAATATTTTTTCCCATTTTTATTACTTCCTTTCCTGCTTAAATACTTTCTATAATTTCAAAATCGTACCATTCGCCCTCTTTTTCAATTAGGGACTTTATTTTATTTTCAACTGCTTTCCTGCTTTTAAAAACTTTCGCTTGTTTTTCCCACCTTGTACTTAAAAATCCAACTCTTTGCATCCTTTGAAAATAACCTGTGTTGTCTTTTTCTACTTTACTACTAAAATAAATTACATAACTTTCTTTTTTCTTTTCCATATTTACACCACCTCAAATAATAATTTTAAATTGCAAGTTTTAATTACCCAAAACTTGCAAAAAGGTATTATTTATTATGAATTTCAACTAAAATGTCGAATAAATCATTATTGATTTCTTTAAATTCTCCATTGACTTCCATAAAATCAGTAAAAATATAGTCATTATTTCCTTTACTAACAACTGTGAATACATCTGTATCTTTAAGTGTAAAATATAAACAACTGTCTATTCCACCATTCCAGTATGTTCTTACAATAGGTATACCCTCAATTAGCCCTACATATATGTTTTGTTTTGTTTTTGTCAATTTTAATTCCATTTTATATTCCACCTTTCCTCAACTTCTGTATATATTATATCACACATTACTTATTTTGTCAATAGTTTTTTAAAAATTTTTTATTTTTATTCTTCTGCTTGTATCCTCATAAGTTCTTTATCTGTATTGAATAAATAGTCGCCGTCAATATCTGCTATACTACAATTTAACATATTATCTATATTTCCATTTTTATCAATAGATATAGCCATTATTGTATTACCATTATAATCTTCAATTTCTATAATTTTGTTTACTACATTTTCCATTTAATCACTTCCATTCTTTTTCTAGGAGAAGAGGTCTATCCCTCTTCTTCCTCTTCTTCAAGTTCTCCATTTGCATTTAAACCTAAATTTGAATATATCTCATCTCTTTCAAACCATAAGTAGTCGTTTACTTCTGTATCTGTTGGTATTTCGTCAAAAAATACTTGTTCTAATAATTCCATAAGTTCCTCTTCTTTGTCTGATTTTTCAATATCTTCTAATGTATCTACTGCACCACTCCAACTGTTGTCTTTCAATTCTTCAAAACCAAAATCTTTTTTAATATACATTTTTATTTCCACCTTTCTTTATTTATTGTAATTATATTATAACATATATTTTTGAATTTGTCAATAGTTTTTAAAAATTATTTACTTAAAAAATAAAAAAATAATATCATTAACACAAATTTACATATAATAAAAATCAAAAATTTCCTCCTAACTATATTGGAGTGTTACCACTCCAATATATTAACATTCAAAATAAAATATCAAGTCCATACTGTCTTTTACTTTATTATATTCAAAATCTTCTTCAAGTTCTTTTCTTTGTTCTTCGTCCATTTCCTGCATATTTCTTAATAGTCTACCATAAAATCCTTGACTATAAGATAATTCCCTAACAATTTCTAATGCTTTTTCAAATGTCATAAATTTTTCTTTTTCCATAATATATTCCACCTTTCCTTTGATTTATATATATTATATCATATATTATTCATTTTGTCAATAGTTTTGTATAAAATTATTCATAAATTTTTTCCCACAAATTGTTTATTCCTATCATTTCTGCAAAATCACTTTTCATTTTAGAATATAATTCCTGTGTTAAGTCATTATAGTTACTTGCATAACCATAATTTTCGCTTTCTACTAATACAAAATTGATTTTTTCCATACAAATTAACAAGTTCTCTAATGCTGTTATATCTGTATATTCCTCATAGTGTTCTCTGTATTCTTCATTTATTTGTCTTTGTAGTTCTTCTATAATTGCAATATCACAACCATTACATTCTTTTAACTTTTCAATATTTAAAAATTCCATATTCCCACTCCATTCTTAAATTTCTTCATAAATTCTTTCCAATAACTCTTCTAGGTCGTTGTTTTCTCTAATTAAAGTTTTTAATGTTGCGTCTTTCATATCTTCAAATGCTTGTTTGTTAGCATACATATTTTGCATACCACCTAAATTGTCCCATTCCATTTTTGCCCATTCGTCAATATTTTTGTTTAATTGTCTTTGTCTTTCCTCAATACATACTTTTACTAATTTGATTTCATTGATTTCTAATTCCATAATAATTCGCTCCTTTATTTATATTATTTCCTAACTATGAGTATATTATACCACATATTTTATATTTTGTCAATAGTTTTTTATAAAAAATCAAAATCTTCTATTTCATTTAATTTGTAATTATCTACCCAATAGTCAAATTTTTTTCTTTTATCTTTTTGTTTTAAAATTTCTTTATTTTTATTTGCGTTTTCTTCTGTTGTAAATATTCCTATTATTTCCTGCTCATTATCTTCTAAACAACCGTATGGGTCGTAAATTCTTCTTAATAATACATATACCATATTTTCCATTTTTTATTGTTCCACCTCTTTCTTAATTTCTAAATATATTATAACATATTTATATGCAAATGTCAATAGTTTTATTCAAAAAAATTAAAAAATTTTACTATCGAACGGGCGTTCGTTTTAAAAACGCACCTTTTCCATTATCCTTATTATATCACATTTTGTCAAGTTTGTCAAGTACCAAACATTTGTTCGTTAAAAATTGTGCAAACAAATGTTCGTATAAATAAAAAAAATAGTAGGTTTCCCTACTATTTCGGTGGTATCTATATTATAATTGAATATTGTCTTTTAAGTATTCGATTTCATCTTCTGTAAATATGTTCAATAGTTTTTCATTGTTTTCTTTTATAGCATTGTATATTTTCTTTCCCTCTTGCAAATTTTCATACCCAAACTCTTCCATAAACTCAACTATATCTCTATCATATATACAAAAGTAATCACTTAATAAACACCATAGAGCATTGACTATTTTATTCATTCCATTTTTTTCTGTTAGTATTTCAAGTCCCCAACCCTCACTATATTCAAAGTGTTCTTCTTTATTATCTGTAAATATTTCTAACTCATAAAGATAACCTTTGCCATAGTCTACTCCTTTTCCTTTTATTACAAAGTTCGCTTTTTCTAGTATTTGTAGGACTTTGTCCTCATTTTCTACATACTCCTTTAAATCTCCAAAGTCTGTGATTTTATAAGCTCCATAAACTAAATCATTTTTCTCTTCCACGATATTTTACCTCCTATTTATTTATTATAAGTATATTATACCATACTTTTATGACTTTGTCAATACTTTTATTAAAAATTTATTAACTTTTTAACCATTGGTCATATATATAATCGTAGTCAACTTCCATTAAAGTTGCTAATTTGTTGAATATTCTTTCTCTAACTATACTGTCTATTCCATTCCCTATTACCTCATAAATGTCCTCATAGTTATCTAGTGCCTCAAAAATATCCTCAAAAGTTACTGTATCTTTGATTTCCTCTACTAAATCATCTGTTGGATATTCTCCTCTGTACCATTCTTTTACATTTAATTTTAATTTGTTTTCTTCCATATTTAAACCCTCCAAAAACTTTATTTGTTAGTAGTATATCCACCAACGATTGTAATTATACCATATTTTTATAACTTTGTCAATAGATTTTTCAAAATTAAAAAATTAAAATTTAAAAAACAAAAAATTAAAAATTGAGATTTCAGCATTTAAAATTTAAAAATTAAAAAATTTCAGTTCTTCTATTATTGCGTATGTGCGTACAATCGGCAACTTTAGGATTTTAAAAATTAAAGTTTTGAGATTTAAAAATTGTATTATTGTGTGTATGCGTTTTATTCGCCAAAATTTAAAATTTAAGACTTTTAATATTCTAGGATATGAAATTATATTATTGCAAATTAAAAATTAATCTATGGCTATTCTCGTGCGTACAAATTATATATTTTCTCCACATTTTATCATTTTACGATAATTAGGGGAGTAAATATACAAAAAGGTCGCTTTCCACCAAATACATTATACCACATTATATGTCAAATGTCAATACCCAAACATTTGTTCTTGCAAACATTTGTTTGATTTTGTATTGTAATTTACATAATAACTTTATATAATTTAATGATTATGTAACATTGCACAAAATATGTCTTTTGTGCAATTAGAACTTTACAAATATCTGTTTGTTTAAAATCGACATAACGCAGTCGTACCAATGGATTGCTCGTTTTGTATTTGTTAGCATTATGTAAACTTTAGCATTTTTGTTTACATAAAAACATTACATAATATTGGTTTACACTTTTCATTATGAAAAACTTTGTTTACATAATAAGTTGCGTCTTTAATAAGGTTGGTCTGTGATAGAATAGTTGGTTGGAATGTCGTAGTACAAAAATATTACAAATTTGTTGGATTTATTTTGTAATATTGTGGGGATTGTGGTACGAACATTTGTTTTAGCGAACATTTGTTCGGTAGGAGAAAAAGCAAAAATCGTTCGTTTCATCAGCAAAAACAAAATTTTCTTTTTTCTGTATAAAAGAGTGTATCACTTCCCCACCACACTACACCACAACCTACCACTACCACAACTCAACCTCTCCCAAAACCACCAACCACAACAAAATCACACCCTCTACCACACCTCTCTACCTACCAACTATACCACCCTACAAAACCATAAAACCAACCAACCCACCCCTCTACCACTACCCACTACCACAAAAAAACCTACAAAATAAAACACTACACTCAACCAAAACTAAAAACTTCCAAAATTTACTACAAAATAAATCCCTCTCCACCCTCTACAACACAACACAAAAAAATCCACCTCACAACACCCCTACAAAACAAAAATATAAACCCACCCCTAAAATTAAAAAATTAAAAATTAAAAAATTCCATATCCTACAACACTTTTCAAAAATTATAAAACAAAAAATTCCAAAAATCAAAAATTAAAAAATCTAAAATTTTCTCAACTCAAAAAACAAAAAACTAAAAATTTAAAAATAACAAAATCCAAATCTAAAAATTAAAAATAATACATTCCTACACGCACCACAATCAATTTCTACCCACTTTCCCTACCTAACCCAACAAACTATACCTTTAAAAATTAAAACCCCTTAAAATCGAAATATGACAAACCTAAAAAACAAAAAAAAGAGAATTCTACAAATTCTCTTTTTTAACCCTTTTATATCAACTAAAATTTAAAATTTTACACTTATTCATCAAGAGAAATACCATAATCTCTTTTTAAAATAGTAACTATTTCATTCTGTGCAGTTTCCACAAACAAAAGTTTTCCATTCTGTCTTACCTCATACTTTGGTGTAGTTTTAGTTTTCTCAATTTCCAACTTTAAACTTTTAGGACTAATTACCAAAATATCATTTTTTGACTTTTTAGAGTTCATCACATAATATTTTCTTTTACCCCTACTCAACACTTGTCTTAAATAAGAATAACTTGTCAAACTCTTTTTCAATTCATTCTCAACATTCTCTACTTCTTTATAAAGGTTAGTATCTGTTAGTTGTTCAATTCTAACACCATTATTACTTACTTTATAAACAGTTGTTTTATAAGAATAATATCTATTCCCTTTTCTATCGAACATTTGTTTTTCCTCATATAAATCCCTAATATCATCATAAGACATATAACTAATATCAGCAACCTCTTTTAAAACTAAACTATCACTAGCATTTCCATTTTTTATTTTTTCAACTTTTAAACAATACATAATATCTACCTCCACTTTTTATATTATTCTTTAATAAGAATATATGATATAACTTACTTATTGATTATATTATACAACGAACAATAGTGAGTACATATAATATAATTAACTTATTGATTATATTATATCATATATTCCATAAAAAGTCAATAGATTTTTCAAATTTTTTAAACTTTTTTAATCAAACATTTTTTTAATTCTCAAACCTAACTCTTCTAATCTACAAAATTGATTATGTCCTCCTGTGAAATCTTTTTCATTTTCAGCACTTCTATATAAAACATTATCAAATTCTGTACCATTCTCTCTCAAATCCTCAACAGAGAAATAAACAAATTTCTCACTACCTATTTTATTTACAAAACCATAAACTTCAAAGTGTCCTAATTTCACATTAACATTATATTCGTTCCCCAAATCATTCTTCAATGCCTTTTTAAAATCAGCAAAGAACTGTTTACATTGTTGGGTAGTAATAGAACTTGACACAAATTCCATATCTCCATACATTTTTCTTAAATTAACCAAATTCAACTTTAATTTTTTACCAATCCATTCAACCTCACAATTATTTTCTCCTGTTTCATTTAATCTATAATCAACCATTTTACAAAATCTCCTTTCTATTCTAATGTTTCCTTATCATATAATTTATCATATAATGTATCACTAACAACTGTATCAATATACTCAAACAACTCATCATCATTATATAAACTTTCCACCATATCGTCAAAATCATTTTCTGTTATTTCATCTAAAGGTACACTTTCCTTTAATTCAATTTTTGTTTTAATATAATCTGCCAACATAAATTCTAAAAAATCATATATTGCATTATCTCTATTAGTTTTATTATCAACAAATTCTTTTAACTTTTCAATTCCCATTAAACCTCACTCCCAACTTTAACAATTTTTAATTCTCTTTTACTACCAAAATCTTTTGTAATAATGTATGCTTTTTTATAACTACATTTTAAACAAATATTTGTTTCTGTATCCCAAGAATATGAAAATCTACTATACCCTCTGTCATATTTACCAACTTTAACTATTGGATATACATTTGCATACAATACCTTATAACTTCCCTCAATTTTTTCATATAAAGCCTTTTTAAAGACTTCAAAACAATTACCATATACTTCATATCTAATCTCTTTTGCAAATTTATCTTCCATTTTCTTCACAAAATTTTTGTCTTGTTTATCTTTCCATTCGGTATATTTTTTCCAATCTTCATATTCTCTATTACTTTCTTTTTCTAAAGTACTTCTCTTAATACCTGCAAAATCAAATATTCTTTCCCTATATAAATTACCTTTCCTAATATATAAATCGTCATAACTATCTATATTGTTTTCTCTTAAATATTCCCTAACTTTCCACATAGCATACTCAAAATTTTCTGTATTGTCATTTATTGTACTTATTTGTATATTTCCACTTTGCATATCCTCATATAAACATAATAACTTATCCTCAAAACTATATCCCTCATAATCTTTACACAATTCATAAGTCTTATATGTTTTAGGTGTAACATTATTACTTGCAATACATACCTTTATTTTATTATTTTTCTTATCTAAAGTAATTCTTTTACATAATTCAAAACTCATAATATTTTCTCCTTTCTAAAAAGTATAATCGTAATACTCATCTCTTTTTCCAATCACAACTCTTTCCTTACTGTCTTTAACTCTCCAAATTCCATTCCTACAATAGATTTCAAATTTCATACCTCTATCATCTTTTTCGTATCTGTATTCTTGACTTTCACTATAAGAACCTGTGTTATCAATTCTAATAGCATTATCTCTTTGAATAATTGCCCTACATTTACTCTTTATTTCTATAACAGTACAAGCAATTCTATCACTATACATATAAATTGTAGCACCAACACCAACCCTTATTTCATCACTAGCTTGTCTTTCATTTAATCTGTTTGTTAAACTACCATACATAAATATCAACCTCTTTCTTTTTATATTATTTCCTAACTATAAACATATTATACCATATTTTATTAATTTTGTCAATAGTTTTTTAAAATTTTTTATACAAACATTCAATTATAACAAAATATTATTTAACTCATTAATTTTCTTTTTGTTATCTTCTATATTTTTTGTGTATTCTTCTATCTCTTTTTTGTATTGCTCAATCATAACATTTCTCTTATTATTTAATACCCTAACTATAAAATCATATATACTTAAATCTTCTATTTCCTCATCATAAAATGCAAAAGTAGGCAATTTTGTTAGTCTAAAAGAAGAGTTACTTACACTAGCATTTTTCCTAATTTTACTACCAAAGCTATATGCTCCAAAATCTTCCCAAGCATAAATAGTTTCATAGTCAACCATAATTTGACTTCTCCAAACTCCAATATGGAATAGTTCAGTCATCATTGCATAATCTATATTATATTTTTGCCATAACTCTTTAATACCTTTTGCTATGTTTTCAGTAATAATTGAATGAATATTATTTCTCCCATTAAAATTATATTTTTCATCAAGTTGTAAATCATCTGTAATATATTTATTACAAAATTCTTTAAACTCACTCATTTTTATTTTCTTTAAAATATCCATAATACCTTTCTCATTCAAAAACTTTACACTATTTTTCATTTTTAAATCCTCCCTTATATTACCAATTATATATTAAATCTTTTAAACTTTTTTAATAATCTTCTTCCTCATCTTCCAAAGCCCACTCAATATCTTCATATCCTTTTAATTTCTCAAATTCTTCACTTTCTATTAACCACCATTCATCAATAACTAAAGCATTTCCTCTCCAACATAAATCAAACATAAAACATAAATTATTGTAATAAAAAGCTATCCTGTGATAATACATATTATTAGATTTTTTTAATTTATAAGCAATATTATAATCAGCATTTTCAATACCTAATATATCATAAACTCTATCACAAATTTCATAAGCTAGTTCCTTGACACTATAACATATAAATCTATCATTTAACCAATCATTCATCTTTTCTTCCAAATCAATTAAAGAAAATCCAAATTTTTCTTCAAATTCATTATCCTTTTCATCTTCTAAATATTCTCCACCTAAAATTTCATTAACATAATTCTTCATTAAATATCCCTCCACAACTTTATTTATTATATACATTATATCATACTTTTATACATTTGTCAATACTTTTAATCAACTTTTTTTAATTTATATACATAACCAAAATCATTATCTGTTGCAATCCTAACCTCCAACTTATCAAAATCAAAATAATAATTTACTCTATTTACCTTAACATTATTCATTTTATTTTGCATTGCATAATCCAACGCATATTTAAAATACTTCTTTTGTGTTTGTGTTATGTATTCTTTATGTCCGTCATCACATTTTCTCAAATCTAAAATATACATATAAACCTCTCCTTTACTTATATTATTTCCAACTTCATATATATTATACCATACTTTAATTATTTTGTCAATAGTTTTCTTAAAAATTTTTTTCTAAATTTATATTTATATAATCTAAATTTTCGATTATATTTTCTGCCTTTTGAACTATATTCTCAAAATTATTTTTTAATTCTTTTCGTACTGCATTTTCAATACATTGATTTTCTTCTTTAATCAATTCAGTTACAAACCTTACAAAATCAAATTCTATTCCATTTATTTTTAATTCAATATCAAATACAAAATTATCCTTATCTCCTTTTTCAAATGCCTTTTTTATTATATCTGTACTTTCATTTGTATTATCTTGTCCTAATATCTTACAAATAACATAATATATATCATTTGTATTGTTTGGATTGATTTTTATTTCCATAACACACCTCCATTATAATATACCACACACCATAACTCCCAAAAACATACATAACTTTAATATATCAAAATTTTTAAACACTAAATCACAACCTTTCTATATTATATCATAATCGGTATTATGATTTTTTAAATACTCATCTTTGTTTTGTAGAAATTTTTTATATTCAATTAAAACAGAATTTTTTATATTTATTAAATTAAATTTTCCACAATCCATATAATTTTTATTTCCATTATTGTCAACATAATACATTCCATAATCTAATAAATGTAATGCTTTTTCTTTATGAACATAATTATATTCTATTCCAAAACATTCTTTTGAATAATTTTCTTTATCTATTGCTTTTGCCTGTTCTTCTAATTGTTTACATTCAACCAATTTCAATTCAACAACAATATGAGTTGTTATATTATCTACCTCTTCAAAATCAGTAATTCTTTGTATGTTCTTAACTAAAACTAATCCCATAAATTACTCCTCCTCAAATATTTCTTTAATATCATCAATTCCTAATATTTCTAATGCCTTATTTACTTTATTTTTAAATATTTCTTTTTCCTCTTCTGTATTTATTTCTATTCTTATTTCTTGATTGATTTCCCTAACCTTTTCTAATATACTTTTATCTAACCATTCCTCATCATAATCGTAAAAACTAATTGTAAACCAATATTTTCCATTTTCAGTAAACTCGACATAACAATTATATATAAGACTTTCTTCTTCGTTGTCTGTTAGCTTTTTAGGGAATATTTTTAAATCATTTATTAACTTATCATATCCCCAAACCATTAAATTTGCTACAATATCTCCATTGTCATCTAAATCGTAAATATCAATATCTTCGTTTGTATCAATATCAAAATCTCTAGTTTTAAAATAACCATTACTTTTAATTTCCATAATATCCCTCCTATTCTGCTTTTATAAAATCTCCGTCATCATTAAAATAAAATCTTCCTATTAAATCTTCCTCGTGTTCTCCCCAATATGTTACTTCAATTACTGTCATATTGTCCTCTTCATCTTCATTAACTAATAAATGTGATTGTTCATTAACATAAATCATAAATTTTTCAAAACTTTGTTTTGCTCTTTTTTCTAATTCTTCAAAATAACTCATAATTATTCCTCCTCCTTAAAATATTCTTTTTCTTCTTTCAACCATTCTTTTAATCTTTCTATGTCGTCATCATCAAACAAATTATATTTCTTACCTAATTCTATAAAATCGTTTATATCTTTTTCCATATCTTCTACTCTCTCATAATCTTCTTCATCTGTGTAATAATCTACCATACGATAAAATACTCTTTCAATACAATCTCTTAAAGTTCCTGTATCAGTATCTTCATCTCCAAAATATCCTACAAATTCATCATTATCGAACTCCAAATCTAAAATGTTATATCTTCCGTTTGAATATTTTACTAATCCCCATTGATACCATTCGCAAAAATCTGTCAAATAAGTAGCAAGTTTATTATCTTCTTCTCCTAATTCTTGTAAAAATGAGGTTTCTTTATAATTTAAACCAAATTCACTTTCATATCCTGTTGCATTTATTAAATCCTCTACACTTAAAATTTTAACCTCTTCTGCTTGATAATCTTCAAGACTTCCAAAAGTAAATCCCTTTCCCCATTGAAATTCAATACATACAACATTCCCTTTTACTCCATTAATTTCTGCTAGATGAAAGAAATAGTCCTCACAAAAATCTTCTTCTCTACAATAAGGCTTTTTACTTTTTTCTTCTCTACTTCTCATATCACAACAATTTCTTTCAAAATCTTCTGCGTATTCTTTTAATCCAACCTTTTCCATTAAAACTATAAAGTTATACAAATCGTTTGTAAATCTTTTAATTTTAACAACTGCATAATAACAACCATATAAAAATTTTTCATAATCATTCATAATATTTCCCTCCTTAACTTTATCCATATTATATCATATTTTAATTATTTTGTCAATAGTTTCTTTAATTTTCTTTAAATTCTCTTATGAATTCTCTAAACATATATTCTATATCTTTATAAGAATTCCCTAATTCGCTATTATAATAAATTGCAACTATCTCATCTACTAAATAGTCTAAATTTTTTTGAACAATTTTCAAATCAGCTAATTCTATATTTATATCTGTTATTTCATTATCCAAAAATTTTTGTATCTCTTGTAACAAAGACACTTCACAAATTAAATTTTCTCTTTTCGTTTCAAATAAAGTATTTTTTAATTTTTCATATTTTTTATTAACTTCATCTTTAATTGTATCAATTATATAATTTCTTTCATATTCCTGACAATAATTTTCTAAATCGTTACATTTTTGAATAACTATTTCATAATAACTATTCCAATTTTCTTGTTTTTCATTAAAAAGTCTAATTACATATTCTTTTTGTTTTTCTAATTCTAAAAGTATTTTATTTATATTTGTATCTGTTTCTTCATCTACTACAAAAGGATTTCCTAATAAATTGCTTGTCGCATTTTGTAATAGTTCTTTGATTTTCTTTTCTAATAATCTAACACTTTCTACAATATATTCCTCTCCTAATTCATATTCCTCTTGACAATCTCCTGCTCCGTCAACTCCACTTACTTCATCAATTAGTTCTCCATAATATTTAATAAAAATTTTATACATATTTGTTTCTCCTTTCTATCTTTATTATATGTATATTATATCATATTTATACAATTTTGTCAATAGATTTTTAGAAAAAATTTGGGAATATATTTCAATTCCAAAAATCTTCTTCTGTGAAAAGCATATCCCCAAATTCTTCTTCAACTTCTTTATCTGTTACTAATTCGTCTATGTCTGCAAGTTCTCCATAACTTACATTTTCGTTTCTATCACAATAATATCTTTGTTTTAATTGCTCAATCTGTTCTCTATTTAAGTCTTTGAATTTCATAAAAATTCCTCCTTTATTTTTCCAATTTTATAATGATTTCATTATCTGTTTCTTCAATTTCTGTTGGGTTAAGACTTGTTTCTTCTTTATTTTCCATATTTCTACAAAATATTAATTCACGATTGCCTAATTGTTCCATAGGACTATCGTATAAATCTCCCCAATTATCTGGATTATCTAAACATTCTCTTTCCATTTCAAAAATAAAATCTTGACTGTTTATTGGGGTAGCTCCTTTTAAATCTCCAACAGTTTTACAAACGGAACTATACCATATACCACTTTCAATATAATGACCACTTACCATAGGAATTTTAAATCTTCTTTCTTTTCCGTCTACAACAAAAGGAACTTCTAACATTATATTTTTTACTTCCCCTTTATTACAAATTTCTAATAATTCTCCTAATAATATCATAATATCTCCTCCTTAATTTTGAATATATTATATCATATTTTTCATTGTTTGTCAATACTTTTTTTAAATTAAATCACAATCCTCTAAAATTTTTTCTACAACACCTGTATTGTCAAAATTGCTTTTACATATTTTATTTATTGATATTCCTATATTATATAAGTCATCATCATTTAAAACTTTACTATTAAATACATTACAATATTTTTTAATATTTTCAATGCTTTCTTTTGCATTATCAAATAAAACAATTTCATCATCTTCGTTTAAATCTTCATATATGCTATCTAATCCCTCTATTGATTGACAAACAATACCAAATCTGTCATCTTGGATTTCTTGTATTTTCATATCTCCAACAATATCTTCTATTCCATAATCATCTAAATATCTTTCTGCTAATTCACTATAAGAACAATCATATTGTTTTAACAATCCTAAAACAAAACTCTCGTCTATATCATCTAAAAAATCCTCAACATATTCTAACTCATCAAAAGAATTCATATCAAATACTTCAAATGTTCCATTATTAACCCTACATACCATTTTTTCACTATTCAAATCTTTTTCTAATTCAAAATCCATTGTTACTAGTTTTAAATCTCTTTTATCAAATTCAATAAAACAGTTTCCATTTTTTGGTTTTATATATCCTATAACTAAATTATTGATTTCTATTTTGTCTGAATATACATTAAATCTACTAAATTCACAACCATTAACTCTTTGCATAATTTTATCTTCATTTAATACAACATTTAAAAAATCAACTTGTTTTTCTCTTATTTCTTGATAATCCATAATATCCTCCTTATTTATTAATATTTATTATTTCATATTGTGTAATAGGTTCTTTATTTTCATCATATATTACAACCTCTTTGTTTAAATTTACTACTTCAAACTCTTCTCCACATTCCTTTAAACTTTCTAATTCTTCATTTACACATTTATACATTCTATCTTGTGCTTTTTCAAAATCATCAAAACTTTCATTTATATAATCAATATAAAATCTTCCTAAATCATTGCATAGCATAACAATTATAAACATTTACTTTCACCTCCTAATCTATATCAAAACTACTTCCACAATAATTACATAGTACATATTTTCCGTTTTCATCTTCTTGTATATCTTTAACCCTTAAATTATAAACTGTTCCACAATTTAAACATTTTACTTCTACCTCTATATTCTCTGCATAATCAATTATCATATCATAAGCATATCCAAAATCTAAAACTAAAGGGTATTCTTTTTCTTCATTCTCTATAACAAATTGTATTATGTCATATAATAAACATTTTTGTTTATCATAATTATATAATGCTTGTAATTGTTCCTCTGTCATATTAATTTTAAAATGGTCGCTTTGTTCCCATTGAACCATTGCGTCAATAATGTAATCTGTAATATATTTTTCTAAATTGCTATTACTAGTCAATTTTCGCTCATTTATTAACCTACTCTTTATTTCATTTAACTTTTTTGAATTCTCTTGATTATATTCTAGCATAATGTACCTCTCCTTTCTTTTTTATTATATACATTATAACATATTTTTATTCATTTATCAATAGTTTTTTAAAACTTTTTTAAATTTTAATCTAAATTCATTTCTATATAAGTAAATCCTATATTGTCATCTATTTTATCAATATCTTCTTTAAAATATTTTACAAGTACTCTTCCCAATTCTTCATCTCCAATAAAAGTACAATGTGTATCTAAACAATTACAAAAAATGTCAAAATCTTCGTCTATATCTAAACTTTGTAATAATTCAATATCTTCTTTTATTTCTTCATTGTCAATATTATCTGCAACAAAACTGTCTACTGTATTTTCTAGCTCTGTCAATGCAAAGTAAAGAACTCCCCAATAAAAGTCGTTTATATCCCAATCTTCCATATCTTTACCAAAATAATTTTTCATAATCTCTATAATATCTTCCCAACAAAACTCTGTTTGTCCTACATCTTGCCAATCTAATGTTCCTCCACCAAATAAATTAATTAAAATATATTCCATAATTATTTTTCCTCCTTATTTAATTTTTCTCTAATCTGTTCCGTAACTTCTTCGTCATCAACACCCCATATTCCGTATATATAATCATCTATTTCTCTATCATAGACTTCTACACACTCATCAAAAACAAATGGTGTTATTTCATAAGTTTTTCCGTCAACTTCTAATTCAAAAGTCAATCCATACTCATAAGATATTTCATTCATAAGTTCTTCAAATCCTATTTCATAATCAAATTCTAAAACAATATAATCTGTATAGTTTCCTCTTATATCTCCTGCGATATGGAAAGCTAATAATACAATATAAGTATCATTGTCTAATTTTATTGTATGCCATTGAAAATCATTTTGAACACTACCACTATGATTATAAGTATTATCTCCACCAAGATATTCTGCACCCTCTAAATTAGTAAAATAATCATATTCGTCATAAGTATTGAAATAAGTATCTTTACTTCTACCATATTCTCCATAAATTCTTTTATATTCATCTTCTGTTAGTCCTCTTTCATAATCTGCTAAACAATCGCACATAATATCTGTTGGTACATAATATTTTAAATCTAAATCTTTTCTCTCTTCATTCCACCAGTAATCATTCTTTTCTTTTAAAAATTCTCTAATTTCTTTTAATTTTTTAATATTTTCCATACTATTTCCCTCCAATCGTTTTTTCTACATTATTAACTTCAACTACACTACAACTTCCAAATCCAGTATTATCAAAAAGGACTACTTCTTTAACATTAAAGTTTTTACGAATTGTTGCTCTAATATCATCTAAAGTCCACTCTCCCTCTAATCTTGTTTTTACTTCGGCTATAACTTTTCTTACCTCTTCCTCATTTACAAGAGTATTAAAAAAGTATGCGTCAAAAAAATTATCCATTTCGTCATAAATTAAAATTCTATCTACCATAATATTTCCTCCTTTATTATTTATTGTTTCCCAACTATGTATATATTATAACATATTTTATTTAATTTGTCAATAGTTACTTCAAAATTTCTTCAATTTTTTCAAATCCATTGTCTATATATTTTACAACTTCAACATTCTTCATAAAATCAAGAACTTTTTGAAAATCAATTTCTGTCAAAGAATTATCAAAATCTCCCTCAACAAAAAGTCTATTGTAATATTGAATATGTATATCTTTGTTAGCAATAAGTTCTTTTGTCTTATATATGTCTTTCCCCTCCTTATTTACTTCTTTTGCTAACAAAATAAATTTATTATACATTTTATCATTATATTTAATTTGAAAAATAACTTTTTCCATATAAAACTACCTCCATTAAAACAAATTTACATAATCTTCAAAGTTTTCATCAAAAACTAAAACTTTTTCTATATTTATTTCATTTTTAACACTTACTACTATTTTTAACTCGTCTTTTATTATGTTTACAATATCCTTATATTCATCAATTATGACATTCTCTTGTCTTACTTTATTTATTAATTCATTTTTTGTTCTACAATTTTTTATTATTTTACTAATTATTTCATAATTTCTTCTAGCATTTAAAATTATGTTTTCTAACATTTTTTCTCTCCCTCCTTATCTTTGATTTCAACTTCTGTATCTAAAATTTCTCTTGCTCTTTTTAAATATTCTAAAGTTTTTTCTGTTTTGTTTATTAAAATATCTAACTCTAACTTTCTTTTATCCACTTGTTTTCTTGCCATTGCTCTTTTATCATAGTTATAAGTATAAGTCTGTATTTTGTTATTTTCTATAATCTTTTTTTTTGTAACTCCCAATGCTTTTGCAAAATCATCAATCTTATTTTTCCCAATTCTTCTATTTCCAATTTCTAACATATTGATATAAGATTGAGAAACTCCAATAATCTTTGCAAGTTGTTTCTGTGTCAAATTCAATTCTTGTCTTTTTTCTTTTATAAAATCTGCTAACATTATTCAACCTCCTCTTTTATTATATACATTATACCACACTTTTATACATTTGTCAATAGTTTTTTACAAAAAAGAAAATCTTTTATAGATTTTCTTTTTTATAATCTTCAAAGTACTTTTTAATTTTCTCTTTTAGTTGTTCATCTTGTATAACCCTATCTAACCCTAAAACTCTTTCTGTATATATAAATTCTTTAGAGGTTTTATTATAATATTCACAAAATACCTTATTGTCTAAATCATCTGTTTTCATACTTAAAAATAAGATACACCTTTCATTTTTAAATGTTATATACTTTTCAATAATAAACTGTCCTATTTTTTGTTCTTTTGAATTATAAACTTTTATATAATCATCAAAAGGTATGTCATTCAACTCGATTTTATTATAATTTTCATCATAAATTTTCTTGTCATCACTTAACTGTACCCATTCTAAAATACTTGCTCCATTTGTCATCTCAACAAAATCACTATTTATTTTTACAAACAATTTTTCAACTGCCCCTCTTTTTACTAAATCCTGTGAAACAATAAAAGTTTCAATGTTTTCATCATTATTACCCTTTTTCCTAAAATTAACTCCAAAATATTTATTCAATACTATTTCCTCCTTTTTCTAATGCCTTTTTTCTTTCTTCAAAAGTCATTTTCTTTAAACAACCACAACTTTTTGTATTCCCATTTAATCTTCTTATATAAGTTATATTTCCACAATCACATTTACATTTCCATTTCTTCCTTTCTGTATCATAAGATAATACCGTCAATAAACCAACTCTTTTGCCTATATTTTCTGTTTTTAACTTAAATAATGTATTACTTACTTTTTCTCTTTGCAAACAACCACAACTTTTTGTTAGTCCATTTGTTAGATAATTTTTAGGTACATTTACAATGTTTCCACAATCACATTTACATTTACATAAAATTTGATTTTTCCCTTGTTCGTTTGTTGTTTCTTCTTCTTCCAAAACTAATAATCTACCAAATCTTTCCCCAACAATAGAGTTGTCTATTTCGGTCTTTTGTGGATTTTCAAAATTGTATTTATTATCACATTCTCCACAACTTACAACCTTTCCAGTAGTCAATAATGTTCCTTTAACAATAATCGTATTTCCACAATCACACTTGCAAAGCCACAAAGCATTTCTAAATTTATCTATTCCTTTATATTCAATCGCCGTCAATTTACCAAATTTCATACCTGCAAGATTTCGTCTTATCTTTGCCATTTTAATCTCCTCCTCTCTAATAATATATTATATCATATATTTTATATTTTGTCAAGAGAAAATTGTTATTTCTCTAACATTTTTTTTATGTTAGTATAACAATTTTCTACACCAATTTCTTTATTTTCTATTTTTCTTTTTATTTCTTCATATAAAGATATATCTTCAAAATAACATACAATATTTAAAATATCTGTTATTGTATATCTTTCTGTATTCTCTTGCATATCTTCTAACCTATCTAATATAACTTCATTATCTACTATCGGATTATCTTCCATATACTCTTTCTCTGTAATATTTCCATTTATCAAATTTAATTGTCGTCCAAGAACCGACAATAAGTCATTTACCTCGTTTTCATCTAATGGTTCATCAGCCCATTCTTTATCTGTATATATATCTAATATTTCTATTAATTGTTTCCCAAATTCTAAATCTTTATTCTTTAACATACTTACACCTCCCCTAATACTTGTGTTTCTGTTATATAATAATTATCTAAATTATCTTTAATATAAAATAGTTGTATGTCATATTGCACTTCTCTTCCACCTTTATCTATTACTAAAATTGAGCCAATAAGTGCGTTATCACAAATTACTTCCATATCTGTATCTTCTACCACTTCAAACACTTTTAATGTTTGTAACTTTTTTAAATTATTAAAAAATTTTTCAGCCATTTTGTCTTTTATTTCTTGTATGTCTTTTCCTCTACAACCAACTAATAAATTCAATGTTTCTTCAACTTCAATATCTTCAATTAAATACTTATCAACCATATATTCTAAATCCCTCCTATCCAAAATACATTCCGTTTACTTGTCCTGTATGTTTTAAAATAAAATCCATATTTGCTTTTAATCCTACTTCTTCTAATGATTTTTCTATCTCTTTGTATATTTCTTCTTCATTATCATATTTCGTAAATAATGCTTGATTATTATAAATATTAAATTTCTCTAGTCCTAAAATATAAATTGTTTCGTCTGTAAAACTTGTATTGTAGTTTCCTTTTATATTTCCAAATTCTCCGTCAAATGCAGAAATTGAATAAAAAATACTAAACTCTCCATATACTAATTCATCAATATATCCATAATCTTCATTATAAATCATTTCATCTAATTCTTCCTTTGGTATATCCTCAAACTTTCCATTGTAACTTTTTAATAATTCTAAAAATCCTTCAAAATCTAATACTAATCCATAATCAAATACTGGATAATCTCTCATACTCATAAATATCACTCCTCCTTAATTTATTTATATTATATCATATATTTATTATTTTGTCAATACTATTTTGAAAATTTTATTAATTTTTTTTCTTTTTTACATTCAGCAATATAATTTAACATTTCTTGTAAAGTACCATAAATACAATTATCACTTTCATATACATAATTATCTTCTATTTTTTCTACAAAAGCTAATCCATAGGTTTCTTCTCCATTATATTTTGTTAGTTCATATCCTATATTTTCTCCGATTTTTCCATATTTTATTATCTGTCTGTTTGTTAGTTTCCCTAAATTTGCTTTTTTAAAAATCTCTCTTCCACTTTCAGCCATATTTACACCTCCTATCCTTTCATTTCATCATTAATATCATAAATTATCCAAACATCTTTTTCTCCCCAAAATTCTTCTCCTATTGCCTTTTCCCAAACTTTTTCAAAATATAACTCAACCTGTTCTTGAAATTGCTCGAATAATTTATCAGTTTCTTCTTTGTTTTCACTTATAAATTCTCCGTCATAAGCCTTATCCATATCAGTTCCCTCTTTAAATCTTAAAACATATTCTGTAATCTCTTCCATAACTTCCTCCTTTTCATTTATTATACACATTATATCATATTTTTATTCATTTGTCAATAGTTATTTTGAAATTTTTTGAGAAAAGGTTATCTTTCCTCAAAAAAGCCAAAACATTATTTTATTTTAATAATGCCACATATAAATAATAGTAAATAAACAAAAACCACTAAATACACACCTCCTCTATTCTCCATATTTATCAAGAAGTCTATTTTTATTCCTAAAACATATTCCCCTTATATGTTTCTTAATTTCCATTTGTGTAGACTTATCTTTATAAATATTTCTTATGTCATTGTCAATATAGTCAATAAATTCATTAATAATACCACTTAAACTATAATATACTTTTTTATGTTTCCCATATATTATAAACATATCAAAGTCATCTAATATATCCTTTTCTACAAAATCTTTTTCCCATATTTTTTGATTTTTACTTTTCATATTTTATCTCCTATATTATTAACTTTTGTAATTATATCATATAGACAAACCTTTGTCAAGAAAAATTATCTGTTATTTAAAAAGAATTCTATACTGTCTAAAAGTCTTACTTTATCCATAAATAGGTCATATTTTGTTCCATTATTTTCATATAAATAAGTATATATTTTTTCAACAATATTATCTTCATATAAAAATATTTCTACAAACTTATCAACAATATCTCCTTTTTTTTCATTATATATAAAGAAGTTTTCTAAATTATTTTTAATAGACTTTGCAAATACAAAAAGTTTTGCCTCTCTATATAAAGTTTCTTCTGTTCCTGTTTCAACTTCTTTCTGTATATAATAGGAAATGTTATCAATCTCTTCTTGTAATTTATCACTTATTTTTTTTATTTCTATTTTATCAACCATATTTTAATCCTCCTTTCTCAATAGTATAATCAACTTTTTTAAAAATATGTATTCATTGTATCATAATATATAATTTTTGTCAAGATATTTTTAACAAAATAGTTCTACATTTTTACAAAAATGTTTACAATGTCTATTATTGCAATGTTTTTCTTTTAAATCAAATTTTGATATAAAACATTTATGATTTAAACAATAACCTTTTGCCATTTTTTTATCTTTTAATGCTCCATATCTAAACATAACCAAATTTTTTCCCAAACTGATTTGAATGTCTTTCTTTGTGGAAATCGTTTTTCTAAATTTTGAATTGTTTTTACTCATTTGTACCTCCTTTCATTTACGATACGATAATTATATCATAAAATGAAAGATTTGTCAAGACATTTTTTGGGAAGTTTTTTCTTCTTATTATATAATAAAAAAAAACGACACGAAAAATGTCGTCTTTATTTTCTTAATTAGAAGTAATATATTTTTTAGAACTAGAATAGTTTACAACAAAAAATTTTTTTTGTCAATACTTTTTTAAAAAAAATTTTATTTTTTCGGGAAAAGAGTATATTGCGTTTTTATCGTACATTCGGCGAATTTCTATATATCGGATTTTTTTGTTTTATCCAGCGAATTTATATAATTGCAAAATTGTGTTTTGTCCAGCGAATTTATGAAATTAATACCCTTTTGTCTTTTTATTTGTCCAAAAGCAATTTTCTCCCGAAAAATCTTTTAAATAATTTCTTCTTTCTAAAAAACAATCTTGTTCTGAAAACCCGTTTAATTTCGCCCATAAGTAAAAATGTCTAAAAGCATCTTTATCATCTTTTATTTCTGGAAAGAATTTAATTCCCTGATTAATTACTTTATTTTTAAATAATTCTGTAGGCTTATTAAATTTTCTTTTCCATTTTTTATATATATCATATAAAAGTTTATCTGCATCTGTTTGAAGTATGTCTTTGTATTGATTTTTTGATGTAAAATTTTTTCCTTTTTGACAACCACAACTTTTTGTATTTCCATTTACTAAATATCTTCCTTGTACTTCTACTTCTTTCCCACACTTACATTTGCACAAAAACATAGGGACACTAGAGAAACTTTTTGGTGTTTTTAATATCTTATTTTCTACTCTTTTTATTACTGTTAAGTTTCCAAATACATCTCCGTCTTGGATAGCTTTACTAGTCTTTTTAGATTTCGTTTTTTTAGTATAAGAACATCCGTTTATACCACAAGTATAGGATTTCCTTCTTGTTCTGTTCATTTCTTTAAGGGTATTTATAGGAATATCTACATTATTTCCACATTGTAAACAATGACAAGTTGCTAAATTGTTTTTCGTATTTACTTTTATTACTTGTAATTGCCCAATAACCTTTTTTTCAAGCATATCCTTGACATTTCTAGGTCTTTTTGTTCCTCTTGCATTTTTTCTACAACCACAACTTTTTGTATTTCCTGTCTTTAAGTTTCTGGTTACAACATAAGTTGTATTTCCACAATCACATTGGCATTCCCACTTCTTTTTTTCTTTGTCATATCCAATAACCTTAAGATGACCAAATTTTTGTCCTGTAATATCCTTTGCCATATTCATTCTCCTTTCATCAAAGTTTTATAAATAGTGTCAATATATAAATTTTTAAAAATTAAAAAATAATTTTTTTAAAAATGCATTTGATGAAAATCAAAAAATTAAAAATTAAAAATCTTAAAAATTAAAAATTTCATTTTTTAAAAACTAAAAATTTAAAAAATTAAAAATCTAAAATTCAAAAATTTAAAAAATCAAATTTTAAAATTTAAAAATTTAGAATTTCATTTGTTGCATTTCTTGAGCACGGATTCTTTGCATAGCAGTAATCTTTAAAGTACCTTCTCCTTTTATAACCTTACGAACTAGCTCTCTTGAAATTCCTACTTTTCCTGCTATAAATCTTACACTATTTCCTTCTTTGTGTAATCTTAAAATTGTTTGTTTTAATTCTTCTACAAGAAGTTCTACTTTTGTATCAAAATCTAAATTCTTATCAGATATATTTATTGAAGAAAGTCTTGGAGTAATTTCTACAAATTCTACATTTTTGTTATTGTTCATTTTGTCTTCAACGTATTTTACTCCGTGATTTTCCTTCTTATTTGATAATTTAAAAGATTTATTTTTTTCGCTTGCCATATATTTCTTATAAGAAGCATTTTTCTTTTGTAGCAAATTACTTTTATTTTTCTTCATAGTTTTTTCTCCTTTCCTAAATTATTATATAAAAACTACATTAAGTAACTATTTAAAACGCAATATCTGTGCGTTATTATCATTGTAGCATAATAAAATTGTTTTGTCAAGACATTTTTTAAAAAAATTTTATGGAAACTAAAATGTTATGACAAAGGATTGTCTTATTAATAATATTATTCACACATTTTCTAAAGAATATACTATTCAAAAAAAGATTTTTTGTGAAAATATCTATGATATAAAATGATATGTTGTATGCAAAGTTCAGAGATGGTTCCGATATTAGTTTTTTCAACCATCACATTATTATACTTAAATCTTATAGTGAAACTTTTTTCTTTCCTATTATAATATATGTTATTTTTTTTCGCTTCTTTAATAGGAAGGAATTTTGTTCCAAATTTTATCCCAAATTCTAAATTTTCTTTAGAATAAGCTTTTCCTCTTGTTTTTTTTCGATAAGATAATTGTTCATTGTATCCATTATTTATTGCCCATTTTTCAAAGTCATCCCAATCTTGCCAATCTCCACCTTTTCTAAAAACTATATCATTATATATTTTTTGTAGCTTTGTAGTATTTCCATTAGAATTTTTGCTTCTAATATATTTTTGACACCCACAACTTTTTTTCCTTCCTGTTGTTAGTAATACAGTTTCTACTTCAATTATATTTTTGCACGTACATTGACATACCCATTTCTTTGTATTATAATTGTAAGCGAGAACTTTTAAAGAACCAAAAGTTTTCCCTGTTAAATCATTACGAAAACTCAATGTTTTCAACTCCTTTCGTTATTTTATCGTATATAAATATTTACAGACACTGTCAGAAAAAAATGTCTACTATAACATTCTACACATTTATATTATACGATAAAATCAACGAAAAGTCAAATTTAAAATTTCCCTGTTTTGAATTGCAGTAAAATTTATGTGTAGAATGTTATCGTAAACAGCCATTTTTTAAGAAAAAAATAAAAACTGACCGATTGGTCAGATTTATAAAAAACGCAGTAGGCATAATCAAATTTTACAAAACAATAAAAAGGGTTTTCTATCTAACTTGACAAACACGAATGTGTATGATATAATGGGTTTAGGAACAAATAAATTTTTTCCTAAGAGAAAAATTTGTTCGTTCTCGGAGGCTCCGCCGAAGAAAAAGGTGGGGTGGGAAAATAAAATTAAGACAACGAGCCCTCGAGTTGTATTAATTTTATAGAAGGTGAGGGGGTTGTAGGGGGAGAGGAAACAATCTGCAACTTTTATCAAGACAAATTGAATTAGAATATTATTATATTAAAGATTTCTCGTTGTAAAAATTTAAAAAATGTATGATACAACGTGAAATCCATTTTTTTTGTCAAAATATGTTTTTTTGTTGGTACTATAAGGAAAACTAAAAGAGAAAATAGAAATTTAATATTGATTTTTAAAAATAAACTTGACAAACCTTTGTCAGTATGGTATAATTATAGATAAGAAAGGAGGAAATATGTTAGCAGAAAGCGATATAAATGAATTGTTAAAAGACAGATATTTAGAACCAATTAAACAAATATCAAAAGAAGTAGAAGAGAACAAAAGACTTATATCAAATGAATTTTTAAAATCTTACAATTCTAAAACAAAAGAAGAGATGCTTTTACATTTTAGAAGAGCAATAGAAATGTTGGTTAGGTCAGACTTGCTATTGTCTGTTACTACATTATCAAATGATAAAATTGTGGCAATTAGAAAAGAAAATTTTTTACAATTTGTAGACGATAGATATTATACCCCACTACATTTAAGTTGTTTTATGGATATATTTAAAATAGAAACAAAAGATTTTAAATGTATATCAAACAATATAATTAACGAGCCACATATTGGAGTTGTTATTAATTACATATTAGAACATTATACAAATACTTTTACCAGATTTTTAAATAGAAATCTAGAATATTATTATATATATGAATTTTTCTATAAGAATGGACAAGCTATTAAAGATATTTTAGCATATCTAAATTCTTACCATTATTTAAAGGAAGAAAGCTGGATTAATTTGTATAATACTCCAATTAAGGAAATTAAAGATAAGATATACCCTTTAATTGAAGAAATAAAAAATTTATTAATAAAAATTTAACCAACTGACTTGACAAACCTTTGTCGATGTGGTATAATAAATATATATCGTAAAAAATAAAAAATTGACAAACCATTGTCAAAAGGAGGATTTTATGGAAAAAACACTTGTTATTAACAAAAAAGAAGCAGGAAACTATAGTAGTAAACTAAAAATATTAGCAGAAACAGTAAAAGAATCTTTAGTAGGATACAATGCAGAAGGTATTTACGAAGAAACAACAAAGATTGACAAATCAGAATTAAGAACAATTACTGGCAAAAGTTATGAAGACGAAGAAGAAGTATCAAAACCAAAGACTTTACTAGGAAATGTATCTCCAGTTACTAGAGTACAAATGCTTATTGATTTATTAGACGAAATTAATAAAATAGACTATGAGATAGAAACTAGAAAAAATGAAGCAAAAATTATGTCTCCATTTTTAAATAAAGAAGTAACATTTGATTTTGCCAAAAAAGAAAATATTGCTTATGGAGATTCTGGAAAATCTAGATATGGTGGTCTAGGAATTAATTTATTAAGTGTTATTGGAGAGCTTAAAAAATTAAATGATAAAGTTCCAACACAAAATAGTGAAAAAATTATTACTACAATAAATGCAGATAATGGTAGAGTAGATTTAAAAGCAAAAGTATCTGTAGATAAGAAACTTACATTTAAAAAAGATGAGTTAAATAAACTTTATGAAGAATATTCAGAAAAAGCTAGATTGCAATCAAAAGCTATCGAAAAATGTGCAATACAAGACTTTGAATTTACACCAAAATTTAGCTTGAATGAAACTATTGATAGTTTAATTGCAAGATACAACACAACTACTGAAGAAGTAACAGAAGAATAATATTTTACAACCTAGCTCTTCACAGAGCTAATATAGAATAAGAACACAAAGAAGTTTTATAATAATTGTCTTTATATTTAGAGTATCTTTATATTTAGGCTAAAATCACTTATGTTAATAGCTTTAAGTTATTAATTTAAAAAAGATGAAAGTAATACATATCAACAACAAATGTGTTGTATACAATGCAGGGGATAGTCGTTGTAGGCTGTTTTGCTCTGATTAGGTGTTGCCATACGTTATATGCTGAGTATAGTTCGTCACTCACAATTCGCATATCTTTATTGGTCAACACTCGTATTTCAACTCATTACTTGCGATACACGATACGCTTTGTTATAAGTGATTAGTTATATAGTACTGGGAAAATAGATAAAATTTAATTAAAAGAAAATTCAAATATTTGTTTATAAAATCTATAAACAATGGATGAATTTATATGAATTTTTGACTTCTTATGTTTTATTTTTATATTGGCTCTGTGAAGAGCTAGGTTTTTTAAAGAAAGGAAGTAATATATGAATAAGAAAAATAATAAGAAAGAGTTAAAACGAAAGCGATTTAAAGCCTTTTATAGGTGTTTTATAATTACTTGTTTTATTATTTCTATTGTATGTTTATTTAAGCACCAAGAGGCAGAAAAAAGTAAAAATATGGAACAACAGATTTCATATATAATTAAAAATGAAAAAACTGAACAATTAATAGAAGACTTTAAAAATGGAAAAATAGAAATTAGTCAGAACATTCCAATTCCAGAAGAAATACAGGAAAAGAGGAAACAAGAGGCAGAAGAAAAGAAAAGAATTGAAGAAGAACAAAAAAGAATAGTTGAAGAAGAGAAAAAGAAGAAAGAAGAAGAAGAAAGAAAAAAACAAGAAGCTATAAGAATTGCTGAACAAGAAAAAATTAAAGTTACATCAAGAGGAAGTACGACATCAAGAGGAAGTACAACCCAAAGCTCTTCTGGGACAAAGGCTGAATATCAATCATATGCAAAAAATTTATGTTTGAATACCTATGGATGGACAGAAAATGATTTTAATTGTTTAGTTAAATTATGGAACAAAGAGAGTGGATGGAATCCAAATGCACACAATAGTAGTTCTGGAGCCCACGGTATTCCACAAGCATTACCTGCAAGTAAAATGAGTAGTGAAGGTTCTGATTATTATACAAATGGGAAAACACAAATCAGATGGGGATTGAAATATATTAAAAATAGATACGGAACTCCTTCAAATGCTTGGGCACACTCACAACAAAAAGGATGGTATTAATATGTTAAACAAAGAATTGGTTGAAAAGATAGTTGAAAAACAAGGTGATTTATTATATACTACTTTAGCAGAAGAATGTACTGAATTAGCTCAAGCTTGTTGTAAAATAAGTAGAAGTAAATATTACAAAGAAGACATAAGTAAGAATTTAGAAAACTTTTTTGAAGAAATTTGTGATGTTCAAATCAATCTTCAAGCAATAAAACAACAAGTAATAAAAGAGACTGGGATGTCTGAAATTGAATATGACCAATACATAAAAACTTGGGAATATGTTAAAGAAGATAAGTTACAGAATATATTTATTGGAACACCAATGGACAGTCTATATGACAGATTATCAAAGGCAGGATATATCGACAAGGATACTCTAGAACCTATTGCTTGTATGTATTGTGGCTCAAAAGAATTAGAAGATAGAGATTACTATAAAGAAGAGTGTTATGTTGTAGAATACTCGAAATATTGTAGACATTGTGGAAAAAAATTAGGAACTTGGGCATATGGGAGTTGGGAAAGTTTTTAATTAAAGACAAAAAACGTCTTGACAAAACTCTCACTTTATGATATAATATATTTGTAGGAGAAAGATATGGATTTATTAAAATTTTGTATAGATACTACAAAAGATTTTCCTCTTAAGAAATATTATAAAATAGATAAAAATTATGATTATGTTTTAGGAATAGTAACAAAAGGACAAATAAACAAACAAATACTTGATGACATCAATAATAAATCTGCGAAATGTGTAGTATATTTTGGTATGCGGGATGATTGACGACAAAGTTATTTCATTTTTTGAATTAAAAGATGTCATTGCCAGTCAACCATTATTGAATTCTATAAACAAATATTTAGGAAATGAAAATAAAATAATAGTAAATTATGTTCCTTCACTTAAAGAAATGTGTATAAATATTTGGGGAGAGTTAAATTTTAAATACATTTTGATAGATGACAAAAAAATAGATGTTAGATTTTTGTAATAAATATAAGGAGGAAATTATGGATAGTAAAAATTTATTATGTAGAAATTGCAAGTGCTCAAAAAATAGTGAATATGAAAAGGAAACTAAAGATGTAAGTAAAGCATTTTGCAAAATGTTAACAGAAAACGATTTAAAAAATAAAACTTTTTGTGAAGAAAGACAATGGTAGTTTTAGAATTTTGTGATTTTTTGAACAAAAATGTTTAGAATTTTGTGATAAAAGGAGAAAAAATGAGTAAGGTAAGTGCAAAAATTAATAATATAAAAGATAAATTAGATAGTATTAGTGGACTAGATGGAGATTTTACGTTTGAACGAATACTAGAAATTGAAAAAGTTGTAAATGAAAAAGTCAATGAAATAGATAAACATTGTAACGAAGATGAAACAAATGGAACAATTTTTGAATAGCAGGAGGAAGAATAATGATTTTTAGAAGAATAAAAATGAAATTTACAGATTATAGATTTGAAAAAAGAATGGCAAAACAACGATATAAAAAAGGATTTGCAGATTGTGACTGTTGGAATATGCATTACTGGTTTTGTTCAACATTCCCAAAAATGATGAGAACTTTAAGAGATATGAAACACGGAGCTCCAGAATTTGAATTTGAAGAATTTGAAAACTTTCCGCTATTATGGGTTGCAGAAGAAAGTAAAGAGCTTTTAAGACAAAAAAGAGAAAAAGACTATGACGAGGAAATAGATGTTTTTGGAAAAGATAAATGTTTTGATAGATGGTGGTTTGTTTTATCAAGAATTGCTTATTGTTTAGAACAGGCAGATGAAGAAATGACAGAGATAGAAAACGAATATAGTGAAGAATATAATAGGCAAGTTTGGGGAGACGATTCTGATTTAGAAGGAAAGAATTGGGATTTCAAAAAATGGTGGAATAAACATCACGTTGTAGAAAAATATGACGAAAAAGGAAAACCAAAACTATATAGATTAGTGACAAATGAACCAGACCCAGAATTAAAAAGAAAATTTTGGGATAGGGAACAAGAAATTGCAGATTATAGAGAAAGTATGAAAAATGAGGCATTTGATTTATTGAAAAAGTATTTCTATAGTTTATGGGATTAGTTTGGAGGGAAAATGATTAAATTAATTTGGATAATTTTTGTTGTAATGTACTTTTATATATTTGTTGCTATAAATGTATTTTCATTCTTTGCAAAGAGAGACTATTTTCTTGAATTTATTTCTGCAAGAAATACAGTATGTCCAAGTTTTCCGAAAAAGACATTTTTGGGTTCTGTATTTTGGATTATAGCCATTCCGATTTTGTGTATTAAAAAGATTATAGATTTAATTGAAGAAAAAGTTATATGTTCTTATTGTGAAATATATAACGAACAGAAGAAAAGGGAGGAAAAAATCAGTGAAGAAGAATGAAGTCGAATTTGTAGATTTTGGTCATTGTTTACATATGGATACAAAACAAAATATAGAGTATAATGGCAAACAATATAATTGTATTAAAGGAGCAGTATTACACAAAAAGAGGAATTTAAGAAAAAAAGTAAAGTGCTATAACTTCAATTATTATTGGCTAGAACATAGGAGAGAGATAATTAAAGGTATCTATAAAACTGTAATTTTATGTTCTCCAAAAATGGCTAAAACACTGGATTTTAGAGGGTCATTTGCTTACATAGATAATGGAAATAGAAATTTAGGAATAGGATATTACACTATAAATAAAAACAATGATGAGGTTACTTGGTATGGAAAGAATATGATTGGAGAAATTTTGTCAGAATTAAGAGAGGAGATGTTATGATGAAAAATTTATTTGCTTTATTATTGGCTGGAGGAGCTGCGACATTGGTAGCAATTTTAATATATGTAATATTTTATGCCTTCTCTGGATTGATATTTTGGGGGATAGGTTCTTTTATTGTATGGGTATTTAATATATATTTTCATTGGACATATTTACACGGAGTTGCAACAGCTCTAATAATTGGAATATTAAAATCAATATTTAAAAAACAAATAAATATTCATACAGGAAGATAGGAGGAATTATGGAAAAAGTTTTAAAAATATTAGAAGAAATAAAAAATGCATCAGGGAAAAGAAAACAAGAGATACTAGAAGAGAACAAAAGCAATGAATTACTAAAAGAAGTTCTATTTTTTGTATATAATCCATACATAATAACTGGATTGTCAGATAAGAAAATAAATAAACAAGTTAGTCAAGATATGGAAAGGAACAATGACGACATTTTAAAAATGTTTAATTATTTAAAAGAAAACCACACAGGAACAGACAAAGATATTTATTACATACAGTCATTTATATATTCTCAACCAGTAGAGGCACAAGATACATATAAAGAAATATTTACTAAAAATTTAAAGATAGGAATTACATCAACCACAATCAACAAAGTTTGGGATAAACTAATTCCTTCTTACGATGTACAACAAGGAAGAAAACTTTGTGAAAGAATTGATAAAATTAAAGACGAAGAAATTATTTTAACACAAAAATTAGATGGGTTAAGATGTACTGCAAGAGTAGAAAATGGTAATGTTCAATTATTTTCAAGACAAGGTCAAATATATGAAGGACTTGTAGAATTAGAGCAAGAATTGTCTATGTTACCAGATGGATGTTATGATGGAGAATTGGAAAAAGATGTACCAGATAGAAGAGGAAAATCTGGCAAAGGGCTACCAGACTTTTTGAATATGCCAAACTATGAGGTTCCAGAAAAATCTATTATTAATTTGCTTTATGCTCCAATGCCATCTAAAGATTTATTTAAGCAAACAACTTCTATAGTAAATTCTGATGAAAAAGAAAAAACTGGAATAGACTTTTTTATCTATGATACATTTCCAACTAAAAACTTTGACAATATGGAAACATTTAATGAAGCAACTGGAATAAGAAAGAAAAAAGCCTCAACAATTTTATTAACTACAATGGGAAATACTCCACACCTAAAAGACGTTCCTGTTTTATATGAAGGAAAATTTGACAGTATTCTAATAGATTCTATGCTAAAACAAGTATTACTTTGTAAACAAGAAGGACTTATGATTAATTTAAAAGACAGTCCTTATGAGTTTAAACGTTCAAATAATTTAATTAAAGTTAAAAAAATGTATCCCGCAGATTTAAAAATAATCGGGTTTGAAGAAGGGACTGGAAAAAATAAGGGAACATTGGGAGCTCTTATTGTAAATTATAAAGGATTCTCTGTAAAAGTTGGAAGTGGATTTACAGATGCAGAAAGGATTTATGCTTGGGAACACAAAGCTGAATTAATAGGAACAATAGTAACAGTTCAGTATTTTGAAGAAACAACAAATAAAAAAGATAATAGCTTGAGTTTAAGATTCCCTGTTTTTAAACGGTTTTCGTCGGAGATAAGACGGAGGAAAGTTATGACTAATAATGAATATTATGTCTATGCTCATTACTTGGATGATGTTCCATTCTATATTGGATATGGCAAGGGTAGAAGAGCAATGAATTTATGGGCAAGAAAAAGACGTTGGAAAGAATATGTTGGAAGTAGAACTTTTGAAGTCAAAATAAGATATTTAGAAACAAACTTGTCGGAGGATAAAGCAAAAGAATTAGAAATAAAATATCAACTTCAATATAGAAAATTAGGATATCCAATAGTTGGTCTAATTGGGAATAAACCAGACGAAGAACTAAAAAGGTTGCAATATACCAAATTAAAAGGACAAAAAAGAACAGACGAGCAAAAAGCACATTATCGACAAGCAACTTTAAGAAGGATGAGTGACGGATTTGAACCACCAAAAAACTCTTGGATTGGTAGACATCATACTCAAGAGTCAAAAGATAAAATTAGTAGGGCTAATAAAGGAAAAAAAGGAATGTGTGGGGAAGATAACCCTATGTATGGGAAAACTGGCAAACAAAACCCTAATAGCAAACCTGTAGATGTTTATTATTTAGGAAAATTTGTTCAATCTTTTGAAAGTGCAAAAGATGCAGAAAGATTTACTGGAGTTAAACAATGTAAGGCATATTGTAGGGGAACAAGTAATCATAGACATAAATCAGGATATAGCTTTTATTATAAAGACGAGGAGACCGATTAATATGGGAAGATTTTTTTTAACAGGCGATACACACGGAAACTTTAATAGAATAATGTATTTTTGTAAAAGAATGAGTACAACAGAAGATGATGTGCTTGTGATTTTAGGAGATGCAGGAATAAATTATTATTTAGGAGAAAAAGATAGGGCTTTAAAAGAAGTCTTATCTCATCTTCCAATAACACTATTATGTGTTCACGGAAATCACGAAGAAAGACCATTTAACATTCCAACTTATAAAGAAAAAGAATGGAATGGAGGAATTGTCTATTTTGAAGATGATTTTCCAAATTTATTGTTTGCAAAAGATGGAGAAATATACAATTTTAATGGAAAATCTGTATTAGTAATAGGTGGAGCATATAGTGTTGACAAAGAATATAGAATTTCTAGGGGATATGCGTGGTTTAAAGATGAACAACCAAGTAAAGAGATTGTTAAATATATTGAAAAACAAATTAATAAACAAAGACATTTTAATATTGTTTTAAGTCATACTTGCCCAATAAAAACCGAACCAAAACATATGTTTCTTCCTTTTATTGACCAGAAAAAAGTAGACAAAACAACAGAAATATTATTACAAAGAATTGCAGATTGGATAACGTTTGATGATTGGTATTTTGGACATTTTCACGGACATTGGGATAATGGAAAATATCATATGTTATTTGAAGATTATGTGGAAATAAAATAGGTATCTTGACAAAACTTTTAAATTATGATATAATATAGCTATAAAAGAAAGGAGGACTTATGTTAGATGAAAAAGAATTGAAAAAGGCAGATTCTAATATGCAATTAATGATTGTTTCACAAGATTTAGAAGTTAATGAAATGACAGAAGAACAAATTGAATTCACAACAGATTTCATTGTAAAAAATATAAAACTAAATAAATTAGAAGAACTTATTACAGACATAGTAAAAGATTTATCTGGTGTAGGTGCTCCATCTTGGAATGCAGATATGGAATATATTGCTATGGACAATCAAAAAAGACTAGAAATAATTTATTCTTTAACTAATGATTTCCAAATCGTTAAAAATTGGGTAAAAAATCTTAAAAAGAACAAATATAATTGTTTTGAAGATTTTGATAAAAAATATTCTTTAGTTGATTATACTGTTAAATTATTTAAGACAATTGTTTCTGTTCCAAAATTTAAGTATATTAGTATGATAAATGATAGTATTACATTATTAATGTTACAAGGAAACTTAAAACAAGTTAAAGAACTACAAGAAGGATTAAAAAGATTAGGAGATGGAAAAAATGGATAATTTAAACGAATATGAAAAATTAGTTCAAGTTGCAATAGAAACCGCATTCGATAAAGAAAACCGAGACACAGAATTGTTATTACGTAGACTATTAGCAATGGGTAAAATAAGATTAATTGATGGACAATATTCAAGAGACCCATTAGATTATGAAAAACATTTTAGAATAGATGGAATTGAATATGATAGAGAAAAAATGTTTTTTATTGAAAATGATAAATTAGATGAATATACAAGACAATTAGAAGTGAAAGTAAAGAATCTTGAGGAAAAAGTAAAAGAAGTAACTGACGAAAGAAATAATTTGTCTTGGGAACTAGAACAGGCTCAAGATAAATTAAACGAGTTAGATTATGGAGGGTAATAATATGAGTAATTTAAAAATGTGTATTCTTTGTGGATGTTCATTTGAACCAGAAACAACTGACCAAGTTACTTGTAAAAATTGTTATTCAAAAACAATTAAAAATGTAGATAAATATAGAGTAGCTTATCTTGGACAATGGATAGTTGTAGATAATGAATATTTTCAAGTGACAGAAGAAAAATTAGAAAATAGAAAAACTCCAATATATCATATTATTTCAAAACGTAGCAATTTAGAAATAGGTCAAATTAAATGGTATGGAGCTTGGAGAAAGTATTGTTTTTTTCCTGATGAATATACAGTATGGGACAGAAAATGCCTAAAAGAACTTATTGATTTTTTAGATGAAATTAATAAAAGAAAGAGAGGAGAAAAGAATGAAGCATAAAGTGTTGTCAGAAGATACAAAAATTAAATATGTTTTGTCAGATAGTGATGGAGAATTGTATCAAATAACATTGGAACTAAGACAGATTGAAGGAAGTGTACCTAATTTTTATACACAATTAAAAAAAGCATTAGGAATAGGTAAAGATAAATCTTTAGAAATTATTAAAAGAGTGATTATAGAGGAGGGAAATGATGAGTAGATGGACACACGTTATAGGTAGTCTATATATAGAAACATATAAAGAAAGAAAAGATATTAAGGGATTTGTTGAAAATATATTAAATGATGCTCCAAAAATAACAGGGAGCGAAAAAGATACAGATATCTTTGTAAATCCATTGAGTGGACATAATACATATACTAATTGCGATTGCGAAAATTGTCAATATGGGAAGACTATCGTACATCTAGAAGAAGGTGGTTTTCAATGTGATGCAGAAAGTGATTATGAATGCCCAGAAGGAAAATATCAAACTTGTGTTGCAATTACTTTAGTTGGAGACTTAAGAGATAAGGATGGAGAAACAACAAAAAAAGAGATTGAAGAATTTATTAGATTTCTTCAAAAGCAAGACTTTGATATAGATTACCATTCTGTTCGTATAGAAGATGAATTGGATGGAAAATATGACCTATATATAAAATATAAAGAAGATGACTATGAAGATAAAGGGGAGATATTATGGAACACAATTTAAAGCCTTATTATGTTATTGTTGACTTGTATAATCTTTCATATGTATCAAAAAAGAATACTTTTGTATCTTTAGAAGATGCCGCAAAATTTGAATCAGAGGAAGAAGCTGATAAGTTTGTCAAATCTTTTGAAGAGAAATTTGACTATGCAATATATAAAGTAAGTCCTGTAATAAGATTGGAAAGAGTATATAAAAAAAGTAGTTCTTTATTAAATTATCCTGAAGGAGTGAGATAAATGATTGATAAAGCAGATGCTGAAAAAGCAAAATATTTCAACAAAGAATTTATAAACAAAGTAACGTCAAAACTAATAAGATACTATTCAGACCCAGATAAAAAAGAAAGAAAAGCTGATGGGTTGTGTAAATGTTGTTATTATTATATGTATGATAGAGTTGGAGGATGTGCAATAACTATTAAAAATTGTGAGTGTTGTGGAGAAGAAATGTCTTTTGGAAGTACAGCTACTGACAAATATTGTTTAAAATGTGCAAAAGAAAATGGTTATTGTAAACAATGTGGACAGAAGATGGACTAGATGGTACATCATAACTTTAAAAAAGGGCAAAAAGTACTTGTCATCTTAAAAAATGGAGAGCAACTTGTTGACAAGTATTATGGAGAAACCAGTAAATATTTAAAATTAGAAAACAACTCTATTGAATGGAAACATATTCGTTCATCAACAATATACAAAAACAGGGGAGAATAATATGAAGTCACAAACAACAAAAGATTTAGAACAATGTGCTTTAAATACTTTTAAAAAAATGGGAACTTTCTTGTGTTTTGAAGTAGGAATAAATATAGAACAAGAAGCTTTTCCGATATGGTATGAGAGAGCCTTAAAATATAGCAAACAGTTGAATATAGTACCACCAGAAAAAACAAACAGAGAAATTACAGAAATAGTTGATTTATTAACTTGGGAAAAAAGGAAAGATATTTGGAGATGTTATGAAATAAAATCGTCAATACAAGACTTTAATTCTGGGCACCATATAACATTTGTTGGGGATTACAACTACTACATAATGCCTAGTGAATTATATGAAAAAGTTAAGGATAAAATTCCAAGTTACGTTGGGGTATATGTCCCTCAAGGTAGATGGCTAATAAGTGTTAAAAAAGCAACAATACAAGAGTTACTAGTTGATAAAGATGTACTACAATATTCTTTAATGAAAAGTTTATATAGAGATGTAGAAAAGATGAGAAAGAAATTAAAAAAATTTGAAAAATAACTTGACATATATTTTTAAATATGTTATAATCAAAAACGTAGGTAGCAAGAGCAAATGTCAGTGTAGTTCATTTTTTATTGTATGTGTTTGCCTAACAATATCATTCAAAAGTTAGGCACTCAATCATACATTAGTTATCTCAATATTCTATAAAAGAAGTCAAGAGAGACTTCTTTTATTTTTTTACGGGGTATTACAATTTGCAGATTGGGATGAAAGGAAATTAATTTCCGTAGAATTAATAGATGAAGATGAAAATGTAATCAAAAGTTACAAAAAAGAAGACTATCCTGATGTATATAAATGTAAAGATTATTTTACAATAACCAGTATATTCGATAAATAATTACTGAAAACGACTGTAGCATATAGCTATGGTCGTTTTTCCATCTAACTTGACAAAGGTTTGTCACTATGCTATAATTTTATTAAAATTAAAAAGGAAGGTGATTGTATAATGTTTTCAGAAATTAGACAAAAAGTTGCAAGAATTGATGACCAAATAAGTGATTTAAAAACAACTATCTTGGCTGAGATGGCTGTTAGTGGAGAAAATACTACATTGTTTAAAATAATCAATGTTTGTGCAGTAATTCAATCGGAAATAAATTCTATTAAGAGTGATATTGTAGACTCTGAAATGGAAGAAGAAGAAACAATTAGAGAAGAATGGGAAGAAGAACAAAGAAAAATAGAAAAAGAATATTATGAAGGAGAGAAGTATAATGTTTAATAACATAAAACGACATTTTAGATGGAAAAAGGCTTTTAAAAAAGTTGATAATTATAGTTATGAATTTCCTTTAATGGCATTAAATCAATCTTTAAATGACTTATTAATGATTTCTTTTGATTATATGTTTATGCCAGAAATAGAAAAGATGTGTTTTGAATTGTTGGAAACAATTTCTAATATAAACCTTATGTTAGATACAAGAGATGAAGATGAATATCAAATGGCAAAACATAGAGTAATGTATATGTTAAATAATAGATTTGAGGAGTGGTACATTTAGACAAGGTTGGACAGGATTGGTCTACATAACTTGACAAACCTTTGTCAGTATGATATAATATAGGTAGGATTATTTATATACTATACTGAGAAAGGAGAATGAAATATGACTGCATTTGAAGTTGAAGAAGAAATAGATATTCTGTCTAGTGTAATAGATACTCTTAATACGAATATATCTTATTTGGAGGCTGTTTCTTTTAAGGATGGTAGATATAATCTTTATATTGCTCAAATTATTGAAATTTGTACTAATTTAGAATCAAGATTAGCTGATTTAGAAGGACAATTAGACAGCTTTTCTAAAGAAGAATTGCAAGAATCTGTTATAGAGCGTATAAAACGAGATATTCAATATAATGATAAAATACAAAACTAGGGAGTGAATAAAATGGAAATAAATAGAATAAATTACCCATCTGATGATTTTTATAAATTTGGAGAATCACATTATGCTGTAGATATAGATGATGAGCAAATAGAAGAGTGGGTTAATGAATGTGTTATAAGTGTTAAGGAACAATTAGAAAAAGGAATAGAAAGTCCTTATGCTTTTAGAGCCAGTGGAAATACGATGGTTATATGTTTTTTTAGTCAAGATATAGAAGATGATGTTTTTAATGACAGCAACTATTTTTCAGTAATTGTCGCAAAAAATTACGAATCAGCAGATTTATTCATAGAGGATATCAAAAAAGGTGAAAAAGATAAAGAAATAGCTCTGTTAAAAAAGCAAATAGAAAACTTACAAAAAGAAATAGAAAGATTATCATAGGGAGTGGGAAAATGAATATTATAAAAAGGTTTTTTGGGCACACAAAGACTGTTATGAAACACAAAATTGAAGTTGCAAAAATATGTTTCAAATTTGGATTATATTGGCAAGGAATTGTTCACGATATGAGTAAATTTAGCCCAACAGAATTTGTTCCAAGTGTCAAATACTATTCTGGAACAAGAAGTCCAATAGAAGCAGAAAAAGAAGATAAGGGATATAGTATGGCTTGGTTACATCATAAATCAAAAAATAAACATCATTTTTGGTATTGGGTTGATTATGATATGAATCAAGTACAGGCTCCAGTTAGAATTCCTTTAAGATATGTATATGAACTATTGGCAGACACGATTGCTGCTGGAAAAGTTTATAGTAGTAATGCAGGGAAAGAATGGAAACAATCTGACCCATATGAATATTACAAAGTACACAATAGAGATGCAAAAAATGGTATAGAATTTATGGAATTCTGTACAAAAGCAGTACTAGACACAATGTATGTAAATGTTATGGAATATGGAATAGATAATGTTGCAAAGATGATAAAAAACGGCTATTATGAACAATTCTATAGAAACAACAAGACAAAAGATGGAAAAGAGATTCTAAGTTGGTTAAAGGAATATAATGACTTGGTATTAAAATATTATTCTACGGAGGAGAAATAAATGAATATTAATGGTATCGAGATTAGAATTCATAAAAGCTGGTATAACAAATCTATTGTTCAAGAGGATGGAGTAACACATATAATTGACACAGAACATCAGTATCCTGTATATCAATTAGGACTATCTAAAAATTACTTTGACATAGATGACAAAAATGAAGTAGTAGACAGTATAATATCTGACTTAAAACAGGTTGTTGAAAAATTAGAACAACTAAGAGAAAGTGAAAAAGAATCTCAAAGTGTTGAGAGGGGATGATATTAATGACTTTAGAACAAGGATTGTGTATAAATTCTGAAATGCAGAAGGTGAATGATGTAATAAGTCTAATTGGACTTTTGTTTTGTGAATTTTCAGTAAATAAAAATATACTGATAATTAGCATATCAAAGCAATCAGGATTAAAAAACGCAGATAAAAGAGTGGGAGATTTTGTCTTTGCAAATTTTCAAAAATATATAAAACAGGAATTGGCAGATACATATTGGAATGGAATATATTTTAAACCAATATTGGGATATAACGACACGATGCTAACAATAACATATGATTGTAGAGAAATTAAAACAAACATAAATAAGAGTATTAATGGAATTGCAGATGCAATTATAAAAGCTTTATACTATGCAGTAGATGAGTCAAAAGTTGAGTTTGCTTTTCAAATTGAAGAAGATGAAAACCACGATATTCCGAATGAAATATATTGGGAATTAGACACTTGGAATGATGAATTGATTATGAATGGAGAAGAGGAAGAGTGTATTCCTCCAGAAAATCTAAGGGTTTCAAAATTCAGAAAAGATTACCTATATGGAATTTCTTTGGGGTATTACCCAATAGATTTAAGTTTATTTGAAACAGATGTAACTCCAGAATTAATTGGTGTTATGTTTGATTCAACAGAAGAATTTTGTTATGTTACAGCATATGAAGATGATGATTATGTGTATATATATACTGTAGAATCTTTGAATGAGGACAATATTTTTGATATAGAAGAAGGGTTATTTAATCTTCTATCTTTAATTGAAAAAGATGGATTTAAAGATATCCCTACTTTAGAAGAAATGTTTAATGATATTATATAAAGGAGAATGATTAAAAATGAGTATAAAACAAAAATACTTAAAAGATGAGAATGGAGAAATATTTAGTCCTGTAGTAAGTGCAGATAGTGTTATTGTTGGGGGGGGGGGTTCCCTAACTGAATCCTTTTCTTACTCTACAGAAGAAATAAAAACAGGAAAATTTTGGATAGATGGAAGTCCAATTTACAGAAAAACATATACGGGACATACTCCAAATAAGAACACTTCAGGATGGACAAATTTACAGAAGGCATATTTAGAAAACACTATAATCCTGAATATTTATGGAGTAATTACTAATACAAAAACAGATAGAAGAGTAATTCCAGTAAATGCTTATGAATCTGCAAATTATTATGTATCTGTTTCATATTTAGGAGACAACGATTTTTTACAGATATATACAGTAGGATGGACATATACCACTTTTGGTTTTGATTATAGTATAACTATAGAATATATAAAAAATTAATGTAAATGGAGATTAAAAATGGTTATTAATTTTGAAGATGAATATTGTATAATTATGTGCAAAGATGGAATCAATATAGAAATTGATAGAGAAACAGCTCTTGATTTTGCTAGACAAGTTCAAGATTTTTATGAGGACGGATTTGACAGAGATTATGATGAAGACGATATAGATTTTAGTTGTTTAGATTAGAAACATAAGGAGTGAATAAAATGTCAAATAAAAATCGTTCTGCAAAAAAAGAATTGGAACGCTTATATGGAAAAGGGTGTTTCTTCAATAGAGCACGTTGTGCTGAAAGAATAGAGGCTATGGGAGGAATAAAAACATTTAAAATTTTTGTCCAAGAAAAAAGGTTCAAGGGAAAGCCTATTAGCCATCAAATTACTTATCATCATTTAAAACACAAATCAGAACGGAGGGAAAGCTACTGTAGACAATGGAGCAAACGTAGAAGAAATTGCACACCAATACATTCATAGCCTTCCTCGAGAACAAGAAGAAGTAGTAAATAATATGCTTAGAGATTTTAAGTTGAACTGTGTAATGATGACTGGAGACGGACAAATACAAGAAGCAAAAAGTATTAGTTTTGATTTTGGAGAGGATGTCTTAGTAATTCCACTTGTTGACAATGACGAAAGACATAATCCAGAAGTTGCTAGACAACAGGCTGCTGAAAGAGAAGCAAAAAAGCATAGTAAGGAATATAAGAAAAAAAAGAAGTATGAAAGATTTAAGAATCCAACAAGAGCTATGAAAAAAAGGGAATTACAACAAATGATTGAAGAGGAGGAAGAAGAATGGGAAAGATAAAAGACGCTTTAATTTGTGGTTATTATGATGAAGATTACAATTATACGGTTGAGATTGATGCAAAAAAACTTAAGGAAGTAGTGAATGATGATTATAAAGATTTTGCTACAAATATGGAAACAAAAATTAAATTATATGATTTAATAAAATATGAATTGACACAAGACCTAAATGGTTTATATAAAGAGTTCGTTGTAGATTTAATTGGATTAGAGTAAAATAAAAGGAGATTGAAAAATGGAGTTAAAATTTGAAAGTATTGAAGAGCTTGAAAAATTTATTGTTGAACAACTTGGATATGTAAAAAACGATAACAAAGAAACTAGTCAAGATGAGAAAAACGAAAAATTTGTTCCAATAACTGTTAAAGAATGTCCATATGGGTTTACATATTGTCCATATAATAATCCAGTAAGAACAATAGACCCATATACACCAACATATCCATTATATTGTGGAAAAACAGATACAAATACACAAGACAATAATTCTTGTGTAAAATCTATAAATTCTGTTAACATTAGAGACTTGTCAGAAAAAAATTCTAAATAACTTGACAAATGTTTGTCAGTGTAATATAATATTATATGTAATAAGATTTGAGTAGATTTGATTTGATTAGATAGGAAAGAAAGGATTTGATAATTATGATAAGAGAATTAAGAGATAGAAAAATAACAAGAGAGGATGTATACGCAAAATATTTTACTTTGTGTAATGCAACAAATGCTAGCGTAACAGAGGACTTTGCAAAAAATATAAAAGAAGCAGAGGAATTATTTAAAGGAAAGACAAAAATGTGTGTCTTTATAAGAGGAAATGTTTTTACACAAAGTGCAGGAATGAGATATTTTACTTTTGTTGATGAAGAATATTCTGTTAGTAAAGAAGATTTAGAAAAAGCATTGATGGCAATAGATAAGTTTTCTGTGTTTATGAATGCAATTACTCCAGAAACACCAACGGTAGTAATAACTGGGGAAGAAAAAGATATATTCTTCAGTAAAATAGAGAACGAATTTGTTTCAAGAAAAATTGTAGCGAGTGCAAGTATAATGATTAATGTTGAATAAGACTTATCTACTCAGGTCTTATTCCCACTTTAAATATAAGATTGTTTTAGAAAGGAATATAAGATGGAAAACACAGAAAAAATAGACAGAAATATTCATTTTTGTTCATATATAGAAGAAGCAACAACTAAGGAATTAATAAAATCAATTGTTGATATAAATATTTATGATGCACAACAAGAAAAAACTGTTGTTGGATATAAAAGAGAACCAATAAAATTATTTATGACTACAGGTGGAGGGAGTGTAGTTCACACAATTGCTTTGTTTGACCATATTAAGTATTCTGCAACTCCAATATGGATTTATATTAGTGGATATTGTTGCAGTGGTGGTTTTTATATGTTAGGTGCAGCAGATAGGGTTATAGCATATGAGCATACTCAATTAATGTACCATCAATTATCAAGTGATATAGATTACGAAAAATTAGCAACTCAAAAAGAAATTGTTAGTCATAGAGAAGAACTTCAAAAGATTTTAGATTCATTAATTTTAGAAAATACTAAAATAACTAAAGATAAATTAGAAGAAGTTAATAGCAAGAAACAAGACTGGTGGATGGATGTGACAGAAGCTAAAAAACTTGGTGTAATTGATGAGATAATAAAATAAGGGAGGTAAGTTATGATTTATAAAGAGGTAAAAGGAAATTTGTTTAATGCTCCACAAGGATATTGTTTAGCACATTGCATTGCAGGAGATTTTGGAATGGGGGCAGGAATTGCTACTCAATTTAATGAAAGATTTGATATGAAAAATAGATTAATAAATCAGTTTAAAAGAGTAGATAGTCCTTCTTGTATTCAAATTGATAATGTATTTAATTTAATAACTAAAGATGTCTCTTATTCAAAACCAACATATGATAGCTTATTACAATCTTTAATAAAGATGAAAGAAATTATGGTAGAACATCAAAATAAGAAGTTAGCAATTCCTCAAATTGGATGTGGACTTGATGGATTAAAATGGAATATAGTAAGAGCAATTATAAAAGACATTTTCCAAGAAACAGACGTTGAAATTGTTGTTTATATATATGAAGAAGAAGATGAAGATTCTGGCATCGAAAACTTTTTAGGTCAAATATCTTTTGATGACTATGTTAATTCATATTGCGACAATCCAGATAATAGAGAATTATTTTATGAAAGGGAAGGGTATACATATGATAGGTAGAAAAAAAAGTATCAGCAATAGTATTAAAAATAGTAACATTAAGAATAGTACCGTTAAACAAACAGTTTCTGTAAATGGAGATAGTATTTCAATTATAAACAATAAACTATATATAAATGGAAAAGAGTATAAATTTGAAAATGGAAATGTTTCAGAATTAGAAATAAAAGGAAATGTTTCATCAATTAATTCTGATTGTAGTATTACTATCAATGGTGATGTTGCTGGAGACGTTGATGTTGGCGGGTCAGTTAATGTTGTAGGAAATGTTACTGGAGATATTGACGCAGGAGGCTCAGTTAATATATCAGGTCGTCATAAAGGAGACATTGATGCAGGTGGGTCAGTTTCCATTATAGGAGGATAATATGAAAGTTATTAGATTAGGTATGTTTGAGACAAATAGTAGCTCAACTCATACTTTTACCATTGATAATCAGGGGTATGAATATGAAAGAGGAGTAGAGATTGAGCCAGACTGGGAAGGAGAATTTGGTTGGAACTGGGAAGCTTGGTACACTACAGAAGAAAAATTGGCTTATATCTGTAGATGTATATTAGACTATAATTGGGATAGAAAAGATACGGACGAAGGTATATATGAAACTTTAAGACCACTACAAGAAAGACTAGATAATCTTGGAGTGCACTTTGAAATTCCAACCGCACAATATTTAGAAAATCATTGGGGGTATGTAGACCACGGAGATGAATACTACGTGTCTGACATTCAAGACATTCTTGCAACAGATGATAGTTTATTAAGCTTTTTATTCAATCCAAAAAATGGCATTGATGGAGGAAATGATAATGGATAAGGAGTAGAAAATGGATATTATATTGAGAAGGAAACCAGAATTAATTGGGAAATATATAAATGGAAACTATAAAGTAACTATATACGAAGATGGGACAAGAATAAAAGAAACAATAAATGAGAATGACACACAATTTATTGCAAAGTTTCCAGATAGTTGTGATATGAAAATAACTAATAATTGTGATATGGGATGTCCAATGTGCCACGAGGCATCAACTATAGATGGGAAACATTCAGACATTTTACTTACTTCTCCGATAATTCAAAATTTACACCCATATACAGAATTAGCAATCGGAGGAGGAAACCCTTTATCACATCCACGATTACTAGATTTTCTTGAAATTTTAAAAGAAAAAAGGGTAATTGCAAATATGACTTTAAATTACAAACACTTTATTGACAATTTAAGTACACTTCAATATTTAGTATCAAACAACTTGATAAGAGGGATTGGAATAAGTTCCAACGAGATAGACGACAATCTAATACATATACTAGAAAGCTATCCAAATGTAGTATTACATATCATCAATGGATTAATTACTCCAGAGAATTTTCAAAAACTATATGGAAAACGTGTAAGAGTACTAATCCTTGGATACAAAGAAATTCGCAGGGGAAAAATACTTTACGATAACAATAAAGATTTCATTGACAATAATAAAAGATGGATGTATAATAATGTTGCAGATTTTATTACAAAACTAAGATTAGTCAGCTTTGATGAATTAGCTCTAAATCAATTAGATGTTAAAAGAGCGATTCCAGAAGAAAAATGGAATTTATATTATCAAGGGGGAGATGGACAATCAACAATGTTTGTTGATTTAGTTCAAGAAGAATTTGCAAAAAGCTCTATATCAAGTAAAAGATATAGTTTAAATAGTATAAAATGTTTAGACGAGGCGCTTCACATTATACAAAATGAGGAAAATGGTAAATAAGAGCCATTTTCCATTTTTTTATATTTTTTGGCAAATTTATCTTGACAAATCTTATGTTTTATGATACAATTAAAATGTAGTTAGGAGGTGGCGTTATGTTTGAGAAAGATTTGGTTCTGTATAATCCCCAAATAGAAAGCGAACCTTTAATTCTTGAATTTGAAGAAAACGTTTTTATAGGCAATAAAGACCAGATAATATGCAAAATTACTCTAGAACAGGCATATCAAATGTTAGAACATTCTTACGGAGAGTATCTTGAAAATAACATTTATATTCCAAGAGATGTAGAGCGATATTTAAAAGAATTAAAGGAAGAAAAAGAAATATGGGAACAAGTAGATAGAACTGAAAAAGCAGTACAAGAAATTTTAAAAAAAGAAAGGAAAAGGGATAGGATATGAAGTGTGTAGATTGTTTGAAGGAAATTGATGATAAGGAATATTATAATAAAAGTGATGAAGGTGTTTGTAAAAAATGCAGACAGAGAAAATCTCAAATAAAATATGAAAATAAAAAATTTGGTACAAGTAAAGTTTATGTACCATTAAGGCTTAAAAAGACAACGACAAAAAGAAAGAAAAATGCGGTAAGTGTAAAAAATGAACAAATTGACGATACTAAACTATATGGGAAAGAAATAGAGAATAAAGTAAATGAAGATATTAAAAAGGTTTTTGATAAATATGGAATTAGTATAAAGGAAAATGACGCAGTTCCTTTACAAATGTTTATGAATATGTTTGAAACATTATTGGATGTAAGAAATGGATATATGAATAATTATATTAAAGCGGAAGATTTATTTAATATGCTCGAGAGAGACTATCAACACGCATTTGAAGATGCAGATACTGTTTCTAAGATGGAAGAGAGAAGTAAAATGTTTAAATGTTTACTTGATAGAAGAAGAAATGTCAAAAATATAAATATACAATATAATCAAATTTCAAGAATCATATATGAAATATTGGACAAGATTCCAGATATGTTGGAAAAGGTTCATATTTCAAATGAAAAATTAGAAGAGATAATTAAAAAACAAGAAGAACATTATTATAGAGCAGAAATGTCGGAATTAGTACAAGAAGAAGATTTTTGTAAAGGGAATAAATCAGTTGGAAAATTTGGAATGAGAAAATATGATGTATCTGTTCCAATATTTAATTATGGTAATAATTCAGCAGGAATTCCTTATGACTTTCATAGATTTGCTTATGCTAAAGACAAAATTGATGCAATTAACCAAGTAAAAGCTTTCCTAACTGAAAAATTTCCAAAATGTACATATAAGTCTAACGACTTCTTAGCAGTAGAACTTTATGATGCAATTACAACTACAGGACAAGAGGTGTGTCTTTAACTCACAAAAAGAGGACAAACCTCCCACAATAGAAAAAACTATTGTGGGAGAAGAAACATTAAATAAAAATATAGAGGAAGTTATTACTTCTAATAAAGAAGATTTGAGAGAAAACGAGCAAGAGATAGTAGATGAAGAAATAGAATCTGGACAAGGGACTAATCAAACAACAAAAGAACAAACAATAGAAGAAGATATTGGATTAAAACCAAAAAGAAAAGGATATAATTTATTTACAATAACATCTAATATTAAAACAGCAAGTGGGAAATTTGTTGTTACAAAAATTATCGAAGAAATCAATGACAAAAAAGCTAAAATATTATACGAAAAAGAAGTAAAAAAAGAGTTAGGAAAACCAAGAAGTATAACAAAATTTACTATTAATCCTTATAGTGCAGGAGATAAAGAATCAACAGAAGAGATTATAGAAGAGACACCTTCAAATAGAGATGATGAAACAAAAGAAATGTCTTTATTTGAACAAGCATTAGAAATACTTTGTACTTCTCCTTATATCCACATTTTTAGAATTCCATATTCAAAACAAGGAACAAACAAATATCATTATGACGTCTTTGAAAATGAAGAACATCTAAATCGTGTATTAAAAGAGAATCTTGAAAGGGCACAAAATGAGATAGATAATGCAGACCTTGGAGTGGATGAACTTAATAGAGAGAAAAGAAAAGAGGCAGAAAGGGTTATTAATTCAAGTACAAAACTTTATCAAAGAATGGTATCTGGAGCTAAACAACTTTCTGGACAAGAGATTAAAAATGATAAAAATGTTATGAGATATATAGGAAAACAGGATGATGAATGGTATAAAAATGTTATAGAACTTCATCAAGAAAAAGATTACGAAAAAAATAATAGATTAACACTTGCTAGAGAAAATATAATGAAAATAGTTGACTCAGAAGAATATCATATGTATTTAATTTCAATAAAAGAAATAAAAAATAGTACTGCATTAATTGCAGCTAGAACATCAGAACAAGCAAATGAGGTTGGAATGTGTAGTCAATATATTTTGGATTTATTAAAAGAAAATACTCCAGAAGTAAATGGAGAAAGGGAAGTAAATGTAAATAGCCAAGTTGCACAACTAGAAAGAGAAAACGTAGAAAAAATAATCGAAAATGATGATGCATTAAATCAAATTCTTGATAGAACAACATTTATAACAGAGATGGTTGTTAAGAAAAACTTTTCTTTAGATAAGTTAAAGAACTTGTTAGATAGAATTGAAATTGTAGTAAATATGACTGATGAAGAAAAAGAAAATGCAGTAAAAAAACTTCTATCAAAAAGTCTTCCAGAAAGACTAAAAGAAAGTATAAATTTTATATCTACTACAAAATTAACAGAAAGGTTAAATGAAATTAAAGGAGAAATACAATAATGTCTAATGAAATGATAATTATAATTAGTATGATTTTATCTAGTATAATAGTATTTGGGATAAATTTCCTAAATACTATTATCAAGGAAAAACAATGTAACAAAGTAAGAAAAAGGCTTACTTATTTAAGAGAATTAGTAAACAGTGGAAAAATAGATTTAGAAAAGCATTGTTTAGATGATGAACCAAGAGATAATAATGATATTGATAAGACTTTAAAATCAAGAAATACAAAAGTAGTATTATATGGGAAAGTATATACAGATAAAACATCTTGGTTCGTTATGGAAAATAACATATTATGGATTATTGGGAAAAAAGAAGATTTTCTGGTACAATTAACTGGAAGAGTTTTTGATAATTTTTAGGAGGATAATTATGGAAGAAAATTTAGATAAAAACGAAGAAAAAACAATTACTCCTTATGAGTATTTTCAAAATATGAAAGGAAAATTACAAACAATGGATGACGAAAGATTGGAGAAAGTATATCAAAATGCGATATATCTTGCAGAAAGATACAATAGAACTGGACAAACAAAAGGATTAAGAAAGCTAAAATTTCATATAGAATCTATTGTTAAGGAAAAACAAATTTTGGATGCAGGAATAAACAAATTTGTTTATAGAAATGATATTGAAGAGTATATACAAGATGTTGCAGACAAACAAGTTGTTATTCTTGACCTAAAGTCATATGAAAGAAATTTGCCAGATGAAATTATTGAAGCTCTAGAAAAAGTTAAAGATTTATTTGACGAATTTTATATTGTTTGTACAGATTATACAGGGGAAATGGCAAGAAGAGTTCAAGAAGAACGTAGAGAAAAAGACCCAATTTTATTTGGAGCTTTTCTTGACAGAGAAAAAAATGCAATAAACGAAAGATTCTATTATATAGGAGATTGGATTGATGATTATTGCGATTTAACATTAGATAAGATGGTTGCCGAAATGGAAGAAGAAACAGGAAGAAACATACTTAACGATATGCTTCCTATTCCAAAAACACAAGAAGAACTACAAGACCAACTAAATTCTTTAAATCTAAAAGAGGATGAAAGTACAAATTCTGTAAAACTAACATTAATTTCTTCTTCAGACGATTCAACAAAAAAAAGAAGTAGTTTTTTTACTAGAATAAGAACTTTCTTTAGTAAAAAAAATGATTAATGATGATAATATAGATTTAACAGAGAATAGAGATTTTCGTGGGTCTATACGTCCAATAGGAGGAGTACATTTATTCGAAGACAAACAATTTTGGAATAAATTAATGGAAAGGGAACAAAAAAGGGTATTTGGAGCTCTTCCTTGGAATGTATATCCAATAGATAACATATATAAATTTGATGGATTGGTTGCCTTAGGAAATTCAAGACAAAGAATTCAAGCTATACAGTTATATTATTGGGGAACGAGCGATGCACTTATATGTGATTGCTGTGGAAAGGAATACAAAAAAATTCCTTGGAAATCTGATTCTGGATTATGTAGAGAATGTAGGGCTTATTATCAAGAACATAAAGAAATTAGTTTCCCGTGGAATAGTAGAATAAGAACACAATAGGAGAGATAAGTATGGAATATAAATATTTAGTTATGGTTACAACAAATAATAATAATAAATATTATGAGATGATACCAAATGGAGATTCATTTACTGTAAAATATGGAAGAATTGGAGCTAGTGCTCAAGTCACATCATATAATGCTAGTCAATTTGATAAAAAGTATAATGAAAAAATCAAAAAAGGATATGTTGACCAAACGGAATTAAGAAAAGATTTAATTAAGGTAGAAAAGTCAGAAAAAAGAGAAAAATATCTTCCAATTCCAGAAGAAAGTACTAGAAAATTAATAGATTTTTTACAAGAAGTTGCAAGACAAAAGATTGCCGAAAACTATACAGTTTCATCAGAAAGTGTTACTCAAGCTATGGTGGATGAAGCACAAACAGTATTAAACAAACTTGCCAATGAAAAGAATAAAGAGAAGTTTAATAAAGAACTACTTACTTTATTCAATATTTTACCAAGAAAAATGTATGATGTAAATGCTTTCCTTGCCAAGACAGGAGATAAAGAAGAATTTTCAAAAATATATATTAGAGAACAAGAGTTATTAAATGTTATGCGTGGACAAGTTGTCCAACATTCTGTTGATAAGGAAGTTGATGAGAATATAGAACAACCACAGCAAACCATTTTAGAAGCTCTAGGACTAGAAGTAGAACCTATTGATGCAATAGATGAGAAAATTATACTTAAAGAACTTGGAGAGATTAAAGATAAATTCTATATGGGATGGAAAGTTAAAAACATCAATACCACAAATAAATTTAATGAACATTTAAAAACATCAATACATAAAAATAAAAAATTGTTATGGCACGGTAGTCGTAATGAAAATTGGATGAGCATTATAAGTAATGGACTAATATTAAATCCAAATGCAGTTATAACTGGAAAAATGTTTGGACAAGGAATATATTTCGCACCAAAAAGCAGAAAATCATTTGGTTATACCAGTTATGATGGGAGCTATTGGGCAAGAGGAAATAGTAAAAGAGCTTTTATGGGACTATATGAGGTTCATTATGGAAATCCATACATAGTAAGTGATTTTAGTAGTCAATTTTACGATTATAATTTTGACAGGTTGAGAAGAAATGGGAATTATGACTGTCTTCACGCAGATAGCACAAAAGGAATGCTAAGAAATGACGAAATTGTTGTTTATAGAGAAGACCAAGTAAATATTAGATATTTAGTAGAATTAAGATAGGATGTGATTAAATGGATGCGGTAAATAGAAAGATAGAAGAACAAGAAAATGAAGTTGAAGAAATTTTAATTACCTGTCCTTGTTGTGGAGAAGAGATAATATCTCCAAGAGGAGAACTTGATAAATTAATTAGGCTAAATGCAGATAAAATAAAAAAATGCGTAGATGAAATTAAAATAATAAATGACAAATATAAATCATCATCTCTTTCACAAGAAGAAAGAATTGAATTAGGAAAGAGAAAATGTAAATTATGTCAAGAATTTGAGCTGTTAAACAAAGTATCTTCTGAATATAAAAGAAGGAGACAAGTACTAGCAGAACACGAAACAGTTTCTGTATATCAAACACTTAAACAAGTACTATTGGAAAGGTATGGAGATAAGGAATACCTAGACTGCATACAAGAAGTAATGAAAAGGGTTCAAGTAGATGAAGAAAATAGTAAAAGAGTTATAAGAATATTATAGAAAGGAGATTGTAAATTATGGAACAAACATTGGGAAGTAGAATGAAAGAATATGAATATGTTACAAGAAACTATTTGGTAAACAGAGTTCCAATTATTGTTAGAATTGATGGTAAAGCATTTCACAAATTTACCAGAGGGCTAGACAAACCTTGTGATAAAATCTTTATGGAATCAATGAAAAAAACAACAGTTGAATTGTGTAAACAAGTTCAAGGAACTGTAATGGGATATACACAATCAGATGAAATATCTTTGGTTTTGATGAATACATCAGATAGAAATTCAGAATTGTGGTTTAATAATAATTTGAGTAAAATTATAAGTGTAAGTGCTAGTATTGCAACTGTAGAATTTAACAAAACTTTTATGGATTTGGGAGTACAATATGAATTAGATAATAACGTTTTGTTTGATAACAAAAATAATAATCATAAGTATTCTAGCAAATATATGACTGCAAATTTTGATAGTAGAGCGTTTAACATTCCAAGAGAAGAAGTTATAAACTATTTTATTTGGAGACAAAGAGATTGTCAAAAAAATGCGGTTAATTCTGCCGCAAGGACAATGTTTAGTCATAAACAACTTCAGGGACTAAATCAAAAGCAACTTAAAGAAAAGATGCTTACTGAAAAAGGACTAAATTTTGATAAAGTTTTTGCAGATGTTTTCAAAAATGGAATGATTGTAATAAAAGAACCTAAGGAAAGAATAGGTTACGACAATTTTGGAAAACAATATTTTGCTACATCAAAACAATGGGTAGTAAAAAATGGGGATATTATATTTGAAGATGATAGAGATGAGATAGAGGATTATTTGGAAAGGATGAAGGGATAAAAGTAGCTCCTTCACTTTCCAACTAACTTGACAAACCTTTGTCAAAATGCTATAATATAAGATGTAGGAGGCATAATATGAGAGATAAAAATAGAATTAATAAAATAGTTGATTCTTTAGAAAATGCTTGGAGACTGAACCCAAAGATGAGTTTTTATAACTTAATTTGGAATATATATCACGATGATGATGAACAGTGGACTTTGTACTATAAGGAAGATGACTATTGGGAAATCTATATAGAAAAGAATTTTCATATTGATTATGAAAAACTTCTTGATACGAGTGCGTTATCTAAAATGCAAAAAGATTTGATTATTCTTTTTAAGGTTATTTGGGAAAAATATTATGACTTTAGATTTCCTCAAATTTGTAATTTAATTTACAATTTCGTCAATGATAAAACTTCCGATGAACAAGTATTAGAAATTTTAAAAGAGAAAGTTGGTGAAATACTTGGAAGAAGATAAAGAAAGAAGAATGTTAGACGAATTAAAAAACGCTAAAGAAATAAGAAAAGGTTTACTTGAAATTGTTGCAGACGCAGAAAAAATAGGTTATGCTACACAATTTGCACTTGAAACAGATGAAGAAACGGCTAGAAGTGCTTTTCAAACAGGGTACCAATTAGGAGTTCAAGATGGGTACATAGAATGTCTCCAAAAAATACTTATGATGTTTGAGGAGGGGTAATATGGAATTCGCAAAAGAACCTGTAGACAAAATAACATTTACAAATCACATTCTAGAAAGATATGTAGAAAGAACTATGGGAAAGACGGGGAATGAATTAAAGCAATTTGTTATTCAAAATTCAGAACAGATAAAAGATAAAATTCTTAAAATGTATGAATACTCTGAACTTTTCTGGTATGGAAAAATAAAAGACCACGATTTCACATATTTTACGATAAATAGAGATGGATGGGTAATGGTTATTGATAAAAATAAAACTACATTAGTTACAATTTATCAAGTAGATTTAGGCTTGGGTGTAGATTTTAATAAGCAATATATTGCTGAACTAAAAAAGTTTGTGGAAAATGAATTAAATGCAATCGAACAATTAAAAGTAGAAAATGAATCTCTTTCTGAAGAAGATAAAAAGGAGATTGATGAACTTAAAGAAACAAATAAAGTATTGCAGGCACAAATTGAATACAACAATAAACAAATACAAATGTACGAACAAAATAAAAACTTAAGACAAGAAGAAATTAGTCTTAGAGACAAAAAGTTACATAAAAAAATAGAAGGCTTCATTGGAGCAAAAATATTTTAATTGGAGGGATTATATGGATAGAGTAGAAAAAGTTTATAGAATATCTGGCACACCAGAACAATTAAGAATACTAGAAAAGATGTTTATTCATATGGAATATCTAGGCACTGTAGGAGCATCAAGAAATATTTTAGTCCAAGTTGATGGTGATGGTGGAGCTCACTTACGTTTTAAGGATGAAGATGGTCTATATTTAAGTGACTACATTAAAGACGAAAAAACAAAAAACACAGAACAGACTGTAGTTGAAGAAGGACGTGTAGGGGCTATTGTTGGAAGATATTCTTTTGAATAAAAATATAAAATTTTTTCCATCTGACTTGACAAAAGTTTGTCAGTGTGGTATAATAAGTATATAGTAAATAAATAATTCACTAAATTCCGAGTAGAAAAAGAATTCCCCAAATTCAATTTCTACTCACTACTTGGCGGGGTGGTGTAACGGCAGCACATTAGGCTCATAACCTGAAGGTTCAGTTCGATTCTGGCGACCGCAACCATATATCATCTGCGTTGTAATTAATACTCCGCAAGAGTCAATGAATTACACAGGAGAAAGTGGTTCGAATCCACAACGGATGATGTTCAAAAACATTATAGGTTAATATACTGTCTCGAACTAGACATAAAGAGTGTGTATGACGTCTGCATACTTTTCTCCTATAATGAAATTTTTATTATGGCTTGATAGTTAAAATGGACAAAAACACTTCCTATGGACGGGAGAGGTCTAGGTTCGAGCCCTAGTCAAGTCTGAAAGAAACAAGAAAGAGAAATCAGATAGCGCTACGTACGAGCCGAGCAAACCATTAAATACTAGTTAGGAATAAAAGAAGTACATATAAGCTCTTTCTTGTGTTATATGCTCCCTTAGCACAGTTGGCTAGTGCGTCGCACTTGTAATGCGAAGGTCATCCGTTCGAATCGGATAGGGAGCTCCAGTAAGTCTATGAGCGAGATGGATATGCACCAATGGGCTATGTAAACACATTGGATAACTCGAGTGAATATGAAGGGAGCCAGAAAGTCTTATAGCTAAGTAGTGGAGTGTATATACTTTAAAATCCACAGCGATATGCACGTATGGTGTTAGTGGCTAGCATTCCTGCCTTCCAAGCAGATGGGGTGAGTTCGAGTCTCACTACGTGCTCCAATCGGTTGCACTTCGTGGGAATTCATTATCCCACGGAACGGTACCGAACCGAAACCATTTATTTGTGGGTATAGTTTAATGGTAGAATTTCGTGCTTCCGACCCGAAGGTGTTGGTTCAATTCCGACTATCCACTCCATCCAAATACGTTGCTATGAACGTGGAAAAGTCCTCAAGAGTTAGCAAGAACTACTTGAGAATAACAAACTTGCACATAGCTAATCAGTTTATGTTTCGGGGAAGTCTTGACTGATGACAAATAAAAAAGAACCTCGTGACCTATATTCCTCTGTGGTGAAAGGGTATCACGTGTGACTGTTAATCACTTGTTACAAGTTCGAATCTTGTCGGAGGAGCCAACTTATAAAAGGGCAATTTTAGAGTCCTTGCGCGAGAGCGCGGATATGTAATTTGAGGTTTTATATGTATATGAAATTACATATACTAAAAGACACCTAGCAAAAATGATATTGATATTACAGTTTTATATGTATATAAAATTACATAGTACTAAAAGCTGGTACATTCAATTTGTAGATAATAGTAAGTTTTATATGTATATAAAATTACATAGTACTAAAAGAAAGCATAAGTGAATATTGCTGATATTATAGTTTTATATGTATATAAAATTACATAGTACTAAAAGGTTTCGTATTTAGATATTGATTCTTGTGATATTTAAAAAGTTCATATTTTATTTTAGAGAAAGGATTTATAATGGGAGAAAATGCAGAATTATGGTCATATCCTGATGAAAAATCACAAAGAATAACATTAGAGTGTTGGTTACAACATCATAATATTCAATATGATTCTGATATGACAAATGAAGAACTAAGACAATTATATATAGATGTAGAATGTGGAAGAATACATACACTCCAATAGCTCAGTAGGTTAGAGCGCTACCCTGATAAGGTAGAGGTGATTGGTTCGATTCCAATTTGGAGTACCATCTCAGGTTCGACTTGGTGAGAATAGCACTTCATAAGCCATAAAGAAAGCCAATCTCATAGGATGATAACCTTTATAAAATATTTTTGTATCTAGTAGTGGTTAATCAAACGTGCAAAAATTTTTTATAAAAATAATTATAAAACAAAAAACTCGGCTACAAATTTGGTAAAAGAAATTGCGCAAACAATGCTCTGGTAGCCAATGCCATCATCAGTAGCAAAATGTTTCTAGGTAGTTTCGCCGAGTGTCTACGAACCTTCAGCCCGTTAGAAGTAAAATGGCGGGACACAAATATAGTTCGTTAGCTCAGCTGGAAGAGCATCTGTCTTACAAGCAGGAGGTCGTTGGTTCGAGCCCAACACGGACTACCAAGGGCTGAATTCTTTACACGTTTCTTGTAGTATCCCTCCGCGCACAAGCAAAGAAAAGTAAACGTGTTGCATTATATAATATGGCGCAGTAGTTCAGCTGATTAGAACACCAGTCTGTCACATTGGAGGTCACGGGTTTGAGCCCCGTCTGCGTCGCCAAGACTTGCTAGAAGTCTAAGGTTTGTTAATTCCCCTTTTCTAGCGAAAAAATTAACTAAGATTCCCCGAGAAGGTTCGATTCCTTCCTAGAATAATGAAAGCCCTTTTTATAAAGGAAGCCCATAGTTCTACCTTTGGTGAGGAGCAGATAGTTAATCTGTGGGGAATTTGATTATATGGCGCCTTAGTAAAGTGGTTAATACATCCGACTTTCTATCGGAGGGCAGGAGTTCGAATCTCCTAGGCGCTACCATTAATCCCTTTGTAGTTCTTCGGAGCAGACAATGAAAGCTCGTAATCTTCGGATATAATGAGAAAGGAAAAGTTCATTTATTTTAGATTATTTTAGATAAAAATTGTCTGAGGTGATTTAAAATGAAATGGATAAAGAGAATTATAAAAATTCTTTTAAAAATAACATCCTATATTATTTTATTAAATATATTAAGTATGATATTTTAATTTGGGGTCTTAGTGATAACGGTTAGCACATTTGCCTTGCAAGCAGACAGTATGGGTTCGATTCCCATAGACTCCACCACCTATAGCTCTATGGTGTAATAGTAGCACAGCACGAAAGAGTAGGTATTTTGAAGATTAGGTTAATATTGGAGAAATATTAAAATAAGTGCAGGTGAGAGTTCAAATCTTTCTGGAGCTCCTTTATATTCCCGAGTATTCTAATGGTAGGAAACCACGCTTTGACCGTGGGTGTGTTAGTTCGAGTCTAGCCTCGGGAGCCATTTTGACAAGTATTTGTCTTTCTTACATTAAAACAATTTAATTTTTAAGGAGGATTTTAATATGTTAAGAAATAGTAAAGATATGTTAGATTTATTAGTTAGCCCATTTGATTGGGATAAGGAGTTTTATAGATTTAATAGATGGGAGAAAGATATGAATCCATATTCTGTTAAATATGATAAAGAAAATGGGAAGGCTATTATTAGTCATAATATTCTAGGGATAGATAAAAAAGACTTGTCTATAGCCATAAAACCAGAAAATGGTAGAAATTACCTAGTAATCTCTGGTAAAACAGTAGATGAAGTAACAGGTAAGGAATACTCTATTAATTCGAGATTTTATATCTCTGATGATTATGATACAAACCAAATTGAGGCTGAAGCTAAAAATGGTTTAGTATACATAACAATTCCTTATAAGAAAGAAGTTCTTGAGGATAAAACTAAAACAATCAATGTAAAATAAGACGTTATTTGACATATGATTAATTTTTATTTTAAGTTTTAATGTAAGAAATGAAAAGCCGTTTGTTGGAAAACATTTATTCTTCTGGTTACCAGCCCAACAACTGAAACAATTATGTTTGAGAATAAATGGGTAGGTCTTAGGCTAACCTACCATATTATATAGCGACGTGGCTCAGAGGCTACAGCGCTCGGTTCATACCCGAGTATTCGTAAGTTCGATTCTTACCGTCGCTACCATTTTGAGGTACTGAATCATTAACCTCTTCTCGGTAAAGACAGGATAAGTCGCATACATATGGGTTTATAAGTAATAATACTATTATTTATATTGAGTGAGAGCAGTATGCTGTCAGTATAGCCAATACTGGCACGAGAGTCAGGTGCACACGGCAAAGTTGGTCGAGTTCAAACCGAAGAAAGGGCAGGAAGTGCACAGAAGAAGCCTTGGCAAGGTGAAAATCGGTGACAGTCTGGAAAGACAGACATTTATATGGGAGTGTAATCCGTTAAGGAGACGGGGTAGACTGTAAATCTATTGTCATTATGACTCGAGTGGGTTCGATACCCTCTACTCCCACCAAAATTTGATACATCCTTAGTGTAATGGCTAGCATACCAGTCTCCAAAACTGTTGGTCGAGGTTCGAGTCCTTGAGGATGTGCCAAATTCATATTTTTAGAAAGGGGATATATTTTATGGAACAAAGTACAAAAAGAATTGTAAAATGGGTTGTCATAGGAATTATTGCATTATTTCTATTAATTACTCTATGTAACAGCTTTAAAACAATTCCAACGGGATATGTTGGAGTAAAAACTCGCTTTGGACAAGTACAAAGTACAATGCTAAATGAAGGATTGAATTTTAAAATTCCTTACATAGAAAAAATTGTTTTAATGGATTGTCGTACACAAAAAACAGAATATACTATGGAGGCAAGTTCAAAAGACTTACAAAAAATATCAAACTTTAAAGTAGCAATAAACTACAATATAACTAAAGATACAGCAAATACATTATATCGTGAAGTTGGTGTTGATTATAAAACAATCGTAGTTGAACCAGCTATACAAGAAGCTATGAAAGCAACTATTGCCAACTACACAGCAGAAGAACTTATAACAAAAAGAAATGAAGTATCTGCGTTCGCATTAGAAGCTTTATATAATAAATTATATGATAGAGGAATAAGTTTAACTTCTTTAAATATTATAGATTTATCATTTTCTGAGGAATTTGACAAGGCAGTAGAAGAGAAACAAATTGTTGAGCAACAAACTCAAAAGGCACAGTATGAGCTAGAAAAAGCAAAGGTAGAAAATGAAAAGAAAATAGAAGATGCAAAAGCTGAAGCAGAAGTAATGCGTCAACAAAACGAACAAATTACTGACAGTTATTTAAGACTAAAAGAAATAGAAAACCAAAAAGCAATGATTGATAAATGGAATGGAACATTACCATCAACAATGGCAGGTAGTGATATTTCAAGTATATTTAGTTTAAATAAATAATAAAATATTAAAAGAGAGAGTTTCTCTCTCTAGATATATACCTTGATGGTGTAACTGGTAGCACACTCGACGAAATCGAGTAGTTAAGGTTCGAGTCCTTGAGAGGTTGAAAGAGCCCTAGCTTATTGGGGTAACAGAGAGTAAGTAAATCAACTAGAATAATATGAGAAGCTAATATATGCTCAGTATTCTCTAAAAAAATCTTATGGATATGCAAGACTTTGGGAGCATACGAGAAGATGTCTTGTGAAGGTAATGTCCGTTCCATTTTCTATCGAAGATTTAGTTGTTTTGTAGATAGAAAGTATTTTATGCCGTGTATCCGAATTGGTGAGGGGGCTGTCTTGAAAATAGCTGGTCTGAAAGGACTTCAGAGTTCGAATCTCTGGCACGGCGCCAAAAATAAGGAAAGAAAGATATGGGATTTATTTATAAGATTACAAACAAAATTAATAACAAATCATATGTTGGAAAGACATTATTAACTCCAGAAAAAAGATTTAAAGAACATATTTCTGAGAGTAAAAAAGATAGATGTAAAAATAGACCATTATATCGAGCATTTAATAAATATGGGATAGATAATTTTTCTTTAAAAACAATAGAAGAGTGCAATAATAATATTTTATCAGATAGAGAGTCGTATTGGATTAAATATTATAATACCTATAAAGAAGGATATAATGCTACTTTGGGTGGAGATGGAAAACAATATATAGATGAAAGTAAAGTTATAAAATTATATGTTGTTAATCTTAATATTACAAAAACTGCTAAACAATTACATATTTCTTCGGATACAGTTAGACAAATATTAAAAATAAATCATATTAGTATAAGACCAAGTCAAGTTATAAACAAAGAAAAATTTTTAATGTTGGATAATACATCTATTTATATGTTTGATAGAGATAATACATATCTACAAACATTTAAAAATATACAAGATGCTATGAATTTTATAAAAATAAAGCATCTATGTAAAAATGGTACCTCAGACAGACGAATTAGAAATTGTATAAAAAAAGTACTGGATAAAAATAGAAAAACAGCATATGGATATATTTGGAAATATGATAAATAATATATGTGGATTTACCCAAGTTGGTGAAGGGGACAGTTTGCTAAACTGTTAGGTCGAGTAATCGGCGCACTGGTTCGAGTCCAGTAATCCACGCCAATCTGGTTTGCACGTTTTCCCACGGCAGTACAGCACTACTGAGAGAAACCGTTAAAAAACGTGGTGCTTTAATATTTTTTCTTCATATCGCAAACCTTTTAAATAAAACGAAATATGTCTCTAAAAGAGGCATATTTTTTTATTTATAAATATCTGTAGGTAGCTGTAGGTATCTGTAAATATCTGTACGTATTTTTGTATATTAGATGACACCTACAGGTGCCCCCAAAGTCAGGTACCACGTGGCACACGTGGATTTTTTATTTTAAATTTTTTTGAAAAAGTGCTTGACAAAACTTTGTCATTATGCTATAATTAATTTGTATTTAGGAGGGAGATATAATGATACAATGTAAAAGTTGTGGAAAGATGGATAAGAACTACGCAGGATATTGCCAAAAGTGTTATACATATTTTGTAAAAAATAAATTTGCTACATATAAAGATAAAGTAACATATGGGAAGATGAGTTACGTAGATGATATAAATAGTAAACAATATTCAATGCCAATATGCCATATTTGTGGAAAAGCTTATGCAAAACTTCAACAACATATATACTATGTACATCATATGTCTAAAAATGAATACTGTGATAAATTTGGATTAGACCATAAAGTTCCTTTTACATCTAATGACTATCATCAAAAAATGAGTGAATTGGCTTATAAGTATGATATGGATGAGCAATTAAGAAAAGCTGGGAAAAATACTAGATTTAAAAAAGGACACGATAGAAATTATGAAAGAAGCTATATGACCAAAGAAAGACTCAAACACTATGGAAAAACAATGGGATATAAAAATTTAAAAAATGTTTCAAAAACGTCTTGACAAAAGTTTAAGTTTATGATATAATATAAGTATGATAAGAAAGGAGAAAATATGTGGAAAACAGTTATTATAAAAGGAGAAGAAACTAGTTATAAGATAAATGAAAAAGGAAAAGTAAAAAACAAAAAAGGGCAGATTTTACATAATAGAGTAAAAGTTCAAGATGGATTAGAAATGTTGGTGTGTTCTTTACAATTCAAAGGAGAAACATTCCCTGCTCGTGTAGTAAGATTAGTAGCTGACGCATTTATTCCAAATCCTAATAATTATAAATTTACTAGACTTAAAGATGGAAGCGTTAAAAACATTAATCTTGATAATATAGAATGGGTAGAATGTGGTATTGATACTGGGAATATGTCAAAAAAATCGTGGGCAAGCGGAAAATGGGATAAAAAATTATCTTGTGAAAATGCTAGTGCAGCAAAATTAACAAACGAGCAAGTTTTATATATCAAAAGGGCGCATATAAAAAGAGACCCACATTTTGGAACAACAGCACTTGCCAATGAATTTGGTGTTAGCCCAAGTACAATTAGTGGTATTATTCACGGAAAAAGTTGGAAAAGATTAGAAAAAGTTATAGGAGAGGTTTAATCTCTTCCCATTATATGGGGCTGTATTTGGTTTCGACAGGTCATTGGAAGAAAAAATTGCAAGTAGTTAACGTATTCTGGGAACTTAAAAAGTGAATACAAAACAAAATAAACGCTAACGAAGAATTAGTAGCTGCCTAGTCAATTAGGCACGTCATCTAAAGAAGTCTACTGGCTTTAGAATGGCGTCATTAAAGTAGATGCGTTGTGGCAGAAAAGTAACCTTGGTATCGCCAACAAAGATTTAAAAAGGTACGATATATTGACTTTTGTTTATTGTAGTTTTTATATCTAAGTTGAACAATAAACTAAACTTGTAGATATTGATTCAGAAGGTGATTTGGACAGGAGTTCGACTCTCCTCAGCTCCACCAAAAAATTCAAGAAAGGGGAATAAAAATGTCAATAAAAGATGAAGATTGGTTTAAAAATGCAATGAAAAAATTAGAAGAAACAGATTGGGAATCTATTAGACAAGAAGAGAAAAGAAAGTTTGCAGAAGGACAACGAAGAGTAGCAAATAGAGAATATTGTAATTGGATAGAATCTTTTTTAAACAACCTAGATGAACCATACAATGACGAATCTTGGGGATATAAAACATTAAAACACAAAAAAGAATTTACTGAACAAGATATAAAAAATGAAGAAGACCTAAGTCACTTCCATAAATTTCTTAATATTGTAGCAGATATTCAAAGAGTAAAAGAATATTATGACGATAGAGATTTTGAAGAATACGAATATGTTTGGAAATACAACAACAAATACTTTGAGTGGAATACTTTAGTTGGACAAGGTTCAATTACAACAATTTCTATAATAGATAAGCCAGATTTTGCAGTTATAGATTTAGATTTATATTTCCAAAGAGAAGAAGAAGGTACTCCAATGCAAAAATATAAAACAAGTTGGGAAGATAATTACGAAGACGATGATGAATAAGATTTTTAAAAAATTTTTCCATTTGACTTGACAAATGATTGTCAATATGCTATAATAATAATTGTCCGATAGATATGGATATAAAACGATTCATATCATACCAAAATTAACGTGTAGAAGTGCATTAGCACTTCTCTATATATGGAATGATAGCTCAGTTGGTAGAGCAAGGGACTGAAAATCCCTGTGTCGATAGTTCAATTCTATCTCATTCCACCAAAAATTTTGGTGTATTAGCCAAGTTGGTTAAGGCGCTGGTCTGCAAAATCAGTATCACTGGTTCGAATCCAGTATACACCTCCATATGAGTGCGTAGCTCAGTCGGTAGAGCATTTGACTTTTAATCAAAGGGTCGGAGGTTCGATTCCTCTCGCACTCACCAAGATAGAGTTATAAAAATTTTTTAAAAAATTTTTCCAAATAACTTGACAAACAATTGTCTATATGTTATAATAAAAATATAGTTAAGATAGCACATTGAAAAATGTTTAATATAAAAAGCTTGGCTTCGGAGCTTTAAGGATAAACTGGTGACAGTATAAAGTGGATGATTAAATTCATCTGCGTAGTAATTATATTTAATATAAACATTTCTCTTTTTGTATGTCTGTACAAAAAATGTTTAAAATAAAAATAATTACTATCCACAGAAAGCCAGCAACAAAACGCTGTAGTCTAAGTCTGATGAGGAAATCCTTTAGGATATGAACAGTATGTCGAGGGGCTATCCACCCTGAGTGAGAAGAAATTCAATAATAGAGTTGTTGTTTTTTGGCAAAAAGTCTGATAACAAAGATTATTGCTGATTTAATATTCTTTATTTTAATCCTAAGGTAGAAATACTATAAAAACATAATACTTATGTTGGATAATATATCTGAAATGATATAAAAATAAAGGTAAGCTAAGTTTCAGTTAGAAACGATGGTAGATGTATGATGGATGGGCTGTCTCCAAAAGAGATAGATGTCCAAAGGCAACCCTCATATGTCAAATGGATAAGTAGCGAATTTAGCCAAGTGGTAAAGGCAAATCTCTGATAAAGATTCAATCACTGGTTCGAATCCAGTAACTCGCACATATTGCAGGAATATGATTATTTGCAAAAGTGGTTGCCACTGGGATAGCAAAAGTACACTTATTCTTCTGAAATATGAAGATTAATGGAGACCGCAAGTCGAAGTTAAATCCAGTAAAAGTAGTTATGTCAATAATAGTAGGGATACTATGAACTCGAATCCAAGAGGTTACATATATGAAATGAAAGATATGAGCTACTCAGTAAGATTTGACGACATTTCTCAAAAGTCGTGTGTACGGTGGGTACATTTTAGAAATAGAGTGTGTGAACAATATTGTCCAACCAATATCAATACCCATTTTAAAAAGGTCAAGTTCTCAGCCTTTAAATAATTCTTATAATAAAATGAAAAATTTGACAATACCCTCGATATAGCATCTTGGGTATATTTTTTTAATTTCCACCTAACTTGACAAACCTTTGTCAGTATGGTATAATATAAGTAGATAAGGATAGCAATGTCCTATCTATGACTTAGTCATAAAGGGGGATTACAATGCATTTAAAAAAAATCCACCATCTTCTAAGTAAGCTCTATATAAACTAATGCGGTTAGCAATAATAAAAAGAATGATATAATCTTACTTTAAGAAGAAAACATTATAGAAAATTTTAGAAAGGGAAAGAAATGGGAATCTGGAAACAAATTAATAATTATTCAAAATATGAAATATCTGATAATGGTAAAGTAAGAAATAAAGAGACACAAAAAGAAATCTCACAAAGGTCTCTTGACAAAGATGGATATCCAACAGTAAAACTTTACAACGACAATGGTATTAGAAAAAAATTATATGTTCGCAGATTAGTTGCAGAAGCATTCATTCCCAATCCAGAAAATTTAAAATCAGTAAGGTTAAAGAATGGAGACAAATTTGACAATGATGTCTCTAATTTATTTTGGAAATAAAGGAAGGTGGTATTATGTTTTTTAAAGGAAAAGATAAAACAAGTAATCAAACAGTTATTAATATTCCTTGTTCTTGTGGAACTCATTCAATTAATATTTCTTATTTTGATGATACCTGTGGTGAAGTATTTTTGTCATTTTTTCAAGACAAATTTTATTTTCAAGATGGTATATTAAAAACAATTTTCAACAGAATTAAAAGAGCATTTTTAGTTTTGTGTGGCAAATCATATAGATTTGAAGAAATAATTTTAGAAAGAGAAGATTTAGAAAAACTAGAACAAGAAATTCATAATATATTACAAAGAAAAGAGGAGGAAAAAGATGAACAAAAGTAATTTAAAATGTGCATCAGTACAAACACTTATTAACGGAGATTTAGGAGAAAAGGTTGAAAACTTCTTAAGAGGAGAAGTAGAAGTTGCTGGAATGCAAATTATTGTTAGTGGAGACCTAAAAATTGCTTATATAGACTATGAAGATAGAAGTGATGTTGCAAAAAGATGCGAAGATAATGGTTTAGAGTTTGAAAACTATATGAAAAAGGATTATTATCACGCAATAGAAGTTTCTGTTCCTATAACAAAAGATTTGGCAACAAAGATTAATGAAACAAAGAATAATAATCAAGATATTGAAACTGTAGCAACATATTACTATAATGGAGTCAACACTAAGAATGCACTTATTTTGTATGCTTCAAGAAGTGAATTCGAAGCTCACGAAGAAGAACAAAAAAAATCTAATGAAGCTAAAGCTCAAGCAAGAGCAGAAGAACTAGCTAAAACAGCTGTTAAAGAACCAGATATGGCAGCAAGTGAATCTGTTTTAGATAAATATGCATCTAAAACTGAAGATAAAGAAGATTCTGCTGAAGCAACAAAAAAAGTAGAGGAAGCAACAAAGAAAGATGGAAAAGTTAAAAAAGTAAAATTCGGCAAAAAGGAGAATTAGTATATGAAATATGTATTTGTAGATATGGATGGAACTATTGCTGAATGGGGATATCCAGACGGAAGGATTTCTGGAGATTATAAATTTGGCGATTATTTAGGAAAACATCCAATTGATGATGTAATTGCAGAAATATATAATGCTTATTCAAGCTCACAAGACAATCAAGAAAAATATATTATTATGGTTGTATCTGCCGTTCCAAATTCTAAAGCTGTTATGGAAAAAAATATTTGGTTAGACAATTTCTTTAATATTCCTTCTTCAAATAGAATTTTTATAGGAAAAGAAGAAGATAAAATTGATATAATTGATTTCTATATGAAAAATATAGCTGGATTAGAACCAAAAGGAAATTCTATTTTAATTGATGATAGAAAAGATTGGTTACTTAAAGGAAAAGATATTGGAATGGAAGTATATCATCCAACAAAAATTATAGCTTCTTTTCAAAATAGAATGCTAGAACTTCAAAAACAAGAACAAAAAGAACCTAATGAACCAGCTACACAATCAGAACAACAGAATACAGAGAATGTTAGTGGAAAAGATTTGGCAGATAATGCAGAAGCAATTTCAGAAGAGTCTTAAATTATGATTTATGTTTTAAGGAGGAAAGATTATGTCAGTTAAACAGAAATATTTAAAAGATGAAAATGGCAATATATTTTCCCCTATAACCTCCGCTGATAGTGTTATATTAGGGGGGGGGTACAGTTGAGGACACGGTTTCTAGAAAGATTTTTGAAAAAGTGTTTCACTCAACAACAAAATCATTTGTACTAAATATCCCAATGCAAGAAGGAGATATTATTGAAATATATTTTCAAGGAAGCTTATCGTTTAGTGATGGAACGAGTGGTGTAGCAAATATGGGATTAGTTCCAAATACAGTTAGTTCGTACAACTTTTCAAGAGCCACATTCTTTGAAACAGCTGACGGAGGAAATAATAACGTCAATCTTGATTCAGAACACAGTGCTAGATTTATTAGAGGAGAAACGGGATTTGGAATATTTTCCGTAGCTAAGGTTGTATATAGAGATAATAAGATTTTTGTAGGAGCGAACTTTTTTGCTCCTACAGGGAGCCCAAAATCTAGGCAAGGAATGATAGGAACCTATTTGGGAAATTTTGATGAAATTTCTCATTTTAATATAGTTGGAACAGGAAACTCTCAAATAAATATTGGTTCTCTTTTAAAAGTTTATAAGAAATGTTAGGAGGAAACAATGGAATATTTTATTTCAGACACACATTTTTACCATTATAATATTATACGATATTGTGGTAGACCATTTGAAACAGTTGAAGAAATGAATGAAAGAATGATTGAGTCTTGGAATTCAGTTGTTACAGATAATGATATTGTATATTTTTTAGGAGACTTTGGATTTGGAGACAAAGAAAAGTTAAGTAATATATGTGCTCAGTTAAACGGAACAAAAATTTTGTTAAGAGGGAACCACGATTATAAACGTGGAAAGCAATCTTGGCGAGATATTGGGTTCAAAGAGGTATTTTCCAAAAAAGTCGATTTCGCAAACCTTGATATATCAACGTTTTTTGATGGTGAAATTGACCATAAAATTGAGATTTTATCATTTAAAAATATAATCTTATCTCACGAACCAAAAGTTGTCCCAGATGACACATTGAATATACACGGACACATACATAATATTCCTTTGTCTACAGAGTTTAACCCAAACAATCATTTTTGTGTAAGTGTAGAAATGATAAATTATGTTCCAATAACTTTAGAGCAAATATTACAAAAGATGGGAAAATAATTCCATCTTTTTATATTGACATATTTTGTTTTATATGATAGAATAAATAGGGAATGTATCTTTACGAATGAAAAGTAAAATATATTTCATTAATTTGTTTTATATTTAATAAATAAAGTAGGCTTATCTTTTAAGTGAGGGGGAGATGAACCTACTTTTTCCATTTAACTTGACAAAGGTTTGTCGATTATGTTATAATGTAACTACATTGAAAGAGGTGAAAGATATGTACAAACCAATAACAAATTTTTCAGGATTCATTGGTGGTTGGATGAATATGCACGTTTGGGATTATCGCACTGAAGAAGAAAGAAAAACACGAATAAGTTATATACAAGATTTTTTTGATGACTTACTAATGATGTGTAAGTACTTATTATCTCCTATTACTGGAATATATGAAGTGTTTATAGACCAAGAAGGATACGATTCATCAATCAGATGTGAAAAATATCAGGTAGGAAACGATGCACAGATTACAGTTGTATTAAGAATTCCAGTGTTCGAAGATGATAACTGGAAAGTAACTGATGATATAGTTGATAATTGGTTAACTTACAACAACGTTTATATAAGAGAATTTGTTGGAGACCTCTTATATCTAATAGACAAATATAGAGAAGACTATAATGAAGGATTTGTTCTTTCTCCATCAAACAAATTAAACGAAGATTTATTTGAGGAGGTTAGAGATGAATACTTTGAACTTGAGGAGGAGGGAGATTAATGAGAAAATTAGTAATACTTAGAGGTTCTATGGGGTGTGGAAAGTCTACTTGGCTAAAAGAGCACGACTTAGAAAAATATACATTATGTGCCGATACAATGAGACTACAACTTGCTGCACCTCAAATCGGAATAGATGGCAAAGATATTATATCACAAAAAATGAATAGACAAGCTTGGGATATGTTATTCTTCTTCTTGGAAGAAAGAATGAAGCGTGGGGAATTCACTATTATAGACGCAGTCCATAGTAAAAGCAGTGAATTTTCAAGATATAAAAGTTTAGCTGAACAATATCGTTACAGACTATATTGTGTAGATTTTACAGATATTCCAATTGAAGTTGCAAAAGAAAGAAATGCAGGAAGACCAGAATATAAACAAGTACCAGAGGCAGAAATAGATAAAGTGTATTCTAGATTTGCAACACAAGGAAAAACATCTGGATTTACTGTTGTTAAACCAGAAGAATTTGAAAAAATTTTAACAACAGAACCATATGATTGGAATGATTATGAAAATATACATATATTTGGAGACATTCACGGATGTTATGAGCCATTAAAAGAATATTTTGAAAAATATCCATATACAGAAAAAGATGGATATATATTTGTTGGAGATTATTTTGATAGAGGATTACAAAATCTTGAAGTTTTTAATTTTGTAAAAGAGATGATAAATAAGCCAAATACATTGTTCTTGACAGGGAACCACGAACAAACCCTTAGGGATTATGCATTTGGAATGACAGTTAAGTCAAAAGACTTCTTAGAAAAAACAGCAGTACAATTAACCGAAGGAGGAGTAACTCAAGCAGACTTAAGACAATTTTATAGAAAATTAGGAGTAGCAGCCTATATAACTTTTAGAGGATATGATTTTATAATATCTCACGGAGGAGTTCCTTACTTCCCAAAACAGTCTATGGATTTTTATGCAGCAGATTCTTTTATTAGAGGAATAGGAAACTATAATGATGATATAGATGAGCTATTTGATAATTGGGCTCAAGAACGCAACAAAGACAAAGTAGGTCAACACGAAATATATCAAGTTCACGGACACAGAAATTTACTTAAACTTCCTTTGATACACAAAGAATACTCTTATAACCTAGAAGGAAAAATAGAATTTGGTGGAGAGCTAAGAGTGTTGAGAGTTTTAAATGATGGAAGTTTCTCTCCTATTGAAATTAAAAATACAGTATTTGATGAAGAGTTATTAAAAGAAAAAGAAACTTCTGCTAGTGGATTTGTAAGTCATAAAATTGGCAGTGTAGGAATGTATATTCAAGAGCTAAGACAATCAAAATTTATTCAAGAAAAAGTTATGAAAGATACAGATATATCTAGTTTTAATTTTACTAGAAATGCTTTTGATAAGGGAATTTGGGGACGGACTAACAACAAAAGCTAGAGGATTGTTCATAGATACAAAGAATGAAAAAATACAAGCAAGAAGCTATGATAAGTTCTTCAATAAGAATGAAAGAGAAGAAACTAGAATTAGTTACTTAATGCAAAATTTAGCCTATCCACTTCGTTATTTTAAGAAATACAATGGGTTCCTTGGAATCTTGTCTATGAAAAATGATGAGTTATATTTTTGTTCTAAGTCTGTAGATGATGGAGAGTATGTAGATTATTTTAAATCAATATTTTATATGATTTACAATGAAGACCAAATAAACGCCATTAAAGATAGGTTTAGAAAAGAAGATATTTCTATGGTTTTTGAAGTAATAGACCCAATTAATGACCCACATATGATAAAATACGACAAAAAGAATTTAATTCTTTTGGATATGATATATAATGAAATAGACTTTAAAAAAGTTAAATATGAACATCTAGTTGCATTTGGAAAGAGAAATAATATTGAAGTAAAAGAATTAGCATATATCGTAAATACTCCTCAAGAGTTTCTTGCTTTAAATAATGAAATTTCAGCACCAGATTATAAATATAATGGAGAATTCATAGAAGGTTTCGTTGTAGAAGATTCAAATGGGTTTATGTTTAAATACAAATTATACTATTACAGTATATGGAAAAAACTTAGAGGAATCACATACAAATATTTGAAGAATCCAACGGGAACAGGTAGTTTTACAGGTTCGTTAACTACTCCTATGGAAAACTACTACTTAGCCTTTTTAAAAGAAAAATATCCGAATGGAGCAAGTGAAGAAGAAAGGATGACAATTAATATTGTTTCTTTGAGAGATGAATTCTTAAAAACAAACAATGGGTCAGAGGTATAGGAGGATATTATGGAAAGAAAGACTGTTAAATTATGGGATTTACAAGTCCCAACAAAGATGTTAAGAACTAGACCTAAATTGTACAAAATGATGGGAATGAAGGCATATTATAAGGAATATGGACACTTCTATGGAGAGATAATTGTTGATACAAATTATAAAATATTAGATGGATATGTACTTTATTGTGCCGCAAAAGAAATGAAAAAATATGACGTTCCAATAAAGATTGTTACAAAAAAGGATAGAATAAAACATTTTATAAGAAGAACTTTTAAAAAATAAAGGAGGAAAAGAAATGGGGAAATTTCCACCAAACCACTATCAACAAGATATTATAGATTGGGTACTCAATGGAGAGGGAAATGCTGTAGTTAATGCATTAGCAGGAACAGGAAAAACATCTACACTAGAACTTGTTGCATCTACCTATACAGGAAAAATGCTTTTCCTTGCTTTTAATAATCATATAGCGGCTGAATTAAATGAAAAACCAGAGTTACAATATTACTTAAAAAAGAAAGACGAAGGTGGTGCTGCTACATTAAAAGTAATGACAGTAAACTCATTAGGAAATATGGCAATGCAAGAAGCTATACGAAATAGAGATGAATTACCATATAGAAAAGATGGATATTTAAAACCAAATAAATTACTTAGTATTTTAGGAAGGATAATTAGAGTTTATTGTGATACAAAGCACGAAAAAGTTACAGATGATATGGTATGGGCAATGCAAAGAGATTTAAAAATAGCCTGTGATAAAGCAAGAAGTAAATATGTAAGAGACGATGAAGACACAATACAAAGAGTTATTGACGAAGACGGATTATGTCAATTTAATATGCCAAGTGATAATGGAGAAAATGAAATAATGTTCCCAATATTACCTTGGGCAAAAATTGGGGAGGAAGCACTTGAAACATCAATGGCTATGTATGAAGATAGAGGAGAATATGATTTTGTTGAACAATTATATATTCCAGTTGTTAAAAACTTACCATTTCCTTCTTGGCTAGCTTGGTACAGCAGTTTCATAGGAGTTGATGAGGCACAAGACTTATCAAAATTACAATTAAGAGTAATTAAAAAACTTATTGGAATGAAATTGCCTGCAAAATTTGGAGTTAAAAAACCAACTAGGTTCTTATTTGTTGGAGATTCAAATCAAGCAATATATGCTTTTGCTGGAGCAGATTGCCATAGTGTCGAAAATATAAAACGACAATTTAGCCCAAAAGAATTACCTTTAAATATTTGTTATAGATGTGCAAAGAAGATTATTAAGTTAGCTCAACAAGATGTTCCAGCAATAGAAGCTGCTCCTAATGCACCAGAAGGAGAAGTTTATACAATAAGTAATGAAGAAATTGCAAAATTAATACAACCACGGAGATATGGCTATTGCAAGAAAAAATAAAGATTTAGCTGATATATTCTTAGCTATTGTTCAAGAAGGAAAGCCAGTTTACTTAAAAGACAAGGACTTAGTAGAAAATACAATAAAGTCCATAAAAAACTTAAATTGTAAAAACATTGCAGAGTTAAATACAAAATTAGAGGAATTAAAGGAACAATTTAAAAGAGAAATGAAAAACCCAGAAAACGCATTAACAGCTAGTGCAATAAACAATGGAAAAATGGACATATATAGTATGATTCAATCATTACTTACATATTATGTAGAAACTCATAATTCTATTGATGGTCTTGCAGTTGACAATTTTACAGACTTTATTTCTAAACTGCTTGTTACAGAACCATCAGATAATGCAGTTATTGTAAGTTCTATTCACCAAGTAAAAGGATTGGAATCAAAAAGGGTATTTATTATTAATTATAATTTAATGCCTTATACTTCTCAAAGAAAGACCGCAGACGATAATATTCAGGAAAAGAACTTAAGATATATCGCAATTACAAGAGCAAAAGAAATTCTTTATTTATGTGAAGGAGAAGAAGATGAGGATGAGAAGAAGTATAGAGGAGACCAAAATATTATTAATAGTATAATTGCTAATGCAGAACAAGGTTATATTGAAGACTTAGATGACTATGATGTTGAGCTAGACTACTAGAACCCAACGGATTCTAGGTCTTCCATCTAACTTGACAAAGGTTTGTCAGTATGTTATAATATATATAGACTTGAAAAACAAAATCACATTTTTTATTTCTTTGACAAACCTTTGTCAACATTATGTAAATTTATATTCTAATTAGAAAGGTGGTGGATAAAATGAGAGATGTCACACTTTATAGTATATCTCAAGAATTTGAATATATTGCTGAATTACTTGACAGAGATGTTCTTGAAGAAGAAGAAAAAGTTCGTTTACAATCAATGCTTGAAGAAAAAATTAAAGAAAACTCAAGAGAAATAGTAACTTATCAAATTGAAGAACAATCAAATATTGATGCTTTAAGTAATGAAATTAAAAGACTACAATCTCTTAAAAAAGCAGCAGAAAATAGAATGGATAAGTTTAAAGATAGACTTACAGAAAATATGAGGAAACTTCAATGTAAAAAAATTGCAACACCATTAGGAAATGTTACTTTAGCACTAGACGGGGTAAATAAAAGCGTATCTTTAAAAGAAGGTGTAGATATAAATACTATTCCTGAGCAATATGTAAGAGTAACTAAAGAACTTAAAAAGACAGAAGTAAAAAAAGCTCTAGAAAATGGTGAAAATATTGATGGAGTAGAAATAGTTGAAACTCCAGCAAAAGTAAGATTTATGCTATCAAAAGAAGCTAAAACTATCCAATCTGAAAAGGCAGGTGAATAACTTGCTAACAGACTTGACAGAATACCAAAATTTAATTTGGTCTATAGTTAATAAAATACTATGTAAAATGGAAGACAAAAATTACAAAACCGAATTAGAAAATGAACTGTTTCAAGAAGGATTTTTAGGACTTATGGAAGCACAACAAAGATATGATGAAACCAAAGGAATCAAATTCACTACCTTTGCGTATCCTTATATTAAAGGTTATTGTCTTAAATATCTAAACAATGAAATAAAAATTGGCTCTAAGACAAAAGAACTTGTGCAAAATGAGAATGACATTTATGAAGAAGATTTTTTAGATGTTGATTTAGATATAATAGAAACGATAAAAACAACCCTTAAAAAAACAAATAGAAAACTTACAGAGTTAGAAGAAAAAATTCTTATTGGTAGGATTAATGATGGGTTGGATTATAGAATGATTGCAAAACTGAACAATTGTTCTATTAAAAAAGTATATAATGTAATGTATAAGTACAAACCATTAATCAAAGAAATAATTAAGAATAATTTTTAGAGGAGGATTTTATAATGGCTGATGAAAAACAAAGACAAAAACAAGAAATTCCAGCAATGAGAGGAACTTTTGAAATTCGTGGAATTGTAACATCTTTTGACAAAGTTGAAAGTTATGAAAAGAAAACAAAAACAGGAAAAGATATGAGAAAAATTGTTTTTGATGTAACATCTAGTGAGGGAAACGTTCACAGAATGCAAATACAAGCTTTCAAATCAGACAAAGTTTATTTTAGCGGAAGACAAAAAACTGAAAGTGGAGAAGAAACAAATGTTGTTAAAGAAGTTTTATGGAATGACAGATTAAAATTTAAAGAAGAAGGTTTTTCTCCTATTGACAGAGTATCTTTTGGACTAGAAAAAGTAAAAAATGAAGAAACAGGAAAAGAGTCTAACAAAACAGAAACTATGTTAACATTCGATGCAATTGAAAAGATATACAATTTATTAAAAGTTGGAGATTCAATATTTCTTAGAGGAAATATTCAAGTAGAAGAATACACAGCACAAAATGGAGAAAAAAGAAATGCTACAAGATTTGTTCCAAATCAAATATATTTAACTCAAGAACCAATTGATTTTAATGCGGAAGATTTTAAAGAAAGAGCATTATTTGAATTGAATGCAATCGCTGAAGAGATTGAATTTACAGGAACAGAAGAAGCGACTGTAACAGGATTGGTTATTGGAAATCAACGTTTGGGAAGACAAACTCTAGTATTTAAAAACGACCCAAGTTTACCAGACAATTTTGATTTAAGTATTTGGATGAATGCATTAAGAAATTTACAAAGTGCAAAACCATATATTGCAGCTACATTTGTAGGAAATATAGTTAATACAGCAAACACAGCAGAAGCATCTGTTGATGAGACTAAAGTTGATGAATGGGGAATCCCTGTTACATTCCATTCTCCATTAAGAAATAGAGGGAATGGATTTAGAAGAGAATTTGTTTGCTCTGGTATCGTTGGAGATAGTGTTGATAATGAAACATATACTCCAGAAAATGTTGATGAGTTTATAGTACAATTCATCAAACCAAAGGATGAGTTTGGAGAAGTAAGTAACGCAGATGACTTTGCATTCTAGGGAGAGACAATAATTGTTTCTTGTGGAGCAAAAAATGTTTCACAAGAAACAAATCCTGTAAAGGAGGGAAATATGAAAGTAATAAGACTTGGAGTATTTGAAACAAATAGTAGTTCAACCCATACAATGGTTATTATGCCAGAAGAGGATTTTGAAAAATGGAAAAATGGAGAGATTCTAAGATTCAAATGGGATGATACTTTTGTTTCAAAAGAAGAGGCAGAAGAAATAATAGATAAACTTAAAGTAGATTATGCTAAAGAATATAAAGTTGACGTAGATGACATTGAAGTCTATGACTTAAGTGATGATGACAATTATTATGAAAAAATACCTCTTGCATATGAAGACTTTGATGACTGGATGAATCTAGAAGGGGATATTCATCATTACAAAACAAAAGGTGGAGAAGATTTAGTCATACTATGTTGGTATGGATATGATTATTAAATTTTAGATAAAAGAAAGAAGGTAAATATATGGCACAAGCAAGACGTGGTGGGCAAATCCAATCAAAATTAGGATTTTTAATTTATGGAAATAAAGGAACTTGGAAATCAAGTTTAGCAGCAGAACTAGGAGATATGCTTAACGAAAAAGGAGAAAAAATGAAAGTTCTATATATTGATACAGAAAACGGTTCTATTGATGATTTATTAAATCAAAAAGCCGCAGAAGGGATTGATGTATCAAATATATATGTAGTATATACAACATCATTTGAAGAAGTTGCAGATTTTGTAAAACAAGCAAAATCAGCTAATGCTAAAACTCCAATAATGAACAGATATGTTGACGATAGTGGAAAAGCTGTAAATGAACCATTAACTAACGAAGATGGAAGTTACTTCATTCCTGATGCTATTGTTGTAGATTCTTTATCTGTATTATATGATTCTCAAGTTCAAGCAATTACTCAGTTCTCTCAAAAAAGAGCAGGAGTTAGAGCAAATAGAAATGGTTTAGTTGGAGCTGAAAAAGCTGTTGCAATCGAAGGCGCAGGAATGGAGATAAAAGACTATCAAACACTAGACTTCAGAGGAAAAGAATTAGTTCTTGATTTAATGGCTTCTGGAAAACACTTTGTAGTTACAGCAAGAGAAAAAGCTGTAAAGAAAAGTGTTAAAGGAGAAAATGGACAAATTCAAATGGTTGATACAGGAGAAGTAGTACCACAAGGATTTAAACAAGTAGATTACAATGTTAAAACAGTATTACATACTCAAGTAGACGAAGATGGAACAGTTATTGCTATTGTAGAAGACAAAGATAGAACAAGAGTTAAAAACCAAGGAGAAATAATTCAAAATCCAAGCTTATTAGATTGGCAAGGAGTTGTCACAAACAACGTAGACAAAAAAGAATTCTTGGTAAAAAACTCTTTACAAGAAGGAATTGAGAAAGAAATAGAATATCAAGTAAAATCTGTTGTTGAAAATTCTGGAGGAATGATTGATGAAAGTGATTTTGATACAAAGTTAGAATCATTAAAAACAGAAATGAAAGATATTATCAATAATTTAAGAGCAAATAAAGACAAAACTGTAATGTCAAGATTATCAAAATTATATGATGATAATAATGTAAAAGAAAAAAATCCAGATAAATATAAAGATTTAGAATCCCTTCAAAAAGTAAAAGATATGGTTGTTGACTGGGCAAAACAAAATAACTTCGATATAGATTAGTACTTTAATAGGGCATACACATTTAGTATGTCCTATTTTTTTAAAGAAAGGGGAGAGAATATTGCCAGCAAAAATAAAGACAGACGAAAAAATATATAGGAAATTTTGCGCTCATTGCTTAAATAAAGAATCAGCCCCTAGAGGAAAAAAAGAAACACCAGAAGAGAGATACGCAAGAGAACTAAGAAACGATGATAATACCTTAATCTATGAAGTAAGAACGGTAAATGGAAAAATCGTAGAAATAAAAGGGGAGGTTCCTTTTAATTATGATGGTCAACCATATCACGAAAAATGTTTGTTTGCGTGGTTAAGACGTAAATTCAAAAAAGATGAAGATAAGATTAATGCTGCCTATGAGGATGTAATAAGACGTAGAGATAAATTAATAGATTCATCAAGGAAAAAAGGAAAACTTCGTTCTTCTGAAATGGCAGGGGCAAAAGCAACAAGGACAAATAGAGAGAAATTAATCAATTATTTTATGGGACATTATGGTGCAACAGTAATTTCTAAAAAAGTACAAACAACTATTAAAGATTTAGATGAAGGAAAAAGTAAAACTTTTAACAATGTAGTAATTCATTATGATAAATTGTTAGATATGTTCTTGTATTATGAAGATGATTTAATGGGAATATACAAATCTAAGATAAAGAAAGGACAACAACCAGCAAATGCTAGTCAACGAATTATGTATGATATTTCTGTAGTAGTACTAAATATAGACGAATACGATTCTCGAAAAGAGAACAAATACAATCAACCAGACCAAAGGTCAGATGAAGAACTACTGGATGTTAAAAAATATATTCAAACTGATTTCCAAAAAGAAAGAGCTCAGGCACAAGAAGATGAAGAAATAAGACGAGCTAGAGAATATGCAGAAGAAGTTACAAAAGAATTTGATTATGATAATGACGAATTCTTAGAAGAATTGTTAGCTGGAATTATAGATAAGGAAGGAGAAGAGAAATGAATTTTGAAGAATTAATGGACATAGATGTAAATATCAACCTTCAAGAAGAATTTGTAGAATTAAACACAAAAATAGATAATAGGATGAATAGTGGTATGCCTGAAACTTTAAGGTCAATGTTTATTGAATTAACGTTTATAGGTGCCTTATGTTTAGAACCAAAATTTATCCCAAAATATGAAGACTTTGTTTCCCCAAAATATGATTTTACAGCAGATTCAACTGCATTCTTTTATTTATGCCTTTGTCAACTAGGAAAAAGAACTGGATGGACAATTAATCAAACTTCAATTAATGCTTTTATGGCAGATAATAAAGAAAGAGCAAAGGTTTATCAAAGATATGGTGGATATAAATGGATTGAATATGTTATTGAAATGGCAAAAGCAAATAATGCTATTGAGAATATTGAATCATATTATGAAATGTTAAAGAAATATTCTTTAGTTAGACAATTTTGGATAAGAGATACAAAGACTATTATGGAGAATATTACTAAGTTAAAAGATTTTCCAACAATGAAACCAAGAGAAATACTACTAAAAATGACAAGCGAGTTTGGAAAGATATATACAAGGTTAGCAAATGGTGAAGAAGTTAAAGACCTAACAGCTGGATGTGAAGACTATATTGATGCAAAGCTAGAAACTCCAGAACAAGGGTTAGATTTACCATTCCCTATTATGACACAAATATTCCAAGGCGTTCGTTTAGGTCAATTCTGGGCTTGGGGAATGTTATCTAATGCAGGAAAGTCAAGATTTTTAATAAGAATTATTGCATATTTAGCATTTGTACTTGGAGTTAAAGTTTTAATAATTAGTAACGAGATGACAGAAGAAGAAATGCGTGCTTGTTTGATTACAACAACTATCAATAATCCAGATATACAAAAACTTCACGGAATTACATTAAGTAAAAATCAAGTAGATATTCAAAATGGTGTATATAATGTAGATGCAAAATATTTTACAAGAAGTGATGTAATAAATGCGAAACTAGTTAGAAAGAAAGATGAAACCGTTGAAGATTACAAGAAAAAATTAGAAGAGATGTCTAGTGAATATAGAGATGTTAAATTCATTACACATTGGATAGATACAAAAATGCAAGATAGGATAAAAATAATAGAAACTGGTAGTGATTATTCTGATTCGGATTTAAAACAAATAATAGAAAATACTTGTCTTGCAGAGGGAATTAACTATGTATTCTATGATACATTTAAGTCAGATAAGGATGCTATTGGAGAATGGGCAGCAATGAAAAAAACTGCAACAATTCTTTCTGAAATTGCCAAAAAAAGAAATCTATTTATTGGTGCGAATATTCAGCTTACAGATGATGCAAATCAATGTATGCCTTTGGAATTGTCATCAAGTAATATAGCAAACAGTAAACAAATAAAACACGTTTTAGATGCACTATGTTTATTTAAGGAAATTCCTTATTCTGATTTCAAAAAGTACATATATTGGAAAGGAACAACAGATAAACCTAAAAAATTATATGACCTAGCTCCAGAAAAAAGATATTATGTTTGTAGAATAGATAAAAACAGGGCGGGTATAAAACCTGATTTATTGTTTGAACTAAACTTAAACACAAACATTTGGGAAGAAGTAGGAAGAGTAGGCTTAAGAAAAGATTATGAGAAAAAGAAAGAATTCGTTTCAGCAAAACAGACACACAATGAAATAAATAACCAAGAAGAAAATAAAGAGGAAGATAGTAAATAATAAAGGAGGGTTAGAATATGGATGCACAAACAATTAAAGAATATATATTTTCTAATAATAAAATAGAAATAGTTTTAGAAAATTTAGGGATGCACCATATTCAGTGGCATAATAGAAATGAATATATTACCTGTGGAATGCCAGATGGAGATAATCCAAGTTCAACAGTAGTATATTGTGATAATAGTTTTTTTATGGTTAAGGCTTATACAAGAGATATTGTAGACCCATATGGGATATCGGATATTATTTCACTTGTAAGTTTTATAAATAGAACAATTTTTACTCAAAGTATTAACTGGCTATGTGAATTATTTGGGCTTGACTATTATGTCGAAAGTATATCTGATGACCCTACTTTAGGATATTTCAAAACATTTGATTTACTTATGAAACCTAAAGCTTCTTTGGAGGTACAATTAAAACCGATTCCAGAAGAAACATTAAAGGCATATCTTCCTTGGGACAATACAATCTTTTATGAAGACCATATAGATTGGGAAACACAAGCGGAATTTGAATTAGGATTAGATGTATTTTCACATAGAATAACAATCCCAATCAGAGATGAGATGGGAAGGTTAGTTGGAATTAAAGGTCGTAGAGCTTGGGATGTAGTTGATGAATGGAACCCAAAATATATTTACCTACATCAATGTGCGAAAAGTAGAATTTGTTACGGACTGTATAAAACATTACCATACATAAGAGAGAAAAATGAAATAATCGTATGTGAAAGTGAAAAAGGAGTTATGCAATTATGGAGCTATGGATATAGAAATTGTGTAGCAGTTGGAGGTCATAGTATTAGTCAACAGCAACAAGACTTAATTATCCAATCTGGTGCTGCTACAATAATAATTGCTTTTGATAAAGATGTAGACGAAGAAACTGTTAGAAAAGAAGTAGAAAATCTATCTCTTTATAGAAGAGTGGAATATATATTAGACTTTAATAACATATTAGAAGAAAAAGAAAGCCCTATGGACAATCCAAACAAGTGGATTGATTTATATGAAAGAAATAGAAAACTATATATAAATAAGAGGTGATATTTTTGAAGTACAACTTAATAAAAAATAGTAGAAATGACATAGACCAATTTTTAAAAACTGTATTAGAAAATAGAGGGATTAAAGATGAAGACTATGAAGAATTTCTTGCAAGCAACAATGTAGATATTGAAGGAAATACATATGATAATTTAGATAATATTAAACTTGGAATTGAAACAATTTGGAAACATATTGAAAATGGGGATATTATTACTCTAGTTGTTGACCCAGATGTTGATGGAATCTGTTCTTCTGCCATTTTGTTCGATTATCTTGAAAAAGCGGTCGCTGAAACCCTACAGCCACAAGGGTTTGCGACGACGAATTTGACCATAAAATCAGACTTTTATATTAACTGGGATGTAGTAACTCACACAGGGAAAGGACACGGATTAACTTCAGATATTTCCATCAATCCTAATACAAAACTTATTATCCTTCCAGATGGAGGAAGTAATGATATAGAAGAGCATAAAAAATGGAAAGAAAAAGGAGTAGATATTGTAGTAATAGACCATCACCAAATAACAAACGTAAGCAATGATGCAATTATTATAAACAACCAAAGTTCTGACAACTATACAAATAAAGACTTCTCTGGAGTAGGAATTGTTTATAGAGTATTACAGGCATTTGATGATTTATTATTTTTAAGTAATGCAGATAATTATTTGGATTTAGTTTCTTTAGGAAACATATCTGATGTTATGAATACATTGTCTTATGAAACAAGATTCTTTATTCAATCTGGAATAAAAAAAGAAAGTCTTAAAAATGACTTTTTAAAACTACTATTAAAATATACAAAAACAGATACAGGAAATGATTTCAATTATTTTATATATCCAGTAGATGTATCATTTAAAATAGCTCCACCATTAAATGCAATGATGAGACTTGGAACAGCAGAAGACAAACTTGATGTATTCACTTGTTTCGTATCTCCAATGGAAGCTATTGAAGGTAGAGCAGGTTATGCCAGAAAAACATACAATAAATGTATTAAATATAAAGAGTCTCAGGATGATGAGAGAAATCAATTAATAGAATTGGTGGATAAAAATATAACGGAGTCAGATTTAGAACAACCAGTTTTAGTTATAGATGCAACAAAATATATTACAAATACAGAGATTACAGGATTGGCAGCAATGAATTTGGCTAGTAAATATAAAAAGCCTGTGTTACTTGGAAAAGTAGCAAACAACTTTTTCTCTGGTTCTGTAAGAGTAAATGGAGGATTCCCAGATAAACATTTCAGAACGCTATGTGAGCAAAGTGGATTATTTACATTCGCACAAGGTCACGAATCTGCTTTTGGATTTGGATTTCCAAAGAGCAGTATACAATCTATAATAAACTTTTTTAACAAAACATATGGAGAAATGGATTTACAAGATTCTTATGACGTGGACTTTATTATCAACGACTTAAATACAATATCTCCTTCAGACTTCTATAGGATACAAGCAAATAAATATTTATGGGGTAGAGGAGTAGAAGAACCTGTATTTGCTTTAGAAGACATTCCACTATTTTTTGTAAGTGCATCTTTATTAGGAGAAAAAAAGGATACAGTTAAATATACATATAGGAATATAGATTTTATGTTTTTCAAAAGAGATGAAAATGATAAAATGAAACAATTGTTAGAAAAATATGACCCAAAGAAAAATTATTCTGTCAATATTGTTGGAAAGTTAGGGATGAGTACTTTTATGGGCAGACCTAAATGTCAGGTTATTGTAGATGATTATGAAATCAAAGAAAAATCTAATCAAGAAGTTTTAGATGATTTTATATTTTAAATAACTTGACAAACCTTTGTCAAGTATGATATATTATTAATGTCATAAAAATATTTATAAAGATGAATTGGAGGGAACAGAATGTCTACAAAAATACAAGTAAAAAAACCAGAATATTCAACTAGTGTTACATCAATGGTTATTATGTCTATGATATATAATTGTATTGTAGTTATAGCGTTATGTTATTTGGCAATTATCAAAGATTGGTGGGCTGCTTTATTGTTAATTCCATTTTGCACATTAACTCCATCATTAAAGACCAAAGAAGGTAGCGAAGAATCTGATGAAGATGAAAGTAAAGAGGAGGAAAAATAATATGGAAAGTAATTTCGTTAATTTACACGTTCATACAGCTGTTGGTTCATTACTTGACAGTATTGCGAAAATTCCAGATATTGTAAAATTTGCAGTAGATAACAATCAACCAGCCATAGCTATTACTGACCACGGATATATGTCAGGATTTGTAGATTTTGTTAAAGAATGTAAAGCCTATGGTATAAAGCCAATTATTGGAGAAGAGGCTTATGAAGTCGATAATGCATTAGAAAAAGCAGACACAAAAGATTACAAGCAACCAAGGTACCATTTAATATTATTGGCAAAAAACAAAGAAGGTTTACAAAATCTGTTCAAAATATCAAGTTGGGCTGCAACTGATGGTTTTTATAAAAAACCTTTAATTGAAATAAAAAGAATCAAAGAAAATGGTTGGGGCAAAGGTATCATAATGAGTTCTGCTTGTATGATTCGGTAGAATAAGTAAATTATGTGAACTTGGGAAATGGGAAGAAGCAAAAGAGTGGTACAATCTAATGTGTGAAACATTTGATGATGTATATTTAGAAATCCAATCCCATCCAAATGAATATCAAATGCAATTAAATAATAATATATTAAAATTTGCAGAAATGGTTGGAACAGATAAAATAATAATAACAACAGATGCTCATATGATTAGTAAAGACCAACAAGATGTTCATAATATATTCGTAAAAATTGGAACAGAAAGGGAAGTTGGAGAAACATATGATGGATGTTATTTACAAACATATCAAGATGTAATTGATATTTGTTCTCAATTTGATATAGATATGGATTTAGTACAAAAAGCAATAGAAAATACTTTGCATATTGCTGATATTGTAGAAAATATTGATATAGGATTGGGAGTAGACCCATTAATGCCTAAAATAGATATCCCTAAAGAATTTAAAAACGGAGATGAATACGTAGAGTATTTAATCTGGAAAGGTTTTGATGAAAAATTTAAAAATCTTCCAGAAGACAAAAAAGAGGTTAGAAGAAAAAGAATTGAAGAAGAACTTCCAGTTATAGAAGCATTACATTATAGTGAGTACTTTATAATGTTACAAATGTTAACAAATGCAGCAAAAGAAAAACATATTCCACTTGGTTATTCAAGAGGGTCAGGAGCAAATTGTTTGTGTTTATATTGTTTAGGGGTTACTCAGGTTGACTCTTGTCGCTGGTCTTTAGATTTCAGTAGGTTTGCCAATATGGGCAGACGAAGTATGGCAGATTAAGGAGTGGTTTTTTGAAATTTAGCGAAAAGCATATAAAAGAAAAAGATGAATTGTTAAGTTTATATTATACAAAACGAATGAGTATAAGAGAAATTGCAGAGTTAAAGGGATATAAAGAGGGAACTTTAAAAGAGTGCTTCAGAGATTGGGAATATGTAGCTAGAAATAATAGAGAGCGTCATAAAAAATATTTTTGTGATGAAAGTTATTTTCATAATATTGATTGTGAACACAAAGCTTATTGGTTAGGATATATTGCAGCAGATGGAACAGTTTTAGACAAAACTAAATCAGAAAACTCTCAAAGATTAAAATTGTGTTTGGCAAGGGAAGATGAAGAGTTGTTATATAAATTTAAAGAAGATATTCAAGCTACATACCCAATAGGACAATATAAAAATAGTTGTCACTATGCAAAAGAGACTTGGATAGGTCAACCCATATCTCAAATAACTATCCCTAGTGAACAAATTTATAATGATTTAGTTTCACATAATATAACTCCAAGAAAATCTCTGACCATTATATTTCCCGAAACAATGAAAGATAATCAATATGTTAACGCATTCATAAGAGGATACTTTGATGGAGATGGGTGTATTTCTCAAAACAAAAGTACATCAAAATCAAGAGACTATAATTATAAGGTTACTATAAAAGGAACCCAAAGTATGCTGTATAATTTTAGAAAAATATCTGGCGTGTCAGGAACAATTAAAGCATCAGGCAAACACGCAGATTTTCGTAATAAGGAATTGGTTATTGTGAAGCATAAAGATATGAAAGATTTTCTAAATTTTATATATAAAGATTCAACAATTCATTTGCAAAGAAAGTATGAAAGATACTTGCTAGTTTTAAAAAATTATTAGATATGTTAATAAAACTCGTAGTCGCGTATAATAGTAATATTATATGTTATTAGATGGTGAACTCTGCTCAGAGGTGTCAGTTAAACATATAGTAATTGTAGGAAATGACAACTAATTAACTGGCTAACAGGGAAACTCTAAACCGTAAAGGACGGTAGACAATCCTGTGCCAAGCTCGAAAGAGAAGGTCAAACGACTAACCTATTGCCACGGTGTAGATTTGGAGATAAGCACCAAATCGAAGTGCCATCCAACCAATATTGGTTGAAGATATAGTCTGAACTATATAGAAATATATAGATTAACAAAATTGTACGATATGGACATATCCAAGGAAAGACGTAGAGAAATTGTAGAAATTTCCGAAAACTTATTTGGAAAAGATAATGTTGCCCCAATTTGTACATATAATACATTATCTACAAAAGTAGCAATTAGAGATATTGGAAAGGTATTAGATGAAGACCCAGAAAGCCCATATTATAAACAAATTCCATACAATATGAGAGATGAAGTTGCAAAGATGATACCAACAGTTAAAACACTTGATGATTTGGGAGAAGAGGTAGAAAAGGAAGAAACTTTACAGAACGTGCTTTCAACTAATCCAAAGATGACTGGTTTATATGAAAAGTTTCCAAAATGGTTTTATTATGTATTACAACTTGAAGGATTACCAAAATCTCGTGGAAGACACGCAGCAGGTACAATTATTGCACCAAAACCAGTAACAACATATGCTCCACTTTGTCAAGACAAAGATGGAAATAAAATGCTTCAAATAGAAATGCACGCAGCTATGGATGATTTGTCTTTAATAAAAATGGACTTCTTAGGATTGAAGACATTAGATATTATAGATGATGCTTTAAAAATTGCTGGGTTAACTTGGGAAGATGTTGATATAAATCACTTGAATCTTGATGATGAAGAGGTTTATAATAACATATATAAAGTTGGACACACAGTAGGAGTATTTCAAATGGAATCTCTAGAGGCAAGAAAGATGTGTGTACAAGCACAAGCTAACGATATAGAGGACGTTATTGCTATAAACGCAGCTAACAGACCTCGGAACTAAGGATGGATTTCCAGAATATTGCGCAAATAAACTTAACCCAGAGAAAGCTGTACTAATTCACGAAGATTTAAGACCAATATTCAAAACAACAAATCTAATATTGTTATATCAAGAACAAGTTCTTCAAATTTTCCGTTATGCTGGATTTCCAGAAGATGAGGTTGATAATGCAAGACGTGCTATCGGAAAGAAAAAATTAGATGTAATGGCTAAACTAGAAACAGAATTTAGAGAGAAATTGTCTGCTAAAGGATGGACTACAGAGCAGTTAGACCAGTTATGGGAGTTAATTTTAAAACAAACAGGTTACTCTTTTAACCGTGGGCATTCCGTAAGTTATGGATTACTAAGTTATTTAACTGCATATCTAAAATACCATTATCCTGTAGCGTTTATGACTGCTTGTTTGAACGCAGATAGTGATGATGTATCAAGAATTGGTATATTAATAAATGAATGTTACAAACTTGGAATAAATATACTGCCTCCTAAAATAAATAAATCAAGAAGAGATTTCACTGCAATGATAAAAGAAGATGAGATTTTATTTGGGTTACAAGCAATCAAAGGATTAGGTGATTCAGTAGTATCTAAAATATTAGAAAATAGACCTTATACGAACATTAATGATTTTATAGATAGAAGTGGATGTAGTAAGTCCCATATAGTACAATTAATAAAAGCTGGAGCATTTGGAACAGAACATAAAAGAGGAATGTTATTAAAATATTTCGATATGATTATTCCAAAGAAAGAATATAAGAGTGTTAAGACAATTCCATCTCCAAAAGAGGATACATTAAAGAGATGGGGAATAGATTCTAGTAAGTTTATAGACCCAGACAAAAAGAAAAATAATGCAATGATTCTTGAATTATATAATCAAAAAAGGAAAAAACAATTTGACCAAGAGCAAGCAGAAAAAGTTAGAAAAGAAAAACAATTTTATTGTGAAAAATATCTACAAGATGAATATTTATGGGAATTTGAAACATTGTCAATGTTTTTAACAAATAATCCATTAAAAGAAGTTAAAGATTATATAACGGATTGGAATGATGTTGAACAGGGTTCTGAAGGTGTACTTCTTGCAGTCGTTGTTGACTTAAAAAGGAAAAAGGACAAAAACAATAATGTCTTTGCATACATTGATTTATATACAGTTAATGGAATAATAGAATCTGTTGCTTGGTCTAGTATCTTTAAGGAATATAATGACTTATTACAAAAAGGGCAATGTATTGCATTGCTAGGAAGAAAAGGAGAAAATAATCAAATGTTCATTAAGAAAGTAAAGAACTTCCAAGTTTGGTTATCAGAAAGAAAAATGATTTTAGAAAACGGAGGTGAACTACTATGATTCGAGATATAGAAGAAAAAACAGTCGGAGACAATCCACAAGAATGTCTTGAACTTGGAATTCCAGATAAAGATGGGAACTTCTATTTTGAAGCATTAATAACAAGTAGTATATATTGTTCTCCAGATAGATATAGAGCTCATACATATTTTAATATATGTGAGTTTGAAACAGATAATCCTATTCCAAATTTGAATTACAATAAAAAGTTTGACAAGAGCTATGGAAAGATATTGGGAAATACTATAGAATTACTTCCAATGACTAGATATAAGTTTAAAGCAAAACCAGAATATAATTCAAATTATAATGAATGGCAATATCAAATTTTAAATGTGTGGGAAACAGAATCAAGAGACTCCGATGCACTAAACAGTTATTTAAGATTTCTTGCAACAGCTAACAGTTATAACATTATAATGAAATATGACCCAAATTTTGTAAAGAAAGTATTGGAAGACGATTCTTTTGTAGGAAAAAGATTTAAGGGAATGCAACAAAAAACTTATGACAAATTGGTCAGAGAACTTAGAGAATACAGAGACTATATTTCAATTATTGCTGAATTTAGTCAGTTCCCAGAAATCACAATGAATACAATTATTAGTATGAATGATATAGCAACAAATCCAAAACAAGCATTTAAAATTATAAAAGATAACCCATATGTACTTACTAGCCTTCCTCGGATTTGGATGGAAAAGAGTAGATAAGATAGCTGAAAAATTAAATCCAGAAGCCAAGGTTTCTACACAAAGATTAATTAGTTATTGTAATTATGCTTTAGAAGAAATTGCAAATGCCTCTGATGGTGGGCATACTTGGATTTATATAAATAATCCAATGGATGTAAAACATAGTATGGCTCATCTAATCAGAGATAATGTTCCAGAATGTCAACCTGTAGTTAAAGATTATTTTGAAACAGAAAGACAACTAACAAAAGATAAAGGTTGTGGAACAAAGTTCTATGTAGATGATGAAAAAATTGGTCTTGCTAGATATTATAATTCAGAAAAAAGTATATTATATCATCTAAATAGAATCAATAATGGTGAACATTTGACTCCATATAGAGACTTTGAAGAATCAATTCAAAAAACAGATAAATGGATGTCAGATAGAGTTGGAGAAGAAGTACATTTAACAGACGAACAAAAAGACGCAATTAAAGCTACTTTAGATAATGATGTTGTAATTTTAACTGCGCACGCTGGAGCTGGTAAATCTACAACAATTAGAGGAATAATTGATTTATGGGAAGGCAAGGAAATTGCTTGCTGTGCTTTAGCTGCAAAAGCTGCAATAAGAATAAATGAATTATCAGGACAAGGAGCTTCAACAATTCATAGGTTATTAGAATTTAGTCAAGGAATGTTTCAACGCAATGAAAATAATCCATTGACAGCTGATTTAGTAATTGTTGATGAATGTTCAATGATAAATATAAGTTTATTTTTAAATTTGTTAAAAGCAATTCCTAACAAATCAAAACTAATCCTTGTATTTGATGATGCGCAACTTCCTGCGATAGGAGCTGGTTCTGTTGCGAAGGATTTATTGGGAAGCACATTTTGTATTAAAAGACTTACAAAAATCCATAGACAAGCTGCAAAATCTGGAATAAAAATAGACGCTAATAAAGTTAGAAAACAAATTGATGTATTTGCCGAAGATTATGATTTTGCTGGAGAACTTCCTAAACATATAGTTCACGGAGAGAAAAATGATATGCATTATTATAATCTAAGAGAAAGATTAGATATTCACGCACAAGCATTAGATATATATAGGAGCTTATTATCTGATTTATCTAAAAAAGTAAACCCAAATGAAATAACAATTATTGTTCCTATGAAATCTAATATGGAAAATTGCACAGATTCTTTTAATCAAGAGATACAGGAAATCTTGCTTAAAGATGAGAAACAATTTATTATTAATGGAAAATACTCAGATAGAGCTGGAAGTCCAAGAATCTTCAAAAAAGGATGTAGAATTATTCGTAGAAAAAATGATTATGAAAAAATGGTGTTTAATGGAGAGATTGGTACACTTACTGAAATTGCTCCAGACTTATCAGAATTTAAAGTTAAATTTGATGATGATAGAGAAATTATCTTTAAGTCAAAAGAACTTGCTTCATTTGATTTAGCTTATGCTTTAACTGTACATAGTATGCAAGGGTCAGAAAACAGAATAATTATATTTGTAATGGATAGTAGACATAATATCTTATTAGACTCAACCTTATTCTATACAGCTATCACAAGAGCAAGAGAAGAAAATTATATAGTCTTTCAACCTAGCGCATACAAAGCTGCTTTGACAAATGATAAGGTTTGTGCAAGACAAACATTCTTACCATTATTAATGAATCAAAGTAAAGGAGATGAATAATATGCAACTTTATTGTGACTATTCTGCAACCACACCAGTTTTACCAGAAGTTCTTGTAGCAATGATGCCATATTTTATTGATGGATATGGCAATCCATCTTCTGTTTATACTATAGGAAGAGAGGCAAGAGTAGCTGTTGAAAACTCAAGAAAAACTATTGCAGACATACTTGATTGTGATTCAGAAGAAATTATCTTTACAAGTGGAGGAACAGAAAGTGATAATTTAGCAATAAAAGGTATTGCTCAAATAAAAGGTAAAGATGGATTATATATTACTAGCAAAATTGAACATCCTGCCGTACTTAATTGCTTTAAAGAATTAGAAAATAATGGATATGATGTTGTATATCTTGATGTAACAAAGGACGGCATTGTTAAGGTAGAACAACTAATGGATTTAATTAATGCAAGAAAAAAGATTAACTTTGTATCTGTTATGTATGCAAATAATGAACTAGGAATCATTCAACCTATAGATGTCATAGGGAATATGCTAAAAGAGTATAACCCAAATATAATTTTCCATACTGATGCAGTTCAAGCTATGGGGAAAAGAAAAATTTGTCTTAAAGACAGTAATATAGATATGTTATCCGCATCTGGACATAAATTTGGAGCTCCGAAAGGAATAGGTTTTATTTATATTAAAAATGGAGTAAAATTAAAATATCAAAACCTTGGTGGAGGGCAAGAATTTGGAAAAAGAAGTGGAACAGAAAATGTAGCAGGAATTGTAGGAATTAGTAAAGCATTAGAAGTACATAACAACAATTTGCATTTAATGAGTGAGCTACAGGACAAAGAATCTTATTTATTAAGTCTACTTTTGGGAATAGACGGAATGAAACTAAATGTTGATTATAGTTGTGATAAAATTACTGGAGTATTAAATGTAAGATTCAAAGATGTAAGTGCTCAATCCCTACTTCTATATTTGGATAATAAGAATATATGTATTTCTGCTGGTTCTGCTTGCCATTCAGATGATGATACACCATCACACGTTTTAAAAGCCATAGGATTGTCTGATGATGAAGCATTGTCTTCTGTAAGAATTTCATTTGACAATTCTATTACAAATACAGAAATCGAATATTTAGCAGAATGTATTAAAAATGGTGTAAATTATATTAAACAGATGTAGTTTCCATCTGACTTGACAAAGGTTTGTCAATGTGGTATAATATATATAGACACTAAATATAAGGTAAATTCTTTCTAGTGTTATTGTAGAAATAGGAAAGGACATATACATTTTAGAAAGTACGTTCTTTCCTATATTTTTTTAACTGGCAGTGACAAAGGTTTGTCAATTTATGTAAACAGATTATTTTTAAATAAGGTGGTGATTTTAGAGATGCCTAGTAAAAAAGAAAAACAAGTTCAACAAGACCCAATCGTCGTTTTAAATGACATCTATCAAGTAAAATTATCGAGAATGTGTATGGTTCTTCAGAAGAAGATTTCTCAAGATGGTTCAGAAGAATTATCGAAAGAAGAACAGGCTGAGGGATATAAAACACTTGGATACTTTTCTACTTGGGAATACTTAGGAACTATATTGTCAAGAGACATCCAAAGAGATAAAGCTTTAAAAAAAGGAAAAATTTCAACGGATGAATTTATACAAAATCTTAAAGATACTTTTGAAGAAATTCAAAAGATGTTTAAAACAATTGACAATATAACAAACAACAAAAAATAATTTGGAGGTATTTATTATGGAAAATATTATTGTAGAAATTGATAAAAGAGTAGCAGTATCTTTTAGTAAAAAATTCAAAAACTGCGTAGATTCTGAAGGAAATGAAGTAACATTAAATCTACAAGAAGTTAAAAAAGATATAACAGAGTACATAGCTGCTAACTTAGACAAATATAGAGATAAAGAGGTATTCTCTTTCGTATATGATTACGATTTAGGTATATGCGTTACCGTAATGAAACCTCAAAAAGAATATGAAGTTTACACAGTCATTGGCTTTTTAGATATGTTTGTTCCAGAAGAAACTATCGAAGATGATGACGAAAAAGAAGAGACAAAGAACATTGCTAAAACATTAAAGGAGGAAGAATAATGTATATTGAAAAAAATGGATTTCTTGTTGTTAACCAAAGAGAAATGAGCTTTTTAACAGAAGACAGAGATTTCTCTGATGATTTAGAGCTTGCAGAGTTATTCAGTAGTAATAATAGCGCATTAGAGGCTATTGACCAATTTGTTGATGGAGCAAAAGAACTTATGGTATTAAGATGCAATACAACTATTTGGTTAGACAAAGATGCAATTCAACCAAAAGAACGTGAAAAACACGAATGTGCTTGTGAAGAATGCCAAGAGGGTTGCAATTGCGAACATAATGACATATCAGACCTAGAAGAAAAAATATTTAAAAAATATTCTTATTAAAATAGGAGGTTAATATGGACACCATAAAATTTGCTAAAGTAAGAGAAAATGCAATTATCCCATCAAAAGATGTAGAGAATGCTGGATATGATATATATGGCATCTTTGAAGGAAATAACGATGAAAATAGAATTGTAAAACCACACACTACAAAATTAATTCCAACAGGAATTGCTTGTGCCTTACCTTCAAAATATTATTTTCAAGTAGAAGAAAGAGGAAGTACAGGAAGTAAAGGTATTAAAAAAAGTGCAGGAGTTATTGACTCTGGATATAGGGGAGAAATATTTATCGCCATTACAAATTCTACGAACAATTACTTAGTTTTTGGAGATAAGGATTCTTATATCGCAGAAGCTAAAGCAGAACTTCAAAAATGGCAAAATATAGATGAAAATAATATGACTGACGAAGATAAAATAAGTTTAGAAGAAGCTTTGGTAAAATCTATTGGAGAAGAAAGTTATAATAATCTAGAAGACAATGTGAAAGAAGATTGCCTTAAAGAACTTGTTAAATTAATCAAACATCCAGCGTCAACTGAAGAATTTGAGAGTAATTTACAAACTGCAATTTTTTATCCAGATACAAAAGCAATAGCACAATTAGTTTTACACGAAGTTCCTGTCGTTAATATAGAAGAAATATCTTATGAAGACCTTAAAAAAATTCCTTCAGAAAGAATGGATGGAAAATTAGGTAGTTCTGGAAAATAGAAAGGAGATTTTTAGATGAGTGGAATTGCAAGAAAAATACAAAGAAATAGAATAAAACAAGCTTTAAAAAAACAAGGAGAAAAAAGAACAGCTCCTTTAAGTAAATACAGATTTAAAACAAAAGATGAAATGTTAAAAGAACAATCAGATAAAATCGTTGAACAGATGATTAAAGATGTAAAAATATAGAAAGGGGAAGAAAAAATGTTTGTAGTACTTGACGACAACAATTATGTCAAATTTTTATCAACAACAACAAAAATGGAAGGGTCTATCGAACTTCCAGATGATGATAGCTTAAATCTAACATATCTAACTTGCTATAAGTTAAATTCAGAAGGTAATGGATTAATGTTAGATGCCGAAAAAGTTGAGGCTCAAAAAGACAGATTAGGAGTTGCTTCAAAAATATTTGACCTAAAACAACAATTACAGGAGTCTGATTTTAAAGTTTTAAGAAAAATTAGAGAAGAATCATTAGGAATTGAAACACATTTATCTAATGAAGAATATCTTCAACTTGAAGCAGAAAGAGAATCAATAACAAGACAAATTAGAGAGTTGGAAGATGGAGAAACTTTAGTTACAGATATCTCTGAAATTTTAAAAGAAGGAGAAGAAGCTAGAAAAGCCAAAGAAGAACAAATCGCAGAAATTAAAGATGCAATAAATAATATTATTCCTGAAATCGAAAAGAGTATAAATGAAATTGTTGCTGGTATAGAAGATGGAACATTAGTTCAGGAAGTTTTTGAAAAAGTTAAAGAGTATTTATCTGAACTTTTCAACTGGGGAGATATTTTTGGTAGTAAAACAGAAGGCAATGAAGAAGAAACTTCTGGGGACTCATCTCAAAGTGATGCAGAAAAACAACTATCAGACTTCTTTGAAAAATTAAAAGATAAATTGTCTGGAAAAGACCAAAACACAGCTGAAAACGAGGATGGCGAAAAAACAGAGAGTCCATCTGGAGAAGAGAATTCTTCTAATCAAAATACAGAATCTACTTCTAATGCGCAAACAGATGTTACTGAGCCTATTTCCGAAGAGACTAAAGAAACAAATAAAACTGATAAATAATTGTAGATATTAAATTTCAATAAAAATTAAAGAAAGAGGGATTTAGTATTATGGTTATAAGTGTTATAAAAAGAAACGGAAATAAAGTTGATTTTGATAAAAATAAAATTGCTGAAGCTATCTTAAAAGCAAATAAAGATGTGCAAGGTAGACAAAAAGCTTCTGTGAAGTTGGCAAAAGAAATTGCAAGAAATATAGAAAACTTTGATAAACAAAAATTGACAGTAGAAGAAATACAAGATATGGTAGAAAAAGAATTAATGTCAGCAGAAAAATATGATTTGGCAAAAGCCTATATTCTTTATAGAGAAAAACGTGCTATGATAAGACAATCTAATACAACAGATATTAGCATTAAAGAACTTATAGATGGAACTAATGATTATTGGAATACAGAAAATTCCAATAAAAATGCAAAGGTTGTAACAACACAAAGGGATTATCTAGCTGGAATAACAAGTACAGATATTACAAGAAGATTTTTACTTCCAGCAGATGTTGTAAAAGCACACGATGAAGGTATCATTCATTTCCACGATGCTGACTATTTCGCACAAAATGCACTACACAACTGCGAACTTGTAAACCTTAATGATATGTTACAAAATGGAACAGTAATAAATGGAGTAATGATAGAAAAACCACATAGATTTATCACAGCAGCAACAATTGCAACTCAAATAATACTTGCAGTTACATCATCTAGTTATGGTGGATGTACTGTTACATTAAGCCATTTAGCCCCTTTTGTTAGAGACAGTTACAATAGATTCTTAAAAAGATATCAAGACAGAGGATTATCTGAAGAGCAATGTAAAGAATTTGCAATGCAGGATACTAAAAAAGAAATTGCGGATGGAGTACAAACATTCAACTATCAAGTTAACTCAATGACAAACACAAATGGACAAGCACCATTTTTGTCAGTATGTATGTATCTAGGAGAAACAGAAGAATATAAGGATGAACTAGCAATGATTATAGAAGAATTCTTAAAACAAAGAATATTAGGATTTAAGAATGAAAAAGGTGTATATGTTACACCAGCATTTCCTAAACTTCTTTATGTTCTTGAGGAGGATAATATTCACGAAGATAGTAAATACTGGTATCTAACAGAGTTGGCTGCAAAATGTACTGCAAAAAGAATGGTTCCTGATTATATATCAGAAAAAATTATGCTTGAAAATAAAATCAACCAATGGGGAGAAGGAGATTGCTACCCTTGTATGGGATGTAGAAGTTTCTTAACTCCTTGGAAAACAGAAGGAAATCCATCAAAAGCACTAGATTATGTTGAAGGTAAAGGGAAATACTATGGAAGATTTAACCAAGGTGTTGTAACAATCAACTTAGTAGATGTAGCTTTGTCATCAGAAAAAGATATGGATGAGTTCTGGAAAATCTACGATGAAAGACTAGAATTATGTCATAGAGCATTACAAGAAAGACACAAACGCCTTGAAGGAACTGCAAGCGATGCAGCACCAATTTTATGGCAAAATGGAGCACTAGCAAGATTGGATAAGGGCGAAACAATAGATGCCTTATTACATAATGGATATTCAACATTATCATTAGGATATGCTGGATTATATGAATGCGTTAAATATATGACAGGACATTCTCATACAGATAATGGTGAAGGTAAAGAATTTGGATTAAAAGTAATGCAAAAACTAAACGATAAATGTAATGAATGGAAAGCAGCAGAAAACATAGATTATAGTGTATATGGAACACCAATTGAATCAACAACATACAAATTTGCAAAATGCCTAAAAAATAGATTTGGTATAGTTGAAGATATTACAGATAGGGATTACATAACAAATAGTTATCACGTTCCAGTGTTTGAAGAAATAGACGCATTTGAAAAACTAAAATTAGAAAGTGAATTCCAAAGATTAAGTCCACGGAGGAGCGATATCTTACGTTGAAACACCTAATTTGACAAATAATGTAGATGCAGTTATTGAAGTTATCAAATTTATTTATGATAATATTATGTATGCAGAATTAAATACTAAATCAGATTATTGTCAAGAATGTGGATTTGATGGTGAGATGCAAATAGATGATAATATGGAATGGTATTGTCCAAACTGCGGAAATAGAAATCACGATACAATGAATGTAGCTCGTAGAACTTGTGGGTTAAAGAATACCCAATAGCCCACGTAAAATCACTTAAACTGCGGGGACGCCCTTAGAGCCTTAATAACTAAATTAATATAGGAATATATTAATGGCGAGGTTAGCGACCAAGGTATAGTAAAATCATTAAGGATTGGGTAACCAGACGCAACGAAACCTCCAGAACGGAGGGACGCTCAACGACTATAATAGTGAATATTTTATTTGTGAAAATTTTTTATTAGAGGTGAACATTATGGAATTAAAAGAAGTCCCTGATTTTACAGGATACTATGCTTCTAAAGAAGGAGAAATTTTTACAACATTAAAACAAGGTTGTAGAGATAAATACAACTTATCTAAGAGAATTAAACCTAAAAAATTGAATGTGAGATATACTAAACAAGGCTATGGTAGAGTTTATATGAGAAGAGACTCTACAAACCGAAGAGAAGATGTTTATATTCATCGAATTATAGCGGAATTATTTGTTCCGAATCCAAATAACTTACCAGAAGTAAATCATTTGGATAATAATAGAGGAAATAATAAGGCTACCAATTTAGAATGGACATCAAGAATAGATAACATAAATTATGCTATGACGAATGGAAATATGACAAGAAATAATTTAGGGCAATTTACTCACAAATAAAATATATGGTATAGTCTAAACCCTAACAAATATCTCGAAAGAGAGGGTAAAATTGATATTGGAACAAACTTTTGGAATAAAGGAAGAACTCAAGAAATTAAAGAAAGGGTATTACACCTAGACAATAAAGACTTGGAGGACTAATATTATGAATTATGTGCAATATTGTAAAGAACTTCAAGAGGAAAGGGAATTTTTAGATTCTCTTCCTTTAGAAAATTATATTAAAGATTGGATAGAAATTTACGATATGATGCAACAGATAGAGGAAGATTATGGTAAGTTACGTCCAAGTGGATTTGTATTTAATTGTATGGGGACTGATGAATTTTTAACATATTTAACTAAAAGATATCAGAACTTAAATTATTCAGAGAACATACAATATCATCTTTACTTGGATAAAGAGTAGGAGGAATAATTATGCGTTACAATAAAATACGTAAAATGGATATCTCCGATGGAACAGGCATTAGAGTTTCACTATTCGTTCAAGGATGTGAATTTCATTGCAAAGGATGTTTCAATCCAGAAACTTGGAATTTTGAGGGTGGGAAAGAGTTTGATGCTCACACCCTTTCCACTATATTAAAGTTATGTGACGATGAAAAAATACAAGGGCTATCAATATTGGGTGGAGAACCAATGCATCCAAAAAATAGGGAAACCGTAGTAGATATTATGAGAGCTTTTAAATTTAAGTTTCCAAACAAAGATATTTGGATGTGGACAGGATATACCTTAGAAAATTTATTGGCAGAAAATGATGATGATGTAAAAAGTATGTTAATTTATTTAGATTATTTGATAGATGGGCAGTTCGTAGAAGAAAAGAAAAATCTTAATCTTAAATGGGCTGGTTCAGAAAACCAAAGATGGATTGATATACAGGAAAGTATGAAACAAGGGCATATTGTTCTTGCTGGAAATATGTTAGATTAATTTTAGAAAGGAGCATTATTATGACATATGAGGAAGTATGTAAGTATTCGGAAGACCAAGAAATAGAATTAAAAGTTTTTTCTAATCCGTCTTTCAATAATTCAATAATAGGAATATCTTATGATGGTAGAGTCATATATGATTTTGACTTGATGATTGAAGATTTAATGGAGGAAGAGAGCATTGACTTTGAAGATGCTTTGGAGTTTATTGAATATAATACATTAAGAGCTTTACCTTATATGGGTGATAATGCTCCTATAATATTAGACGTTAAAGAATGGGATTGAATTTCCACTTAACTTGACAAACCTTTGTCAATGTGCTATAATAATATTTGTAAATGACTGACAAACCTTTGTCAGCATAATATAAAAATCTTTAAAGGAGGAAGTCAATTATGACAAAAAAAGAATTAGTATCTGCAATGGCAGAAAAAACAGAACAAACAAAAGTTAAAACAGCAGAAATGTTAGATGCATTAATCGAGGTTGTTTCTGAAACTCTATCTAATGGAGAAGAAGTTGCAATAGCTGGATTAGGAAAATTTGAAGTTAGAGAAAGAGCAGCAAGAAACGGAAGAAACCCACAAACTGGAGAAGCTATTACAATTGCTGCATCTAAAGTACCAGCATTCAAAGCTTCAAAAACATTAAAAGATGCTGTTAAAGCTGAATAATTTTATTATATTTTAGAAAGGAGTTCTATTTAAAATGATTTATTATATATTCTTAGATATTGATGGAGTTTTAAATGATGAAGAGTATTTCTTACAATGTTATAGAAAAAATGGTGGCTATCCAATGCATATGCATTTTGCACCATTTGACCCAAAAACATTAGATTGTTTAATGTATTTCATTCAAGACCTTCGTAAAACAGGCATTCCAAAAATAATACTATCTAGTACTTGGAGACTTGATGATACAGATACTGAAATTGTTAAAGCTCGTATAGCAGAATATGGATTAAGAATTGAAGATAGAACTCCTTATATTCATTCTAATCGTGGAGAAGAAATTGAAGACTTTCTAAAAAAACAAGAAATCAATGAAGATTATTCTTTTGTAATATTAGATGATGATTCTTTTGATATAAAAAATAAATTCCCAGATAGACTTGTTCTTGTAGACAGATATTATGGTTTATCTACAAGGGACACAGACAAAGCAAAAGAAATTTTAGAGAGGAAAGTGTAATTATGAAAATTGTTATAGAAGGGGATATCCTTGATTATATTGATGAAGATGAGTTAAAAGACAATATTAGGTATCAAATTAAAAGTGAAATCTCTAATATTTTGAAAGATGACAAAAACATAAAAGAAATAATCATTAAAGAGGTTGTCAACGAAGTAAAAGATATACAATTCTCAGAATCAATTAAACAAGCGTTAAAAGATAAATTTGAACAAATTGTTATAGAAGATTATTTGAATGAAGAAAATAGTTGGAATATAAAATATGACACAAATTTGTCAAAACGAATAAATGAGTTATATGAAGAATCTAGGTCTATTCTTGACCCAATACTTTATAAAGCTATATACAATGCAATTCAAAATTACAAACCTGAAAACTATGAGATTTCTAGACTTGGAGTAGATTTAATATCAAAAGACGAAGATGCAATTAATAAACTAAAAGAAATCTTTATTGACAGATTGGATGAAATAATAGAAAAAATATAATAAGAAAGAGGTTGTGTAATGTTAAATTTTGACCACTTAAAACAGACTGACGAAGAAGTATATAATGCAATTATTGACGAATACAATAGACAACAAAATGGGATAGAACTTATTGCTAGTGAAAATAGACCTAGCGAAGCAATATTAGAAGCACAAGCTAGTTATCACACATTAAAATATGCAGAAGGATATCCTCGGAAAAAGATATTATGCAGGCTGTGAAAATATTGATGTTACAGAAAACTTAGCAAGAGATAGAGCTTGTCAATTATTCAATGCAGAATATGCTAATGTACAGCCACATAGTGGAGCTCAAGCAAATGAAGCAGTTTATATTGCTTGTCTTAAAAAAGGAGACAAGGTATTGACAATGACACTAAACTCAGGGGCACATATTACACATATGTCTCCAGCAACAGCTCAATCACGATTCTATGAACCAATATATTATGATGTAGACCAAGAAACTTATTTAATTAATTATGATAAAGTTGAAGAATTAGCTTTAAAACATTTGCCAAGACTTATTATTTGTGGCGCTTCAGCATATCCTAGAACAATAGACTTTAGTCGTTTTAGAGAGATTGTTGATAAGGTCAATGAAGAAAAGAAAAGACAAATTACAGAAGAGCAAATGGGGATAGAAAATTTCTGGGAAGATAATAAATGTTTATTAATGTGCGATATGGCTCATATCGCAGGATTAGTAGCTGCTGGATTACATCCATCTCCAGTCCCATATTGCGATTTTGTAACATCTACAACACATAAAACATTAAGAGGAACTCGTGGAGGATTAATTCTTTGTAAAAAAGAATGGGCTAAAAAAATAGATTTAGCTGTTTTCCCTAGACTACAAGGTGGTGGTCTACAACACATTGTAGCTGCAAAAGCTGTTACTTTTAAAGAAGCACTACAACCAGAATTTAAAACATATCAAGAACAAGTATTGAAAAATGCCAAAGCATTGGCAGAACAATTAATAAAAAATGGACTTAATGTTTTAACTGGAGGAACAGATAATCATCTTATCTTATTAGATTTAAGAGGTATGGGAATAACAGGTAAAGAATTAGAAGATAGACTTGCAAGTGTTCATATTATCACAAATAAAAACGCAATACCATTTGATACAGAAAAGAAAACAGTAACTTCTGGAATTCGTTTAGGTACTCCAGCAGTCACATCTAGAGGAATGAAAGAAGACGATATGAGATTAATTGCAAATTTAATTTCTATGTGTGCTGAATCCGAAGAAGAATTCGAATTATATAAAAGTTGTGTAGAATCTTGTGTTGCATATCTTTGTCAAAAATATCCTCTATATTAATGTTTGTTGAAGGAGAATTAAAATGGCAGAAAGTAAAATTAAACAATTAGAATTACTATTTGAAAAAGCAAAATACGACAATAAAGATATTGCTTTGGAACTTACTGTTCCTACTCGTGAAGCGACTGAAATTATTATCGTAAAAAATGCTAATTTAGATTACAAATTAAATTATTATAAAGAATCTTATAATGAAGATTTAGAGTTAAAAAGATGTACTGAGATTAAGATTCTTAAAGCAAGAGAAGGAAATTTCAGTGATATAATACAAACTAAAAAATAATATTTCCCTCTCATCTCTATAGGTGGGGGGGGGTATTGATAATCATATACCCCAGAAGGGAGATATATGAGCGTAAAACAGAAGTATTTAAAAGACGAGAATGGAGAAGTTTTTAGTCCAATAACTAGCGAGTCATCAATCTATACTAGTTCTGGAAATGATATGTCTATTCAAGCTATAACAATTACTGCTGCAAATGACGGAACATTAACTCTAGGAGCAGCTTGGGCTAAAGTTGACATACCATTATCATCGACACTAACTCAAATTGGAACAAATCTTTCTCGTTCTGGAAATTACATAAAAATAGGAGCTGGAATTAAATATGTAGAAGTTTCTGGAATTTTAGGAATGTGGAATACTCCAGATATACAAGAAACTGTTCTTACCATAAAACTAACAAGAAATGGAAGTACAATAAGAAGCGCTGCTGCTGATACATCAAAACCTACAGGAGTTGGACTTTTAGCATTATCTGTTCCTCCAATAATATGGCAAGTGCAAAATGGAGATGTAATACAAGCAGAATTTAGCAGTGCATCATCAGGAGCTCACAAATTCATTGGAAGAAATGCAAATACATACTTAACAGTAAAAAAAATAGGTTAACTATGGAGGTCTTATGGAAATCATTGAACCTTGGATTCAAGTCGAACCATTTAATGGAATAGACATAATGAAAAAAATAGAAAAGGCTTGCAGAACGTGTTATCGTTCTGAAGGTAATATAACAGAAGATAGTTATAAAAAATTATTAAAAAATTGTATAAATAGAGGACACGAATCAGTTTTAGAACACGAAAAAATTACAGTAAGAATGCAATGCTCAATCAATACATACAAGGACTTGACAAGACATAGAGCAGGAGCTTCATTTTCAATAGAAAGCACTCGTTATTGCAGATATGATAAAGATAAGTTTGGAAATAATATCAAATTTATAAATCCAGTCTATATTACAGATGAGAATAACTATAATGCTTGGAAAGAATGTATGGAAAACATTGAAAAATATTATATGATTATGGCAAACAATGGAGCTAAACCAGATGAATGTAGAACATTACTACCACATTCTGTGGCAGCCGAAGTTGTTATGACTTGTAATATTAGAGAATGGAAACACGTATTAGAACTTAGATGTTCAAAAATGGTTCATCCAGAAATAAGACAATTATTAATACCATTACTTTTGAAATTCAAAGAAGAAATGCCAGAAATATTCGAGAATGTCCCTTATGATGAAGAATTTCCAAAAGAATGGTATGCAAAAATAATCTAAAATATTTCCTCTCCTGTGTATAGCAGGGGGGGGGGTATAGAATTAATTATACCCCAGAAAGAGGGGTAATAAAGTGGCAACAGTAAAACAAAAATATTTGAAAGATGAGAACGGAGATATCTTTACTCCTATTGTACACGCAAGTAGTGTATACAGAGAAGATGTAAATGTAGCATCAATTATGAATTGGTCTCAAAAAAGGGCAATAGGACAATGGGGAGAAAACCAAAAAAAATTACAAAGAGCAGTTTTCTTCTTTGGAGGAAATGGTAAAACGTCTGAAGATATATCACACGGATTGACAGATATAACTCAAATTGTCGCCATACTTGGTGGGGCATATAATCAAGGAGACTCTACTTCTCCGTTTCTCCCATTTGGATTTTATAATGGAGCAAACTATTTTTATAGTTGTTTTGCAACACGAAATACTATTAGATTTAGATGCTCAGAAGATTATATATGGTATAATAGATATGTAATTCTTTATTACATATAGAATATTTTATTAGTAAAATTAAACAGGAGGTATAATTTCTATGATTATTGGAATTGATATAGATGACACAATTACAAATCATTGTGAAGTATGGTTTGATATATATAATAAATATTTCAAATCACAAGACGACAAAGAAATAAAGTTGTCTGATGCTTATAAGTGGGACTTTTACAATGAATATGACAATCAAACAAAGAACAATTTATTTTGTGCATTAAATAATCAAGAATTATATTATCAAAATTTACAATTATTAGACAACGTAAGTAATACAATCAAAGAATTAATTGATTCAGGAAATCAAGTTGTACTTATTTCTGCTACTGATAAAGAATATCAAGAAAATAAAAAGAAATGGGTTCTAGAAAAACTTCCTATGTTAAAAGAAGATAATATTATATTTACTTCTCAAAAGAACCTAATTAATGTAGACTTGATGATTGATGATAATTTAGATTACGGGTCAAGATTTAAGTGCCCATTTATTCTTTTTAGAAGACCTTGGAATATAGGAAGAGAAAAGAGCTTATATACAGATAATATTTTAATTTGTTCTAATTGGAATGAAATTGAAAAATATTTATTCAGTCAAGGTTTAATTTCTCCAGAAGTGGTTGATAAAGAAACTGTATTTAGTGATGCAACTATAAAGCTAATTGAAGGAATTAAAAATGCAAAAGATAATAGTGAATGTATAAAGATTCTTAATCCTTATATTTCAAAGTGGCAAAAACAGGGAATCTTAATTGGAGTCGCACAAATGTCTCAATTTCTTAATAAGTTGGCAGAAGATGTAGACAATGACATAAAAAATGATAATATATAAAAAAAGATATAGATTGAATGAAAACAATCTATATCTTTTTCCTACTTTGCATTATATTTGTACCAATCTATTATAACACAAAGATAGTATAACATTATATTATCTATTTGTCAATATATTTTTATAAAAAAAACGAAAAAAATAGGGGATATAGAAATTTAATCTATATCCCCTATTTTCAATTATTTCAAATATTGAGCACTAACCCATTGTCCATTACCGATTCTAGCCCATCCATTAGATGTTTCATATACTGTAACTTTTGTTCCATAAGGTAGCGCTTTTATTATTTTATAATTTGTTCCTTTACCTGCACGAACATTCAATCCAGATTTTGCATTGACTGTTTTTGTAGTTGTAGAACTTTGGTTAGAACTTGTTAAATATTGTGAGCTAACCCATTGTCCACTGCCAATTCTTGACCAACCATTACTTTCTTCATAAACAGTAACTTTACTTCCATTCGCAAGTCCTCCAACAATTTTATATCCTGTTCCTGCTCCTGAACGAACGTTTAATCCTCCATTAGCTTTTACGTACATTATTTTTGTTGAAGAAGATGATGACCCATTTGAAGATAAATATTGAGCGCTAACCCATTGTCCGTCTCCTATACGAGCCCATCCATTACTTTCTTCATAAACAGTAACCTTTGTTCCCTTTGGTAATGCTTTTATAATTCTATAATTTGTTCCTTTACCAGTACGAACATTCAATCCACTATTTGCTGAAACATACATTGTTTTTGTTTGTGCAGATTGTGTGCTATCTGTTAAGTATTGAGCACTAACCCATTGACCACTACCAATTCTAGCCCATCCATTAGACATTTCATAAACAGTTACTTTTGTTCCTTTAGATAGACCTCCAACAATAGCATAGTTTGTTCCTGCTCCACTTCTTACATTTAATCCACTATTTGCTGTTACATACATTACTTTGTTCATAGTGTTATTTTCTGTTGGTTGAGAAGGAACAACCACTTCTCCATTTAACATATTACTTAATCTATTTTTGAAATCATTCCATCTTGATACATCTCTAACAAATGGAGCTGGACAGTTTTTATGAGTAACATCATAATGACGTACAACTCTATCTATTGGAATATTATATTTTTTACAGATGTATGCTGCTAAATCTAATGTATTATTGATTGTTGCATCAGACATATCTAATGTTCCATTATTAGAATAGCAACACATTTCGATTCCTATAGAGTTACTATTTCTACATCCATTATAATATGTTCCATTTGTTCCACAATGCCAAGCAATATCTTTATCTAATACACATTGCCAAATTGAATTATCATCTACAAAGTAATGTGCACTAGCTCCTCTATATGTACTATAAAAGTACGAACAGTTATTTTTTGCACTAGATACTGCACCAACATAATGTATTGTCAAATATTGAATACTTGTTCTATTTGATATAGTTCTATTTCTTTGTGTTATATATTGATTAATTGGTAACATTTATATCACTCCTTTTTATATTCTTTCTAAAATCAAAAATGAGCTATTTAATATTTAAGACATATAATTTATCATCTTAAATATTAAAATAGCTCTGTGTTGATTCTCGTAAGTCAAAGGACTATTCTGAGACACCTTCAACGTCCCCATCAAATCCTTTTACATCTGGGTCTCCATCTGCGATACTTTCGTCTTCTAATGCCATTTCTGCTAATACATCTATGTCTAATTCTTCTATGTTTTCATTTTCTTCCATAATAAAAACTCCTTTCTAATATTTTATCCTTGTGCTTCTTCTTTTGTTTCTTCTACTGTACCTTCTTCTGTTGCACATTCTGTTGATTCAGTTGTAGTTGTTGTAGTTGTAGTTGTTGTAGTTGTTGTTCCAATTTCTTTATTTTCCATTTGTTCAACAGAAGGTAACTTTAATGCAGATTCAATTTGGTCGAATACTCCTTGAATAAATGCTTGGATTATACTGTCTGGAACAAATCCCAAAAAAGGTACTATTTGTTGTATATAATCTACTGCATTTTGCATTTTTACTTTCCCATCTTCTGTTCCCATTTTTTCTTGCACATAAACAATAGCATCTATTGCTGCTTGTCTAAGCCCTTTCTTCTTTAGTATAAAGAATAATACTCCTACTACCACTATAATAAATATCAAAAGTGGTAACCAATTTGCTGCTAACCATTCTATCATAATTAGCCCTCCTTTTTATATATTTTTAAATTAAGGTTGATACCTCAATCTTAATTCCTCTATTGTAAAAGTTTCTATGGCTGCATAATCTCTACTACCATATCCACTTCCATCATCATACACTGGACTAGCCAATGTTGTTTCTCCATTATATAAAATAAGCCTATTTCCTCTATTTATTAGAATATACATTAAATTTGCTAAACTACTTCCAGCACCGCCTTCTGCTCGTTGATAATTTCTATCTTGTTGAGCTCCCAATGAGAATCTATATTCTCCTTCCATTGGAGGAATATTATTCCCATTAAGCCCAACACGGAACACTAAATCTCTGCTGATACTACTCCATCCACAACGATGTGGTTGGAATCCGATTCTAACATAATCTACTGCTATTAAGTTATTGTATCTAGGAATTGAACTTGGTACTATATGCCCATAACAGATACGAAGCCTATTTTTATTATAGCCAACAGATTTAACTCCTTGATACGCACAGTCTCTCCAATCTCCCGTGCTTCTATATGTACTTGTAGTAAAACCACCAAAATTACTATTGGATATTGTTTGACTTATTTCTCTTGGATAAATTTGCATAAAGCTTGTTCCAGTGAATATATAAACATTTTGATTATTCACAGTTAAGGCTGTTCCACTATTTTGAATTCCGTCACTACGATAATATCCTTCATCTGCCATACTAATTCACTCCTATCCAACAGTCCTAATTAAAGCATCTCCATTACGTAAACTAACATTTGCTCCTTGAACCCAAAGCCTATGTTCTGCTGACGCTCCCATTTCAATATAGTTTTTTTTAATCCATAAATTACCACTGTCATTACAATTTACAGTAACTTGCCTATTTGCCGTTAATTCGTAACAAGTTATATTTCTACCAAAATTACCTGCTCCATTACAAGTAATATTTCCTGTAACAATTAAATTATCTACAGTTAAAGTTCCAGTTAAACTTCCTCCTTGTTTTACAGTTAACCCATTATTTAATATTGCTTTTCCGTTTGCTTCAACTGTACTTCCTAAAACTGTTGCTCCAGTAGTTTTCAATGTTGATGTTTCTACTCCACCATTAGCTGTTACTTTACCAGTAGCTGTAATTGAGGATTTTGCAGTAATAGCCCCTCCAAAACTACTTGTTGTTCCTACAGAAAGTGAGTCAGTCAAAGTTAGTTTTTTAAAGGTATAACTATATACAGAAACATCATCTTGGTCTTTTCTAAGCCTATTATTTATTTGATTTTGTAAATCATTAACTTTTGCATTATAATCTGTTTTATCAACTTTATTATTTTGTAATTGTTTAATTTGGTCTTTGAAATTAATTAAAGTATCATAAATAGAACTGTCATATATTTCTTGATTTTCTCCACTAGTTCCACCATCTGGTACGATTCCAAGTCTTCTAATTATTTCATTTATTGTATCTCTGTTTAGTTTAATATTTTTTTCCAAATGCAATAAATTATCTTGGTCTATTGAAGGTGGGTTATAATTGTACCATTGCACCATAATATACTCTTCAATTTCCTTAAAATCTGTTGCCATACTCCCTATACTCCTTTCTTAGTGTTTTTACATAAAATAAAAGAATTTGTTAATTTATTGTCAACATATCCCACAACAACATAATCATCCATAGAATACGTGTCTGCTTTTATTACAGATAAACTATTTAATGTTAACCTTGAGACTTTTTCTTTATATAAGTCTTCTGTCATTAATTCCCCATTATACTGTGTTTGAATAATTGTAGATAATTCTGCTAGTCTTTTCTTTTCTTCTTCATTTAGTGATTGTTCCTTATTTTTTAATTCAGAATACTCATCATATATTTTTTTCTCTTCCCCTAAATCTAAATAGGTTCCATAGTCTCCAGCAAGAATAACATCATATGTATTATCTGAATTTACTTTCGTAATAATAGCAATTTTTGTTCTTAAACATTCTTTTGTCCTTTCTGGGATTCTTTTATCAACCCAACTTCTTATTGAATTTAAGAATTTTATTGCTAAATTATTCATTTCTGCATTTGCACTCATATAATTCCTCCTTTAAAATTCCAACTCATTTATTGAAGTTGCTGATATAGTCATCTGTCCCAATCCTAATGGAATTGACAAACTGTTAATTAAGAACTTTTCTTCTTTTAAATGATATTTTGTATTTGTTATCGTTATTAATTTATTAACATCTAAGTGGTATAAAGGAATCGTTTGCAAACTAAGAGATGTTTGTAAAATAGTATTGTTTCTTAACAAATAATTTGCCCAATCTTGGCACAATCCATCTGAATAGTAATTAGTATCTTCATATACCTTTGTTTTTTTCCCGATTCTTTGAACACACAAGTCTGATTTAATGTTATTATTTGTTGCTCTTCCCTTTGCTAAATATCCATTTGTTGTTGCTCCAACACATAAAATATCATTAAATACCTCAGTAAACTTAAATTCTTGACTTTTACCTAAAATATCTGAATTATTTTGGTCAAATTTATATAAAATTTCTTTATCTTTGTCCAATAAGTCCGTCTCATTTGGTTCTACATTTAATCTTCCAACTGTATCATAGTATATAACTCCAGCCAACATTGTATTAAATTGTAACAGTACATCTGCATATGTTTGTCCTTTATCTATGGTTGCAGTAAAAGGCGTCTTTAATACTGAAACTAATTCTCCATTAGATAAAGCAGTCATTTTAGTATTAAAAAATGTACTTATGTTTGGTTTTGTTGAATCTATTGGAACTCCATTTCCTCTATCTGTCAGTAACAAAGCTTTTATTGCATCGAATATATCTGAGTTAACAGGAATTTTATATATCCCATCTAAGTTTCCAAATAATGTCCCATCAAGGTAACTCCATTTGTCCGTACAATTTAATTGAATACAATTCTCTGCTGTATTCATTATATCTGTTGGATTTGTTAAATAAAAAACCCCTTGCTGTATCAAGTAAGGGGTTCCATCAATATATAATCCAAGATATAATTTAACTTTCTGACCTAGCCATACTTTGTTAACGTCTATGTCATATCTTCCATCAACATTGTGTATTTGTAGATTAAAAGTTCTTCTACATCCACTTTGATTTGTTACATTCAAAGTTCCATTTGTATTATATAAATCTGTAGTTATTTCATATGCAATAGAATCGTCTGGATTTAGCCATTCAAGTTTCAAACAAGGAACTAGTACGGGTTTCTTTACTGCTTCTAAATAATCATAGAAAGTTAAAGCCATATCTATTCCTCCTTCTACTCAATCGTCATTTTTTCAAATAAATCTCCTGCATTTTCGTTAACTGCCGTACAATCTGGTAAATCACTTGGTAGAGTGATTTGAGATGTGGCAGATTCGTCTTCTATTGCAACTCCAGTTCTATCATAATTGTTATCTAACTCAAACATTAATGTAAACAAAGTCTTTGTTTCTTCAATTTTTGGAGATGAGAAATATAGCGCATAAGTATCATATGGTGTTTCTCCAGTTGTTACTCTTCCTTTTTGACAAGTTATGGTATAATTATTAAAGGATACTATATTATTACTTGCAGAAACTGTTTCTGCGCCTAATATACTATCCATTATTTCTATATCATTTTGAGTTAAATAAGTAGCTAAAGTTTTCCCTGCATAACTTTCTCCCACTTTAAACAAAGACCTGTCTCCTAAAAGTATTTCCCATCCAATTTGGTCATCTAATGCATTTAATGATGCTTCTAAGTCATCCAATCGACCACCTTGTGTTGCTTGAACTTGAGATAAGTTTTCTATTTTTGTTTCGTGAACATCAACTTTGTCTGATAAATTAGATAAATTTGTATTTGTATTTTCTAACCCAGTCTGTAATTCTGCAATATCACTTTCATTTTTTTCAACTCTTGATATTGTATTTGTTAAACTTTCATTAGTACTATCTAGTCCAGCTTGTGTCGCATAATAACTAGGTAATTGACCTCCCAATTTATTGCTATCTTCTGCTATATCTGCATTGATTGCGTGGTCTGCTTCATTTGCGTGGTCTGCGTTTGGAACAGTTGTTGTTCCGTCTAATATATTATCTATTTCTGTTTTATTATCTATAGTTTTTTGATTTATTTCATTTAGTGCTCCTGTAATAGTTTTTGCTGTTATATCTTGATTATTTAAGAATACATCTCTATCTCCAACGAAGCTGTTTAATGAATTAAAATCACTAATAATCTTTTCAATTATCTCTTGCGTGCTATATTCATCATCATATTGTATATTAGCAGAAGTTAGAAATATAGAATCTTTTGCCGTTCCTTTTCTATTATAGAAAGTTATTGCATATGGGTTTAAACCTCCATTTATATCTTTTCCAACTTCTGCATCCGCAAAAGCTCTTTCCGTATTTGTGTCTGCTTCTGCTCTCGCATATTCATCTTTTGCTCTTATTAAATATTGTTTCCAGTTCCTTTCAACTTCTGACCATCTATATACATATTCTTGTTCTTTGTCAAAAACAAGCTTAAAGTGGGTCTTATAATCATCTGAAAGGTTTTGCCTTTCCATTGTTGTTAATGAAATGAAGTTGTTTGGAATATATTTCGCAACATTAGCAAAGTTTTTAGTTATTATCTCACGTATGGGTCTCGCCATATCGCCATTATAAAAGTTCTCAACTATAGCCATTGTAAATCATTCCTTCCCTAAATTTTCATTCATCTACAATTTATTGTCCATTAGAATCAAGTTCCAATGTACCTGTTATTTTTTGACCTCTACTATAAGCTGTTTTGCCAGAAAGAAGGTCTTCTGCTGTAGCTGTAGCATCTGATGTATCAACTTTTTGTTCCTCAAAATACGTAGGAACTTTAGGATGCCCATCTTCTGTCCAATATTTACTTGGAGTCCAGTATTCACTGTCAACCCAAACATATTTAACATTATATTCAGGACTACCTGTCGTAGTTAATAACCATAATTCTCTAGCATTTCCATTATAAATAGACACATCTTCTGTGGAAGCAACTTCTGTCCAAGAAATACCTCCAGTTACTGGTTGTCCTGTTACATTTTCCATATATTCAAAGGTACTAGGAGCTGTAAGTTCTACTTCCCAAACGTGTCCTTTTTTATCTTTTAAGAATTTTCTTCTTGGGTCTGTATTAAGATTTCTTAATCTTTCTATCATAGATAATTTTTCTATATATTGTAACTCATTATTTGTCTCTCCCATATAGCCTACGAGACTAGATAATTGTCCACTTAAATAATTTGATTGCCCTTTTACTACTCTAGGGTACTTACCATATGTTTTATATACATTGACGTCTGCATTATTATTCATTTGTCCACTATTTGTATTAAGTTGAAATAAGAACGACTCTTCAACTGCAAATTCATTTTCTTTCTCTTCTCTGCAAAGTAATAAAATCCAGTCTACCCAACAAGCCTCAACTTCTTTACTAACAAATGGACTTCCCATTGCTTCTGCATAATCTGGAAATAAATAATAAATATAAGACTGTCCCCATTTTGTATTATAATCGACAAGGAAAACCTCAGAAGGCTCCAATGTTTTTACATATTTTAAAGTAGAGCCTTCTACGTTTTGCCTATAAACCTTCCATCCTTGTAAAGTGTTACCTGCTTCATCTCCAGCATTTCCTGCATTTAAACTATGATTAAACTTTGCAAGCATTTGAGTATTTATATCCCAAACAGGTTCATATCCTATATGGTTGAGGATAGTTTCCCAATCAGATGTCATCTCAGTATTTGTTACCCATATATAGTCTAAAGTACAAGCACCATTAACTTCTATTTTATTAATATTCATTTACTATCCTCCTTACTCTCTATATGTTCCGTCATTCCTTATAATTGTTTGATAATTGTAATTTACTCTTTCACTTGGTTCATCATAATAACGTAATGGTAATGGAACAGGATTTCTATCATTAGTAAATCCATTGTAACTAGCATATAGTTCGCGCATTGGGAACAATCCGTCTGCATATTTTCTATAAACGATAAATCCATCTTGTTTTAATATAATTATATACCAATATAGCGGAGATGCTATAATCTCTTGTGTATACGTTTCATCTGTCGTTGCTGTATGTACTGTATATACAAAGTCTGCTATTCCAGTTGTATCTGTATCTGCTCTATTTACTAATTCCAATGTTTTATATATTACTTCTCCATTATCATCCAATCCAGAAGCTGTATAATATACTTGGTCTTCTGGTCTATCTTTGTCTATCCTCATACTAATTATGTGATTTGCGCTCCAATCTATTGACAGAGGATTTCCTTTATCCTCATCAAAAGTTAAAGTACTTCCTTCTTCAAGAGATATTGAAGTTTGTGAGTCATTTGGTAAATCATCTGTATAAGAATATCCTCCAATAACTTCTCCTTGTATCAATCTTAAATTAGACCATTCTACGATTATTCCGTGTTCAATTGGACTATTTTCTGCATTAACCATATTCTCTATACTAATATCAATATATTGTACTTTAAATTTATACTCTATGCTTTCTGCTTCTACATTATCTAATGTTTGCACATATAATTTTATACTATATTTTTCACCATTTAAGAATCCATCATAGAAAAACTTTACATCTATACTTGGTATCATTCCTGTGTCTTCTACAATTTCATCTACCTCTTCTGAGTCATATTGTAATTTAGAAAGAACCCATCTAAAATAAGAAATAGATACGTGCTGTTCTTGCTCATATCCTCCTATGAAAGTTACATACTTTGATTGAAGTTCATATAAATCTTGAACTCCCTCTTCATACAATCCTTCATTTTCTAAGGTACTAATTGGAATGTCTCCATATATATAAACATTATTTTCATCTACCGTTCTAATATATGCATAGTTCTCATCATCTGCATCTTTATGCAAGAATAATACTGTTTCTCCTGCTTTTAGTTCTTTTTTGACTTGGTTCCCATCTGCATCGTCATATAGAAAACTTGTATCTGTTGCAATTTTTACATAGTTATATGGAATTGTAAAAACCTGTTCTAAATTTTTTAAATAAACTACAGGTCTTTTTCTTGCGTCAAAATAACATTCAACACTAGTTAATTTTCCATCAATTTCTTCATCTTTGGTATAGTCTCCACTTGTACTCCAATATAAAGTAACAGACCACTTATAAGATTTACCATTCTCTAAAACGTTTGTTGGTAACTGATGGTTTATTACATTTGCTTCTCCTTCATAGTTAGTAGGAGGGACAGGATTATCAAGATAATACTTTCCATCTTCGATATTATAATACTCTAGGTTGGCTGTTTGTATGTATGCTTTTTGTCCATCATATATTATATATGCCCATCCCGTTGGAGGTTGTGGGTCTATATCAATAATTGCTACTTCTCCATCTTTTGGAATTCTATATACTAAGTTCGCTTCTGTTGCGTTAGTTGTACTATAAGCATTTGTCTCTGCTGTAACCTTTCCTCCATTTAAGTGAGCTAATGCATAAGATTCTTGTTCAATTTCAGCCTGATACTTATCAAGGTAGTTTCTACACTCTTTTTCTTTTTTGTCAAAATCTAAAGACTTCCACATTGAATCTACAGCTGCCCATAAATCTTTTGCATAATAACTTTCATTTGTATGTTTTGAATACATTAAGTATATTGTTTTTTTTGCTTTATCTAATGTAGTGTCATTAATAAAAGATGTATCAGAGGCGCTTAATTCTCTTCTTGCCGCCATTACATTATCATAATAATCTGAATAAGATGACAATTCATCTTTAACTGTATTAAATGCAGTAGAGTCAATTAGTTCTACGTCACCTTCATATTCTATTCCATCTGTTCTTGCTGGGTCTATATTTGACCAAGTTTCTATTTGCATTTTGATATATTCTGCGCTACCTTCATCTGGTTGTACTGGTTCTCCAGTAGCATCACTAATAACTCTTCCAACTCTAGCCTTTATAGTTTCTATAGCTTCTCCCCAATATTGAAAATATTTTGTTATTTCTGATTGAGTTAAAGTTTTTCCAGACTTTAATTTGCTAAGTGTCTCTGCCATATCATCATATTTTTCTAACAAATCAATTCTGTCATCCTCTAAATCATATCTAAATTCTGACCTTAAAGTACTTTCTCCATATTCCGTTTTATATTCTTCTAGCCTTGTTAATTTATTTTCTTGATTTGTTATGTATCCAGATAAACGGTTAATATTGGCTTGTATGGCTCTTTGATTTTCTGTACTAACCAACTCATAAACTAATTCATTTGTATCTATATCGAAGATTTGTATATTGTATGCACATAGTAAATTATTCCCATTTAGTTGCCATTTGAATGTCATATCTTCGCTATTTGTAACGTCTATAGCTTCATTATGTGGAACCATAAACGATGGTTGATATAATGCCAAAATTATTCACCTCTTTTTCTCTTATTAAAGCAATAATTCCCCACTTTAATTAAAGTAGAGAATTATCGTTTATTTTATTTTTTATTTACGTGATATAGGTATCATCGCATCTAAACTATCTATAAATTCTGTTAGGTTGTCTGCCTGCACTGTAAAGTTACTAAAGTAATATTGTTTTGTTTCTCCAATTGCTCCACCCAATCCATTCAAATTAGATGTTACGTTTGGATTTTTAGTTAAAGCGGCAAGTACTGGATTTGTTGTTAAGTTTTTAACCAAATAATCAAAAGATTTTGTTTGTTTTGGAGATAATATTCTTTCTGGAACATTTACGTCTTTTAAGAACATTCCTTTACCTATTGCAACTCCACCTTGGTCATAAGTTAAGTATTGTCTACTAGCATATCCATTAATTCCGTTATATTGTACTTTTGCCCAACCACTATTTGCTTCTCCAGTAATTGTTACTGCTGCTCCTTTAGGCATTAAACCTAATACCTTATAGTTTGTTCCTGCTCCTGAACGTATTCTTAATGGTAGACTAGAAGTTGATACGTGTCCACTTCTAGGGAATCCACTTGCGCCAGAGCCTCCACCTGACCCATTAGCATTGCTTCCTCCTCCAGTTACTTGAACTCCGTTATTTGCTGTTCCTAGTTGTACATCATTATTACTTTTTTGTGTCCATCCTTTGTAGTGTGCACTAAATGAACCTTCTGGAGTAGTTACTATACCTGTTGTTTCATTAAAGCTGTATCCAAGTTTTGATACTAAGTCATTAAATTCACTTTTAGATAAGCTTCCATTTTTTAATGCATTTTCTGCACTTGCAACAGTATATCCTTTTAATGCTAATGTTAGTCCACTTGTACTCTTATTAATATTTTGTAGCAATTCGGAAATCCAGCCACTTTTACCATCAGCACCAAATGCTCCTTGTAGAACATCTCCTACTGCTGGTAAATCTGTATTTGCAATATTTTCTAATGCTTGTTCAATAGATTGAACTTCTTGTGTTTGTAGCTCAATTGCTTCTTGAACTCTTTCTAACAACTCATTATTTTCATCTATTTGAAGATTGTCACTGTCAATAATTTTATCCATAGAATCAATCAATCTTTGTTGTTCTGCTTCCCTTTCAATTCTGTTTTTTTCTCTTTCTGCATCTGCTAATTGTTGTTGTGCATCTTTAACAGCATCTGGGTCTGCCACCCAAGTCCATTGTCCATTTACAAACATTCTTACATTACGTTCGTTTTGTACGTTTTGTAAGTTAGTTCTCGCTTTTGCTACATCTAGTTCCGCTTTAGCAAGTTCATATTCTTGCATTTTCATCTCTAGTTGACGTTCTGTTTCAGCAGTAATATATTCTGCTTTGTACATTTCATCATCTGTTAAAGAATCAATTTGTGCATAATGGTCTTCCCATATATCTGCAATGTCTTCTTGAATTCCTGTTAATGTTTCACTTAAAACTTTATAGTCTTCTTCGTTAAACATTAATTGTCTCATTTGTTCATCAAGATATTCAAAAGAATCTAAACTACTTTGTAGTTCACTATCTAGTTCTGCTTGTGTATCTATTGTCTCATTTAATATGTCATAATATTTTTCTCTAATACTTACAAGTTGTTCCATTCTAGTTACGTCTTTTTCGATACTCTCATTTTGTTTATCAACAGCTTTTTCAAGTTGTTCCATCATTTGGTCTACTAAAGTATCTCTCATATCTATTATTCTATCGTGCATATCTGCTAATGCGTCACGAATAGATTCTTGATTTTCGTCCCAAGCATCGTTTAGTTCAGAAACACTGTCGTGTATATTCTCAACCTTTTCTCTCTCTTTATCAAGTGCCTCAAGTCTCTTATCTGCTGCTTCCTGAAGGTCTTCAATTCTATCTTTTGCATTTTCGATTGCATCTTCACTTGTACTACCAGCAACAGAATTATATACATCTCTCATCTGAGCTGCCGTTTCTTTTTGTATAGCATTCTTTTGATATTCAAAACTATTAATTAAGTCACCATAAGCTAATGTATCATTTCCTTCACTATCGAACCAACCTGATACATTATATCCTGAGTTTTCTCTATAAATTTTTTCTCTTTGTTTCTCTATTTTATCATTAGATTTTTGTAATTCCTCAACCATATTAGATTGATTTTCAAGCAATTTACTCTGTGTTTCTAACCATTTTATAGTATTTTCTACAGAATCATAAATTCCTTCATAATAATCTAATTCTTCTCTAAGAGACTCTAATTTATTCTTTTCAAGGTTATAATGATTGATTAATTGTTCTGTTTGGTCTTCTAAGTCTAGCTCAATATCTGCTTCATAATCTTCAATATCTTCAAGAATATCTCTTAAATCTTCTGCTGCGTCTTCTGCTGAATAATCTGAACCAGACTTTCCACCAGACCCAGATTTTTTTCCTCCACTTCCACTTGTATCTTTTTTCCCTTGAGGATTGAAGGAATATGGATTAAAAGAGCCACTTCCAGACCCATCTCCCATTAATTTTCCAAGAGCATCAGCGTAGTCTGCATTTGTTAAAGTATCTTTTAATGAATCAAATCCCTTTGCAACCGTTCCACTTCCACCAATTTGGATTTTACTTTCTTCTTGTCCGTGGCATTTGGAACAAGTCTCCACCTGTTAAAAAATTTCCTAAATGCATTTGTATTTTAGGAATTTTTACTGGAACCTGTACGTCAATTTGGCTTAATGCTTCTCCAATATCTCCCAACATTAATCCTAATGTTTGAACAGCTTGCCCCATTGCAGTACTTGCAATTTTATTATTCTCTGCGGCAAATGCCTGTAAAGAACTAGTTACTCCACCTTGAGCAATTATGGCTTTATTAGCAATATCTGTAGCTACTTGAGCCATTTGTTCAGTCGTTAAATTTGCAAAATCTACTGTTGACAACATCATCTCAGCTTCTGTTCCAATTAATGCCTCTAATGATTGTTCGGCTTGTGTTCGTACTGCTTCATTTGATGAACCTAATGCTGTTACTATATCATCTGCTACTTCTAAAAATGCACTTCTATATTTGTCTGGTAATTGTTCAATAGAAGAAATTGAATCACTTATTGCTCCACTATCTAATCCTTCTGCTAAAGTATCAAAAGCTTCTTGAGTTTTATCAATTTCCATATCTTCAAGGACTTCACCTAATTCAGATAATTCACTTTTGTAGTTATCAAGTCCTTCTCCACTTTCAAGATTCTGAATTTGTTCATTCAAATTTTCTTGAGCCTTTTCTGCATCTTCTATCTTATTTTCAATATCTTTTAAGTCAGATTCGTACTGTTCAGCCCCATCACTTTTCATTTCACTATAAGCATATGATGCACTTTGTGGAAGGTCTTCTCCCTTGTAGTTCTTTGCATCATAAACCCCAGCAGATTGAGTATACTTTCCTGTTTGTTTATTTCCTTTTGGTGTACGATATGATACATCATATTCTTTTGTATCTAAACTTGCTCTTTCTCCTTGTAAATTTAATATTTCTTGCTGCTTATCCTCTATTTGTTGTTTTAAATCAGAAATCTCTTTCTGCCTTTGTTCATCTGTCTTTCCATCTCCAGAAAACAATGTATCATCTATAAGTCCTTCAAAAACTCCACCTTCTGCGTTTGCAGTTTTCAATGTTTCAATTAGTTGTGATAAATTTGATGTATATGCTTGTAAATTTGCTACATCCTCTGCATCTGCAATATTATCTTCAAATAAAGTCCCTATAAAAGAATCAAGATACGATGCATTATTTCCGAATAAGCCACTTAAATTGTTTTTTAGAGTTTCTAAATCTTGATTTTTATTTGATAAGTCTAATTTACTAATATATGAATTTAACCCATCAAAATACTGCTTCGCCGAAATATTTCCTTTTTCAAATTCTGTATCTAAATTCTTAATTTCATCATAGAAGTCACTAAAAGAATCTTTCAAAGAATCTATATGTTCTGGTGCTGTTTGGAAGAATGGATTCTCGTCAAATTCTGCAAAGGTATCTTCAATATATTTTTTTAATTCTTCGTTCGTTCCCGCAGCAGTCAATAGACTTTGATATGTTTTATCAACTTGGTCTTGACTTGCTATAATTGCATCGTAATATTTATTTTTTTGTGTCTCCGCAGTTTTTATTTGATTGTCTAATTGTTTTTTTTCTTTCTGTGTTTTTGCTTCTTCTTTTTGTTTCTCTAATTCGTCTATCTCATCTTTTTTTGCATTAAATTCTTCAATGAGACCATTTCTTTTTTGTAAATAACCTCTATGTTCTGATAACAATTTGTCATTAGCAATTTGAAAATTTATTAATTGTTCATCATCCAATACATCCAAAGAATCTCCGCCAGATTTTTCATACTCTTTTTGCATTCCAATATTTTTGCCAAGACCAAAGACTCCTCCAAAGTCTTCAGCATTTAACATACTAGCTACTCTTTGTGCATCTGCCTCTTTACCCTGAGCCAACAAATCTTTTTGCAATTGTTGTAGTTCTTTATATACCTTTACTTGGTCTGATGCTTTTCCAGTAATAGAGATTTGGTCTGCAAATGTTCTTTCTGTTAAAGTCATATTGTTCCTTGATACAATATCTTGAATTTGTCTTTGAACACTTGAATCTAAGCCATAATAATTTTCTTCAGAACCCATTACTGTATTTACATTTCGATTTAGTAGTTCTTCTTTTTCTGATTTTACCTTTTGTATCTCTGCTTTTTGTTCATATAACTCTTGTTTTCGCAATTCTCCGATTATCTCTGCTTGCTCTGAATAACTTTTGTTAACTAAATTGATAGCTTCAGCTTTTTCCCCATAAATGCTAACTAGTTGTTCTTCTACGCTTTGTAATGAAGCATTTTTCTCATTGATGTCAATAATATTATTTTTGTATTGTTCTTCCGTTGTTGCTAATGTCTCTAACACTCCGTCTAGATTGTTAATATCATCTTGGATAGCATCAACTTTTTGGGCTGCATCTTCTACCTTATCTTTCAAATTAGCCATTTTTGCTTCATATGCAGCAATAGCTGAAGATGCTATAGATAATACAGTAGTAAAAACAGAAAAGGCTATACTTATTCCACCTAAAACCGTTTTAAATGAGCCTAAAGCTTTACTTACTCCACCAACTTGTGTTTGGCTACCTTTTAATGCATTAGAATTTGTTTGTATTTCTTTTGTGTTCTTTCCCAATGCCAAACTATTGTTATTTACAGATGTTGTATAATTATCCTTACTTTTTTTTGCTAATTCATCTGCCATCACCTGTGTTTGAGTAGCTATTGTTGTAAGTTGTGTAGTAGTTTCAATTTCGTTCATTATTTTAGAAACTGTACTCCAGCCCTTCCAAGCAGCTAGAGCAGATAATATCGCCTGAGCAACTAATGGTAAATTCTCTATTAAGAATATAACAAAGTCTAACGCCATCTTATAAGAATCACTTTGATTTAATTTTAAAATAAACTCTTCCCAAGCTGCCTGTACTTCTTTTGTTTTTGCTTCTACACTATCTAGGTATATCTCCATTTTTTCAGATGCAGAGCCCATACTATTTTCTGCAACTGCTGTTAATTCTTTTACTGAGTCCCAGTTATTCATTAATGCTCTAAAGTTTTCTTGTTGTCTAACTCCAGCTATTGCAGTTGCAATTTTTGATTGTTCGGTGTCTGAAAAGACATCCCATTTTTCTGCAACTTCATCTAATACATCTTCGAAACTTCTCCATTCATATTGAGATTTTCTCAATGTAATTCCCAATGAATTTAAAGTCTTTTCTACATCGTTTAGGCTTTCTCCTTCATCATCCGTGTCTTTTCCTGCTGCAACGTTACTCATACGTGCAAATATTGTTTTGAAACTCTCTCCTATAGTACTAGCTGATTTTCTTGTAACTGATGATACAGTACCAATCATTCCAAGTAATTTATCAAGACTAACTTCTGCATCGGCTGCTGAGTTTGCGGTTCTTGATAATGCCACAGCTAATTCTTCAGAACTTGTTGCAGCTGCTAAGTCTATACTTGATATTTTATCAACAACAGACATCGCATCTTGAGCTGCAATTTTATATCCATTTAATGAAGATGTTAGTAATTCTGTTGCTTGAGATGATTCAATTGCACCAACCTTAGATAAGGTCATAGATGCTCTTAATAATTCTGTTGTTTCTTCTGCTGTTTTACCTTGTCTTAACCATTCAGTTGCACCTTCTGCAATTTCTTGGGTTGTTGCTCCCATTTCTTTTGCTAAATCATTATATTGAAGACTTAGTTGATAGGTTTCTTCTTCAGTCCCCATTGTAACCATTTGTATATCAGTAAATGCAGCGTCTAAGTCTTTCATTATTTGTATTGCATTTTGTACACCTTCAACCATTCTATTATATAATTGATATGTAATTATATATTTAAAAATATTTCCAACAGTTGCACTAAATTTGTCATAAGACTTATTTAATGAACTCATATCTTTTGCGTGAGCCTGTGCTTGATTACTAATTCTTTGAAAATTTTGTGCTTGTTCTTTTAGTAATTTTGATTCCGTTTCAGTTATATTTGTCACAGACTTCCAAGCATCATATTGTTTCATTAGTTCTTGGTGCTCTTGTTTTAGTTCGTTTATCATATTTTTGTTTTTCTTTGGTGCACTAACTAATTGTTGCATTTTTTGTTCTACATTATATGCTTGTTTTTGTAAGTCTATTATCTGTCGAAATTCTGATTTTTCTTTAGCAAGTCTTTGTTGGTATCCAATTTGGTTAGCCATATGGTCATCCATCTGTGCTATTTGCGCTTGTATCGCTGGAATATCTCCATATGTATCTCTAATCTCTTTTAATCTTGCTTGTATTTGGTCAAATCTCCCAGCTGTACCATCTGGATATCCATACATATATTGTTCTTCTGATGGTTTTAACGCATTTTTAGAAGTGGTGTTATTTTTGGCATTCTCCGCTTTCTTTAATAAAGAAATGTATTCGTTTATTAATTTTTGATACTCGGTCATAGACTTGTTTGCTGCGCTCATTCTTTGAGAGTCTGCTTTTGCTACTTGTTCTATTGCATTTTTTTCATCAGTAATTCTATTGATTGTATTTTTATGGTTTCTAATAGCATCTGCTTCTTGCTTTTGTTGTTCAGTTCCAACTCTTTTAATAGCACTTAACGTTCCATTAAAAGATGCATTTAATCTATTTAGTTCAGCTATTTGTGTCTTTGTTCCACCCGTATTTGCTATCTCTTTGTATAATGATGTTATTTGACTTGACAAATTTTTTAATTTTCTTATATTCTCATCCGTATGTAATAAGTCCTTCGTCCCTAAAGCCTGTTGTTGGGTTTCCTTAGCAATATCTTTCATAATAGATGAGATTGCATTCTTTAAGCCCTTTATTTTAGCTTCTGCTACTCTTGTATCAAAATTTATTTCTTTATTTTTGGCAATATCTATCTCTAATTTATCTATCTGTTTTTGAAGCGAATCAATCTTTTTTGAAGCTTCACTTGTATTTGCAGTAAATTTTAAATCTGCCATCTATATTTTCACCTCCACCTATCTAAAATTCGTTAAGTACTTTTTGTATTCTATCATCTAAATGTTCACTTACATATTTATCTACTAAATCATATAAATTTAAAGGCTCGTGTCCTTTAATTATTCCTGCTTGCATAAACATTTCCATTTCATCTCTAACATCTGTTTTATCAAAACTCATATATGTTCCAAATTGTCCATATCCATTATCTATTGAATCCAATACTTGCCAATCAAAGAGATTGTATTCTAGATGATAATTCCCTTCAAAGTTTCCTCTAATAGACATCTTTATCAACTCTCCCAATCTCATTTTTTCTTCTAATTGATATGACCTTTCATAATATTCTGGATTGTATTCTCCATAAAAATCTGATATTAATTTTTGACAATAGTCTTCAACTTCTTTAGAAAAATTAATAAGAGCTTGTCTTACTGCCATTCCTAAGGCAATATGATAAGCTCTTAAATCTTTATAAACTTTCCCATTATTTGCTACTATCTCCATTAGAATCAACTCCATTTTTACCTATTTCTTTTTCTAAAAGAAATGCAGTTTTTTGAATTGCTCCTTGTAACTGTTTTTTTGTTCCTTCTTCCATCAATGTTTCGTCAAGCATTACATCCTTTATTGCTTTCATTGATGGGTCATTGTACGCCAATATTCCCTCTATTAATTTCAACCTATCTGTACTCTCTCCATCAAACATATTTTTTAATTTTTGTTGCATTGTATCTAAATCTTCTATAGAAGGCATTGTTTTAAATAATTTATCTAACTCTCTAATCGTTTTTAATTCTTCTTCTCTTAAAACATCTTCCATAACATCATAATAATGTTTTATTTGAATATTTTGTTGTAAAGCCATTTCTAAATAGATATCATAATTTTCCATCCCCATATCTAAGGAAGAAATGTCAAAATTCGTAAAATGTTCTAAAGCATCAAAATATATAATTGACCTTTTAAGAAAAGAATATTGATTGCTGTCTGAATTATCACACAATTGTATACGTCTCATTGTTTCCCCAACAATTAAAAATTCATCCGTTGAACTTATTTTACCAACAAAAATATTCTTAGAAATTAATAACTCATAAATTTCATTTACTTCTTTCCCTTGAATGTCTTCTAAAAAATTTATATAAGATATTTTATTGTTTTCTTCCATAATTCTTCCCTCCATATTTATTTAAAAATAGCACTTTCTATATGTTTATGACCTGTTTTATCTTTTGATAAAACCATTTTTAAATGGTCAACTAACTATCTAATCACTTAAAAATGGCTTTATCAACCATTTTTTAATTTACACATAGACAAAGCTTATAATTCCTGTATTCGACAATTTAATATAAAATGTTTTTCCTGATGTAGATACTGTTATTGTATCATTGCTTTGCTTTATACTTCTAGCAATTTCTCTATAGGATACCGTTCCACCATAATTAAAAATATGATACAAAGCAACAGATTGGCTCCAAGCAACGGACAATAATCCTGTATGCCCTTTTTCTACATCAATACTGTATTCCTTTTTCCAACTTAAGTCTTGCATACTATTTGCTTTATCATTTAAAATAATAGTTAAATTCTGTCCATTACTTGTATAAACACTATCTACGTTCACAATAGGACTAAAAACTTCTCCATTTTCATCTTTTAAGTATTTTTGTTTTATTATACTCATTATCTTACTCCCATCTGGGAGCACAGAATGTATTTCTATACCCCCCCCCACCTGTAGAGATGAGAGGAAAATATTTTAATTTACATATATAATATCCGAATAGAGTTTATACTCTATTTCATCTTTTTTAAAAAATACTACCCTTCTAAAACCGCGTGGTTATCCACTTTTTGATAGCCTCTTCTAACCATAAAAATCGAATTTTATTATTCATCTGTTCTTCTTTTGTATTTCCACCACATACAACAAATATTCTATTTTTGTAATGTTGTCTTCCTTCACTAGATTGATTATTATAAAACCATCTTATCAATCCTTCTATTCCGTCTTCTGTATCTAAATCATATTTTATCTCTGATGTAAAAGGATATGTAGTTAATTTAACATCATACTCAATTCCATCTATATAGATGTCTTTATTTTTATCTTTTCTGTTTTCCACTTTTTCTGCCCCATACTTACAAAACAATTGTTCGCAATAAATAGAAGAACAAAAATTTACCCATCTATGATAAGCATATTTTCTATCTTCTTCTTTTGTTAATGCGTTATCACATAGAAGTTTTAATGTTTTAAAATCTCTTACATCGTAAATAAATTTTGTTTTTCTGTCTTGTTCATTATTCTGGACTCCCCAGTTAGTTCCTCCAACGATTATTGCCTTTTGTAAATCTTCTAATGTTATATCCAATATTCTCACCTATATATATTATATAATATCGACAAAGGTTTGTCAAGTTAGATGGAAATTAAAAAAATAACATCGGAGATAGTCTCCCCGATGTTACTTATATCTAAAAATTATCTCCACAATATTTTACAAAGCAATCTAAGTATCGAATTGTTGTAAAGGAGTTGTCTCTCCATAATCTAAATGATATTGTATCTCCCTTATATAAATGTCTGCATATGCTTCCACTGCCACCCATTCTATATGTAAACCTTGAGGCAGAAACCCAATTTGATTCTCCACTTACTACAACATCTAACAATACATCTTGAGCGACATTTGGATTATCAGGAAATCTTGCTGCTATTCCAATAATATACCAACCATCTTGTTTGACACTATATTTTGGGATTCCATTATCAGAGGCTTTTATTAAAAGATTTGTATTTGTATATTCGCTATACTTTTTACTCCAATTAATACTTTTATTTGCATCAGCAGAATTCCCGCTAGACATACTTCCTTCACTTCTGTGAACCATTGCAGCTAATCTTATACAATTTCCAAAAGTTTCGTCATAATTTTTAGTTCCAAAATATAAGCTACTACTATCTGTAACAGGACTAAATATCTCATTATTTTCGTCTCTCAAATATTGAACTTTAATATTTCCTCCACCTAAAGATGCTTCATCACTTATTTCATATTGTTCTGATTTTATAATAAATATTTCAGATGCACTTATTTTCTTTGAGGTACTTCCGTCACAATAATATTGAAAACTAATCTTGTCATCTTTGTTTAACTGTATCATATTCGAATGAGATACTGCACATCTATCAAATTCTTGTTGTACCCATCGAGAAGTCCATTGCCCATCCGAACCATTATTGTTAATACAATATCCTAGCATTATATTTCTTTTTAAATTAGATGCTCCAACTAAACTTTCTAATTGAAATCTAACATAAATAGAATACCAACCGTTATCTGGAATAATATATCCATCAGTTGAGCTAAACTTTCCAAATTTATCGAAATCTGATGTCTGTATTTTATATGGGGTAAAAGTAGTTGCAGCAGATATAGTCGTATTTGATGAATGTCCAACAAATATTAAAGTAGAATATTGGGACATCCAATCAATTACAGCTCCTTTATCTTGTTTATAAACTCCCCCCCATATATGTTACTGGTGAAAATACATTATTTTCTTCATCTTCTAAATATTTTTGTTTAACACTCATTAAAATCTCTCCTTATACTTTTTTCACCATTACATAGACATTATGTTTGTCATTAGTATTTGAATCATCATAGTTATTTACTTGTATATATCCATTTTGTGGAACATAAACTACGCAATCTAAGTATCCAGTAAACCTTTTAAAATTTCTTTCCCACACATTTATCTCAGATACTTGACTCCCAGAGGAATTGTAAACTCCTAAAGCTTCCGAACAATCTGAACCAGCTGTTGTATCCGTATATCTTGAAATAACAGTGACTTCATAATATCCTTCAGGAAGTATTAATTTTCCACCAACTGTTACGTTAACCATTCCACTTTGGCTTATTATCTCATCTGTAGGATTTTTATTATTCCCATTTGTTGTGCATTCAACCCTACCCTTATATACCTGTTCTTCTAAATGGTCACTAGATATAACTTCTCCGATACTTTCTCCAGTATTTAAGTATACACTACCTGTACTCACAATAGGAGAGATAATGTCTCCATTCGTTCCCTTTAAATACTTTTGCTTTACACTAGACATATAAATCCCTCCTAATTTTTAAACATTATTATTTTTCGTCATTTTTAAAACTTTCCCATTTTGTACCAGTACCATATGCGTGTACTCCACCACCAATATTTCCATTATTCATTTTAAAATATACATTTGTAAATCTACATTCAGCTTTACTTGTAGGAGAAGTAGTAAAAAGCTTTGTAGAATATACTATTTCTGCTTCGTTTGGGTCTTGTTCTATTATAATTGTTCCATTCTCGATACTAGATGTATCTAAAGGGTCACTTTCTACATTTCCTTGGTAGAAAAGAACTTGATTATATTTATTAAGCCCACTTTCCATTCCCAAATCATCAACTTGTATATAGATTCCATCAAAAGTATCTGTTGGTTTTTCTTGAGAAATATATAAATTTATTCCAACTACAGAACCAGTTCCTTCTACTCCTAAAACTTTCTCTCCTTGAACAATTTTATCAGCGGTCAAATTCATTGCTGTAGCAACTTTTGATGCAGGAAATATTAATCCTATAGTATTATTTGGTCTAATTAAAACATTTTCATCTTCTCCAGTAAACAAAACTGTTGTAGCAAATGCCTCAGGATTCTCTGGAGTACCATCTCCTGCGTTATAAACAATAGTTATTTCTCTATCATTATCTCCATCATATATAGGAATTTCTTCATCTGATAACTGCTCAATTACATTTCCAGTAATTTTTTGTCCATTGACATACGCAATTTTTCCCTCTACAATATCTGATGCTAATGCTGTAGCATCTGAAGTGAATGTTCCAGTAACACCTAAACAGGTTACACCGTTTTTAAAATTTTCAGGCAATAGATATGTATCTTTTTGATTCTTTATCTCCTGTAAATTTTCTTTTAATGTTGCCATTTAGCACTCTCCTCTCTTTTACCCGTTTGTGCCCAATATATCTTCTGCCAATTCATTGCTTTCTGATATTGTATTATTTAATTCATTAATTTGTTGTTGTGCCTCTTGTGTTGGGTCATATGTTCCAATAACACCTGCGATAGTTTCTCCAGCCTTAATTTTATCAGCTGTAATTCCTAATACTTGTGCTAATAATTCGTTTGTGATATGTACTTCGACTATTGAGCCTGTTTCATATAATTTTGATTGTACATTAGCATTAGTATAAAATTTATACCCAGTATCGTTATCTCCTTCTCCACTTGTTGCAGTTTCTAATCCATATTCTTCATTTGATATAGTCACATCTGGTGTTGTACCTGTTGAAGCTGTACCCACTACATTTAATATAGTATTACCAGATACTATTTTATCAGCAGTTAAACCTATTGCAGTAGTTATATCTGCATAAGGAGCACTAAATTTCATATTTAGATTACTATCTAAAGTTTGTTTAAGTGTATTTATGGTTGTTAATTCTAATGTACTATCTTCTGTATTATTTGTTACACCAGCATTGTCTACTGTAAATGTACTTGTATTTGGGAATAATGGTAATGTTCCTGTTATTTTTTGTCCATTTACATAAGCAGTTGCACCTTCAAGAATTTGATTTGCAGTTGCTGTAGCATCTGATGTATCAATTTCTTCCTCAGGAGCATAAGTACCTGTAACTCCTAATATAGAAACATCTTTTTTGATGTTATCTGCTACAATATTACTGTCTATTGCGCTAGTAACGGCATTAACAGTTACAGATGTCAAACCATTATATTGAGCATCTGGAGATATTGTTTGTTCTGATGTTGAAGGAACAACTGTTTTTGTTTGTCCTTTTAATTCAACTATAGAGTCTACCAAAGCACTATATTCATTTAACTTTTTTCCTTCGTCAACAATAACACCTTTATTAGCGATTAATGTTTTTAATGCACTTTTTGCATTTTCTAATCTTTCAATTTCTGTTTGTATACTCATACTAGATACCTCCTAACAAAGATTCTACATCTCCAACTAATCCATCAACATATGCTTTTGTTGTAAAATCACTATTATTAGTTAGTTGAGATGTTGTTGTTGGGATTGCAGTTACATCTGCTTTCTTTTCTAATTCTGTATCAACATATGTTTTATCTGCCTTTAATCCAACTTCAATTTTTGTTGCTAAATTGCTTATATCTGGAATATCTGCGATTTTTGCATAAGTTCCTTCTGCATCTGTTTTCTTTAAATATTCTGATAGGTTTACTTCTGATGTTCCTATTTTCTCTGGATTATTATTTACTAAGATATATTCATCATAAACATTTTCTTCTCCATTTTCTGCTGGAACAAAATATATAATATTTGTTTCTGTAACTTGTTCTTTATTAGAAACAACTTGTAAAGAGATTGTTGTTATCGCATTGATTAAACCATCTACTTCAGATTTTTTGTAATAATTTACTAAATCATTTACACTTTTTGTTATAAAATCAGCTATATCTTCTTGTGTTGCTAAATTTACTAATTCTGTTTTTGGAACATATGTGCTAGCTGCATCAGTTTTCTTTAGATATGGAGTTAAGTCAATTGAACCACCTTCTCCTCCACCTTCTCCCATAGATTCTAATGTTGATTTTAGTGTTTCAAGAGCAGAATCTACTTCTGTCTCACTATTATAAGTTTCTTTAACTGGAGCTCCATTATATAGCACATATACTAATCTTTTATTATTAATAAAATCTTTTTCAACATCTTTAATATACATTGAGTTAACTAATCTTTCATCATTTGTTTGAAGAAAAATAGTATTCTCTGCTAACTCATCAAATTTTGTTTGCGCATTTTCTTCACTATCAAATTTCTCTTTAATAATTCCTCCATCATTAAATAAATAATTGATTTCTGATGGAGTGTCTCTGTCTATTTCAACAGTTGTTACCCTTTTCATATTTAAAATACCGTTATCTACTGCTATAAACATATATTATTTCTCCTTTCTATTCTAAATTCAACAATGCTTCTATTTTTAATTTTTTATCGTTTAAGCAATGTTTTATTTGTTCTAAATCTATGTCGTCTTTATCAAAAAAATCCATACACAAATACCCTATAACGCTTCCTGTTACTGTATTTTTTATTGCAATTCCATATTTTGCTTTTACCCCACATTGTTTCATATATTGATATATTGAGTTGTCTAAATCCTTTACGTCTTCTACATCCTCGATAAAACAATATCCTTTATCTCCTAGTTCTTTAACCCAATATGCAAATGCACTTCGTAATTGATTTTGAAAATTATTTAGTAAATGAATTACTCCTGCTGCACACTTTTCATTTGACATACTCATTTTCAATATAGAGTTCCCGAGCATATCATTTCCTCCATTATGATATTTAACAAGACTAACTCTACTTGCTTTACTAGATATTAAAGCTTTTTCTAAAAACAAATCTATTTCTTCATCAATTTTTGTCATTCTTGAATTTTCTTCTTCTGTTAACAAATGAGGCTTTTGAGCTGCACTCAATATTTTTTCTATTAATTCTTGATATTTTCTATCAGACTCTTTTTGCTTTTCTAATAGCAAATCATAATATTCATCTGTTTTCTTTTGTAAATCATCAAGAAGTTTATCATACCTCATTTGTCTTTTGTTCTCCATCTCTTTAACCCTTGAGGTCACTGATGCATCTTTATTTTTCTTCGTAGTATACATATCGTGAAGTTGCCATAAGACAAAACCTGCACACAAAGCAATAAAACCTATATCTGCACCAGTTTTTACTATTTCAAACCATTCCATAAAAAATTCCCCTCTATTTTCTATTATTTTTTGAAGTTTTTAAAGCATTAGCTAATTTCCCTAGTCCTTTCCATTCTCTTTCATCAATCCTTAAGTCATTATAAATTGCGACCATATCTCCTGAACTCCATCCAACTATACTTTGAATAAGCTCTGCTTCTAAACCTACTTTGCTCAAATATGTTACAAAATAATGTCTAAAACTGTGTGGATAGATATCTAAACCAGTCATCTTCTCCCATCTTTTTATCCAACCTCTTACAGTTGCTTGTGTTGCTGGCATTCCGTCTTGTCTTATAAAAAGGCAATTATGTTCCTCAACATTATTGTCTTTTAAAATTTTAGCTCTTACTGGCAACCATCTTTTTAACCAAGGCAAGAAAAGTGCTTTAATAATATATTTATAAAGTTGTTTTCCATTTTTTCCTCTGCCTTTAGTTTTTATTGGTTCTTTTGTTACTAAAAATAAATCGTCAAATGCAGTTTCATTTTCATCCAACAAATCTAATGTAATTCTAAATAGTTCACTTATTCTTGCCCCACTACTTATCGCAAGGGCTATAAATACAGATTCTTGTAATCTTCCTTGTTTATCTAAGTCTTTCATTAGTTTATCTACTGTTTCTACAGATAAAATTGTTTTTTTTCTAACTGTTTCCTTTGGTAATTTTTCTATTTTTTTTACTATATTTCTAAAATCTGCATACCTATCTATTTCGTCTAATTGATTTTCTATATAATTACTTAAACTAGATAGAGATGAATGCATTTGTGCATATCTATTTGGACTATATTTTAATTCTTCAGAACAAAATAAAAAGAAGTCTTGTAGTTCAATCTTCTTTATCTTTTCAAAAGGCTTATTTTCGTTATATTCTAGATTCCAACAAAAAAAGATATTAAAATTACTTTTATAAACTTTTATTGTTCCTTCACTACTTCTTGGCGCCATATATCTTAAAAATCTATCAACTAACTTCTTATTACTTTCTTCTATATTTTCTATTTTTTCTGATGTCGTTATAACTTTCTTAAAAGTTTTTCTTGCCACTTATACATTCACCTCTTTTATTTTTTATAAGTAATTTAATGGATTTACAAAATTTCCATTTATCTTTATTTCTAAATGTAAATGATTCCCTGTTGAATTACCTGTAGTTCCAACATATCCTATTACTTGTCCTTTAGAGACTACATCTCCTTTAGAACAGGCATATCCACTACAATGGGCATATCTTGATATTGTTCCATCATTATGTTGAATAACTATAAAATTTCCATAACTACCAGACCAACTAGCTTGTATAACTTTCCCAGCTTTCCAAGCATAAATTTTTGTTCCTGCTGGAGCTGCAAAGTCTACTCCCGTATGCATCTTTCCATTTCTCATACCATAATAAGAACTAATATAGGAATATGTGGCAAGTGGTATACCACTTAAATATGAAGATTGTTGTCTTCTTGTTTGTCCACTCCTACTTGTTACCTTTTGTTTTTCCTTTAGTTCTTTTTCTTTTTGTTTTTTCTCTTCTTCTTCTTTCTCTTTTTTTAATGAATCAACTTTCTCATCTAAAACTGTTTGTTTAGTTATAACTGATTTATTCTCAATTACTTCCTCACTATTATATTCTATACTTTTTATAGAATTTAATTTGTCAATAAATGCTTTCTTATCTGTTTCATTTTTAAAATAATATACATCTTTATTTATAGTAACTTTTTTACAGAAGACTGTTATATCAAAACTACTAATGAATATTTTTTTTATTTCGTCTTCATTTATCTTATGTTTTGGTATTATACACGTTTGTTCAAAAATAGTTTTATTTATATTACAAGAAACTATATAATACCCTTCATCTTCTAATTGTTTTAAGTACTCATCCATAATAGAAAGTATATTCATTTTTTCTTTACTATAACCAACTGTAACTTGCGCATCCATTTGTTGATTAAATTCATAATACCTATACCCAAAACTAAAATCCTTTAAAATAAAAATTCCCATATGAACTATAAGTAGAACTATAATTATTATTGCTACCCATAGTTTTTTAAGTTTCTTCAATCCATCCCAGACGGGACGGAGCCCATTTGTTTTCATTTTAATCTCCTTTAATTATATCAACCAAAGTATATAATACATAGTTGACTTGATTTTTCGCACATAATTCATAAAATTATAGTTCGAAAGTTTTTGAGATACACTAATTTAAAGGTGGCGGATATTGGTCAATACTATAAATATTTCCATTTACCTTTACTTTTATAGAAGCAATTTTTTTCATCGCTCCATTCACTTTAACATATCCTCTTACGTGTTTTATATTTCCACCGATTTTTGCTATAGACATTCCGTCTGCATATATTGTTATAGAATTAAATGTTCCATATCCAGATTTTTTATTATAACTATTTTTAGCACATATTTGTACTTTTAAAGTTTGTCCTTCTCTTACTGTTGGAGTAAATTTGTAAGAACGTGTAGAAGCACTTATGGAAGTTGATACTGTTGTATATGATGCACCATTATCAGTCGTGTATCTCAATTCGTATGCTGATATTGTTCCACTCCTTGGTGTTGATGCGCTCCATTGTACAGTAACCGCTGTTTGTGGTTTCATTCTACCATTTGTTGCTCCACTAATTGATAGATTTCCGAGGTACTGTTGGACTATTAATTGTTATTCCAATTTGTCCACTATTTTTCCAAGCCGATGTTGCTATTATTCCATCACTTGTTCTTATTCTATATTGAAATTTTACTCCCTCTCCATTTTTTGAGTAGTTTACTCCATTCACAGTTAAATCTTTAATTTTAGATACTGAATAACTAGATTGGTTTTTTGCACTAAAAATTCTTACCCAATCCGTCCAACTACTTCCATTATAAGCTCTTGCCTCCAAATCATATCCAGCGATTCCATTACTTCCAGCTCTTGCTCCACCCCAAGTTAAGTTAAAGCCACTGTCAATTTCTACTGAACTTGGTGCAGTAAAAGTAGTTGGAGCTGTTGGGCTACTATAAACATTTAATGTTCCACCCCAATATGTATGATTCCACCATTGTCCGTTGCTAGTTTTCATACCAACTCTAACTTGATATTTTTGTCCACCACTTGCTCCGCTAATAGTTCTTGTTGCACTACCACCAGTAGCCGATGTATTTACACTTCCTGTATTCCACCAATTGTTACTTCCATATAATGCAACATCTATTGAGTATTCGGCTATAGTGTATGTTCCACTTGTTGCTCCACTCCAAGAGACGTTAAATTGTGGATTGTCTTTGTTTACCCAAGAACCTCCAGCTCCACCTGTTACACTTATAGATGTAGGTAATGTTGGGTTAATAGCAAGTGTTGGTAAAGTCCAACTTCCGCTACCTCTTGCGTTATTTGTTCCATATGTATAAATATCACCACTAGTAGAAGCAGAAAAGCTTCTTCCTCCAGCATTATATAGAGTTTTACTACCACTAGCAAAAGTTGTATTTCTATAGCATTTTGTTTTTCCAGAACCTGCATAGAATACTTGTTCTCCGTCAATATTAACTGCTATACTTTTAGTATAATACCATTGTGCACTTCCTCCACGAGGGATTAGATTCCATCCAATTCTTATCCAGTTACCACCGCTATTTTTTTCTTCAATCCACCAGTTGAACTCCAAATAACGTCCTCCATATCCACCAGAATTAAATGAACCACTTTCTGCCATTCTACTTCACCTCTCTATTCATACACCAAATATACTGTATTGTTTGCAATAGTACTTTTGTCTAAAGCATTATATGCTGATTGTGAAATAACTCTTAAATCACTAACCGTATCATCTTTACTAAAAACAACCAAATTTGAGTCAGAAAAATCTGTTACCATTGTTGGAAGTGTAATATTTACTTTCGTATCAATACTACCATCAAAACCATAGGCTACAATTCCCCCTCCGTGAGCTCCACCAACTGTTATGGTTAATTGCCCTGCTGTTCTCATTGCCAAATCTGCACTAGCAACATTTGCATCTGATGTAATGAATCCAGAATTATTTACTAAGTCACTCGTTTTTGTAGGAATCATCAAATCTATATTATTATCTACCTTTGCAACTTTTTCTCCATTTACAGAAATAGTTAAATAATCTCTTCCTATGATAATATACTCTAAGTTTCTATCTGGAGTTACATCCCAATCAATGAATTGGATTACATCACTTTCTTCTCCTTTAATACCAACTTCATTATATTCTGTACCGATACAACAATGAATGTCATCAATAAAGACCTGAATCTTATTCTCTCCAACAACATATTTATCATCTAATTTAAAATTTGTATTCTTTTTTATTGTACTTGTTCTAGTTCCAGCAGGAGAGGTATATCTAATGACATTAACTGGAAGGTCAAAGTTTTTACTAGAACTTTCTATTAACATTCTTGTATTTGTTGTATCTAAATACATATTCGCTGCTGTTGTTACATAAAGAGTTCCGTGGTCTTAACTCCTTATGAGCTTGTAAATATTCTTCTGTTGTATAGACAGAATGAAATTTCATATCAGACATCCTATAATACCTCCCTTTCACTGTAAACTAAAATAGAACTATCTCCTACAAAATAGTTCCTATTGTTTTCAACCCAGATTTCATAAACTGGTTTATTAATTATTTTATTTTTATTAATTTCTTTTATTCTAATTTCATTATTATCTTTATCAATTAAAATATCTCCGATTTTTAATGATTGTACTTGAACTTCTCCAACACCTTTGACGTAAATTGGATGAGACCAAGTCGCAACCAATCTTTCTTCATTATCTAATGTAATTTCATAAGCAATTCCGTGGGTTATGGCTATATGTATGATATACTTTTTGTTCTTCTATTTTTCCACTTTCCTCACTTTTACTTAATACAAAATCTCCTTCTTTTATTGTCTCAATTGGTTTAAATCCATCTGTTGCTAGTACCATTGTACCTTCTTCAAAACAAGCTGCCCCCATATAAGTATCCGCCTGAACTGTTTTTGTTGTTACAAACCCTGTTTTATAATGATACCAATTTCCTGTAAGTGTATAAGTAGAGTTTGCCGCAATTCCATCTGATGGATATAACACAAAAGTCATTTCTCTAGTTGGTTTCTTTACTGACCTACATAATTTTCCGTCTAATAATAGTTTAAATTCATCTGCGATGCCTTCGGTTCCATCCCAATCTACAAGAATCTTTACAGTCAAACTAACTTCTGTTCCAGTTCTATTTCCACCAAAAGAGTCATTAGAAACATTCTCATTCAATGCCCAGCCTATAGTTTTTTCCCAATTAAATTTCATAAATTGTTTTGTAGCAGAACTAGTCCAACTATTCCAAGAACTATCATAAAAAAAGAATGGGTTACCTAGTTTCTGAGCCATATTAGTACTTTTCATACTTGATAGAGTTGCTTTATTAGTTGTATCTGTATGTCCTGTATCTGTAAAGAACATTCCAGCGGAATTGTAGTCTGACGCATAATAGCAATTGTTTGAAGTTCCATATTCACTCATCCCAATTATTCCTGCACTTGCCCCACTACCTGCATTTAAACAACTATCTACAAATCCTCTATACGTATATCCTGCAATTCCTCCACTCCAGACACCATTAATAGTTCCGAAATTTGTACATCTTGTAATGGATGAACCAATTACATAATTCCATCCAACTATTCCTCCTGACGTATATCCCGAAACACTTCCTATATTTCTACAAGATATTATTTCTCCAGAATTTTGTCCTGCAATTCCTCCACAATCCGTTGCTGCTCTGCTTGTTGGAATTGAAATGTCTGTTATAGAAAGACATTTTCTTATTATTCCCGTATTATTTCCTGCTATACCTCCGACATATAATGTATTATCACTATCATCATCCATAATATTTGCATTAGAATAGCACTGTTCTATTAATCCACTATTATATCCACAAATCGCTCCTGCGTATTTGGATGCATACATATATTGATTTAATACTTTTAAGTTTTTTATTGTCCCAGCATTATATCCTATAAATCCCGAATAATCATAATATCCATCTATATACTGTATGCTAAGCGTATGTCCTTGCCCATCGAAAATTCCTTTAAATTGATGTGTGCCATCTCCTGCTGGGGTAAAATCTACGTGCTCACTTGCTCCAGAAGTAACTACATCAGTTAATAAATATACTGTTTTTCCTTCATAAGTATTTCCATTATTAACATCATCACAAAATTGCAAAAATGCTGATTTAGAATTTATATAGACCTCATTTCCTTTGCTTGGAATAATAGATTTTGTGAATATTGGAGTCACTTCTATATTACGATAAATTCTTACCCATAATTCAACTTCTTTTTGTGCTGAAGCCATTCCAGTTTCTGTTGGAGCTGGGAATCCCGAAACTCCACCTGCACTATATGGTTTATATTGACCTATAGCACCATACCAATTTGTATGTCCTGCCTCACAATCCATATATGAACTTGCACTTGTACTAAGTGCAAGCCCATATTTCCAGTTTGTTGGAAAATCTATATGTACTGCTTGGTATCCCATAGTTGTTGCTGTTTGTGATGCATCTCCTTTTACATTTAACGGATTTGCTACTTGTGTCCATCTATTGTATTTTGTAGTACTATATTTTGGATAACATAACATAAATTCATATTTTCCATTATAAAAATAATTATCCATATCCCCTAATCTACTATATCTATTCGCACCAACTACTTCAAATCCTTTTATAGGATACATTTTTGCTTCACTTGCGTTAATAAAATATTCAGCCTTAGTTGATACATCGTGCCATAAAATTCTTGCCCATTCTGAACCATCATCCATAACTTTAATCTTCATATCAGAAGTATCTGTCTTGTCAACTCGCTTTAAATTATTAACTCCTATTGCTTCCCATTTTGTACTAGATATTTTTTTAAATACATTATACGTGTCGTTACAAATTGTTATTTCATTACTTGTTATATTGTCTGAATAAGCCCAGTTATATATATCTGTGGCTCTTACGCTAAACTTAACTTTCATTTGGGGTAGATTCTTAAGTTCATTGTTGTCTTGTATAAAATTTCTTATAGAATAATTCAATCTTGTTGTATTTAGTTGATTTACTGCAACTTTATCAATAATTGTATTTCCATTCATATCAGAGACAGAAAGCCAGAGTCTATATCTTAAATCGTATGTTCCTTTTGTACTACTGGTAAAACTTACAGAAAAATCTTTACTTAACTTCTTTTCATTATTAGATATAGTTAAATTTTGTGGCAAAGTTGGAGCTTTTAGAAAAAGAAATGTTGTACATTTCCACCAGCTTCCATCTGAACCAAGTGTGTTTGGAGGTATTAGTCCAAGATTATACCAATTATTTATCCTAAATGGACTATGTAACCAGTTGTTCGTTACTCCGTCACTATCACGTACATAATTATATAGCATTTTAAATGAGACAAATTTTCCAGAAGCAGGAGTAACATATTTACTAACATCAAACGAAAAAGATACGTTATTCATTGAACTTGGAGTTGGGTTTGTAAATCTTTTTACTTCTTTCCATAAGTTTCCATTTTTCCAATCTGCATCAGCACCTTCAGCGACCATAAATGATATATAATTAATTGACCTCATCCCAAAATCATTCATTGTTGATTGAATTGCACTACTATAGTCAGTTAATGTCATTGTAACATTATAATTTCCGAGGAGTTCTGTCCCAACTTGTTGTTCCGTCCATATATAACCAGTATTTATAATCTTCTATTTGCCAACCTGCCATATCTCGCTCCTCCTTCTATAAATCTAATGGTAAATCACAAGTTAACCCTGTTGATTGTGTTGTTACATATCCTTCTACTCCATCTGTAATAGCAACAATTGTTCCTGTAGATAAACTGCCTGCATTTGAAGCAAAGTTTGTTGCAGACATAGCCATAAAGTTCTTAACGCTATTATCACTACTTGGAACCCAATGTTTATCATTTGTTATCTCTGAACCTTTAATTGATGATTTTCCTGTTAATAAACTTGCAGGCACTGCTGTAATTGGGATTACTATATTTTTTGTTCCATTAAAACTTTGTGCCGTACCCGTCACTCCAGATACTCCAATTGTTCTAGCTGTTGCAAGTTTTGTAGCTGAACTAGCATTACCACTTAACGCTCCCGTAAATGTTGTAGCATATACATTTGCCCATTTAGAAGAACTTGTTCCTAAATTTTGAGTATTATTAGCTCCGAGGTCTAAGTGTACCATCTTCTGCAAAATACCAAGATTTAGTTAATGAATTGGTACCTGCTTCAATTGCAGTATTTGACATATATCCTATAATTAAACTAGATTGGTAAGTATTTAAAGTAAATTTTCCATTTGTGGAATTAGATTTAATCAATGTAGTATAAGCGCCATTTGAAGCAGTTGAGTTAATTACAGCAGTACCTTGACTTCCAGCTAAATAAGTACCTGTTGTTTTAGAACTATTAATTGCTCCAGTCATAGTACCTCCAGCCAAAGGCAAGTAACTATGAGTATGGGAGCTTGCAGCAGCTCCTATTTCAGCTAATGTCCAAGTAACATTAGCAGACCCATTTACCGATTTTCCTGAGTTTCCTATCTTTATTGTCCTAGCCGTTCCCCAGTTAGCTGTTGTTATGTTGGCAGAACCATTGAATGAAGTCCCATTGATTGTTCGTGCTGTTTTTAATGTTGTAGCTGTAGTAGCATTTCCTGATAGAGCTCCAGCAAATGTTGTAGCTGTAACCTTGCCATTATCTCCAATTGTCATTAAATTAGTAAAACTTGCTCCAGAGTTAGTACTTTGTTGAAAAGCAAAAGCTGTAGTTCCTGAATTGGCATCATCGGTTATAGCTATTCTTTGCTGATAAGTTCCTTCAGTCCAAGTTATATTTCTTGCAGCTGTTTGCCCTCCATCAAAATTTAAGGCTCCAGTCATAGTACCTCCAGCCAAAGGCAAATAACTATGAGTATGGGAGCTTGCAGCAGCTCCTATTTCAGCTAATGTCCAAGTAACATTAGCAGACCCATTTAC